AAATTTCTAAAGACTTTATAAAAAAATATAGAAAAATATATTTCATTAAAAAAATTTCTAAAGACTTTATAAAAAATTATAGAAAAATATATTTTATTAAAAAAATTTCTAAAGGCTTTATAAAAAAATGTAGAAAAATATATTTCATTAAAAAAATTTATAAAGACTTTATAAAAAAATATAGAAAAATATATTTCATTAAAAAAATTTCTAAAGGCTTTATAAAAAAATATAGAGAAATATATTTCATTAAAAAAATTTCTAAAGACTTTATAAAAAAATATAGAAAAATATATTTCATTACTACTCCGTTTCAGATCAATCGGTAATTCATTTTTTACTTCACTCAATTATTCATATAAAATTATTTTAATTCACTAAATTTATATATTACTGTATAAGTATGCATTTAATACTTATACTTATTTACTCATATAAATATTTATTTTTTGAATCACCGATTTATTTGAAACGGAGTAGTAAAAAAATTTCTAAAGACTTTATAAAAAATTATAGAAAAATATATTTTATTAAAAAAATTTCTAAAGGCTTTATAAAAAATTATAGAGAAATATATTTCATTAAAAAAATTTCTAAAGACTTTATAAAAAAATATAGAAAAATATATTTCATTAAAAAAATTTCTAAAGACTTTATAAAAAATTATAGAAAAATATATTTTATTAAAAAAATTTCTAAAGACTTTATAAAAAAATATAGAAAAATATATTTCATTTAAAAAATTTAGAAGACTTTATAAAAAATTATAGAGAAATATATTTCATTCAAAAAATTTAGAAGACTTTATAAAAAATTATAGAAAAATATATTTCATTAAAAAATTATAGAAGAGTTTAAAGAAATATAGTATGTTATAAAAATTTGAAGATTTTATAAAAAATTCTAGATAAATATATTTTATTTAAAAAATTTAAAAGACTTTAGAAAAAAATCTAGAAAAATATATTCTGTGGTAAAATTTAGAAGAATTTACAAAGAAATCTAGAGAAATATATTATATTATAAAAATTTAAAAGTGATTCTACAGTTAAAAAAAATTCTAAAGAAATATATTATGTTATAAAAATTAAAAGTGCTCCTAAAGTTTAAAAAAAATCTAGAGATATATTATAAAAATTTAGAACTTAAAGTTTATAAAAAATTCTAAAAAAATATACGACTCCGTCCCAGATAATATTTTGTTGAACTATCCAATCTGTCAAAAAAGTTATATGTATATTTATATAACTTTAAAAAAAATTGTTCTTTTTTGAGTTGGATAAATTAATCTGGGACGGAGTAGTATATTTAAATTTATGTTTAAATATTTTTAAGTAATATAAATACTCACTTAAAAATATAGATTTTACTTAAAATTTAATATTGTTAAAAAAGTGAAGAAAAAAATCTGGCACAATTACTCCGACTATATGATAGGGAGAACCTAAAGGTTCTTTTGGACTAGTATCTAATTAGAAATATATTTAAAATGTTCAAATATATTTAATATTTTACATTAAATTCTGGAAAAATATTTTTTTTTAATTAATTTTTAGATTTCAAAAACTCTAAAAATAGAATATCTTCTTTATCTTCCGAACAAAGAATATCCATAACTTTGAAAAGATCTAACAAACTTTTTACTTTCATTATACCATTATTTAATTTAAAATATTCTTTTATAAATTTATAACAAATAATAGAGCCGCTTAATGTATTTCCTATATTAATTTCTTTATCAGAATTATAAAAATAAAAATCTTGAGTATCCAGTGTATTAAACATAATAATTTTATCATTATCTTGAATTAATTCGGAAAAATATTCATTCATCAAACTAAACATTTTAAAAGGTTTTATATTTTCCTCATAAATTGTGTAATATATGTCGGAACAGTATTTAAAACAAATCTTTTCCACTATTTCTGTGTATTTTAAACTAGTAGAAATACTTAAACAAACACGATTTACTTTAATTTTAATAAATTTTTTTAAAAGTTTTTTTAAATTCTTTATATCAACCCAATTATTTATATTACAAGCTGTCCATGAAATAAACATTTTTTATATTTATTTATTTTTTTTTAATAATCATTTTTTTTATAAAATGAAAATGAACAAAAAAAGAATACATGAAGAAGATGAAGTTATTGAATATGTAAAAAACAATAAAATATTGTACAATAGTATTAATGCTTCTATTTATTTAAGTGAATTAGAAATAGATTATGATTTTGATACTACGGAAGAAGCATTGAAAAAATTAATTAAAATTATTATTAGAGTTTTTTCCAAATTTTTTCCAAATTTAAATATAGAAAAAATTAAACAGAAAGAAGATATGTACTATGAAGGTAAAAAAATTCTGAAAATTTTAGGACTTTCAGGAGATTTTATGGATAATAATTTAAATTATGAAAATGTAGGATTTGGTTTATTCAGAGATTCTTTATCTTTATTTATTGATAGTTTTTTAAATAAATTTACATTTGATGAAAATTATGTAAAATTTAAAATAGACAATGGAGAAATTATTTTCTATGATGACGAAGATGAAGAAGAAGAGGACATTACAGAAAATCTTGAAAAAATGAAGTTAAAGTAATATTACACCGTTACTTCTTTTTAACATATATAAGATAATTCATTCCTTTATTAAAATACAAAATTGTAAAAATAAATATTTTTATAAAGATAATGTATGGATTAATTAATTTATACTACTCCTTCCCAGATTAATTTATCTGACACATTGAAAAAGTTATATGTATATTTATATGACTTTTAAAAAAATTGTTCTTTTTTGAGCCTACATTTGGGACGGAGAAGTAAGACTCTTTTTTTCAAATTTTAAATTATATATAAGAATTATTTTAGTTTTATTTAGTTTTCATGTTTAATATCATATTCGTTTAAATCTGTCATCTCACTAGGGATTTCACAACAATCCAAAAATATTTGGTCATAATAAAGTTGATCAAAGTGAACAGGATCTCCTCCTATTAAACACTCATATACACGAAAGGTTAATTCCATTTTAGCATTTTTAATAGCTGCATGAACAGTGAAATTATATTCATATTCATCATTTTGTTTAATAATCTTGCTATATGAAGACATACCAGTATTAATTCTGCCGTCAATTTTTAAATTTTGCATAGCCTCAACGATGTCTAAAAATGTAGGTTTAAGTGTTGTTCCTCTTAATGATGTCATCTTTTTAAAAATAAAATTTTATTTTTAATTTTTTTTCATTCTAAAAAAATGAAAAAAAATTATCACTTTTATAAGGTATTTTAGAAATATTTGAATTTTTTTATATTTTTTCTTAAAATATAAAATGAATAAAAAAGTATCTGAAGAAGATAAGGTTATCAATTACTTAAAAAATAATGAAGTATTATATAATAGTATTCGTGCTTCATTATTTCTTAAAAATATAGAAAAAATGCCTAAAAATTTAACAGAATTAACGAAAATAATTATTAAAGTTATTAATAACTTTTTTGAAGATTTAAATGTAAAAATTATTAAAAAAGATAATTATTTAAAAGTTTTAAAGATTTCTGGTAAATTTATGCATGAAACATTAGGTTATAATAATTTAGGATTTGGAGTATTTAAATATTCTTTTTATTTATTTATAGATTCTTTTATAAAAGATAAAAATATAAAATATAAAGGTATAGATAAAAAAGGAACAGTAGAATTATTTTTTTATGAAGAATAGAAAGTCTATAAAAAATTTACTACTCCGTCCCAGATTAATTTATCCAACTTAAAAAATTTATATATATTTTTATATGACTTAAAAAAAAATGTTCTTTTTTATCTGGGACGGAGAAGTAAATTGATAAATTTTTTTCTTCTAAATTTTTATATGGTTTAAAAAATGAAGAAAAATCACTAAATAAATTAAGCCTAAAATATTATAAAAACTTAATTTTATATAAATTTTTGTCTGTTCCTATATTAATATTTTTATACTAATTCAGTTCAGATAGTCTCAAAATATGTCAGGTTTTTAGACAACAATTTAATTATATGTAAATTCATGTTTAAAAGATAAAGAGTTTACTTAAAAATTTATATGGTTTAAAAAGTGAAGAAAAAGACCTTGCCTGAAATATTATTTGAACTTGACTATTTGAAAATAATGAATTTTTTTTTAAATTTTTATAAATTTAAAATGAAGAGAACACACAAAGAAGATGAAATTGTTGAATATGTAAAAAATAATGAAATATTATATAATAGTATTAATACATGTTTGTATTTAAGTGAATTGGAAATTAATAATGATATTAGTGAAAAAGAATTATTAAAAAAGTTAACGAAAATTATTACTAAAAGTTTTAAATTTTTTCCAGAATTAAATTTAGAAAAAAATAAGACTAAAAAATATTATAATAACAAAAAAATTTTAAAGCTTTTAGTAATTTCTGGAGATTTTGTTGATGGTAAATTAAATTATGACAATGCTGCATTTGGATTATTTAAAGATTCTTTAACTTTATTTATGGAAAACTTTTTATATAAATATAACTTTGAAGATAAATATATAAAATTTAAAATAAAAAATAAAGAAATATTTTTTTATGAAGATGATGATCAAGATACAAGTGATGAAGATATTACACAGAATCTTGAAAAGATAAAATTAAAATAAATTAAAATAATTAATTGATTCATTTCATATATTCAGAAAGATCTTTTTCTTTATTTTTAAATTCGATATATATTTATAAGTATTTATAAGTATAATTACATATAAATATTTATCTACTAGTCCAGTTCAGATAAATTGGGTTTTGAGAAAAAATTTATTTATATGTAAATATAAGTAGACGCGTTTAAAATATATATAAAATATTACTTAAGGATAAGCTTTTTAATTAAAAATTTATATGGTTAAAAAAGTGAAGAAAAAGATCTGGCCCAATTTATTTGAACTGGACTAGTAATTAATTAGGATAATTTTTATAACCACTAGAAATTTTTTGTTCTTTTTTTAAATATTCTGTAAATTTAATACAATCAATATTACCCTCTCTATTACTATAATATAACTTGTCTATATTAAATTTATTATCACAATTTTTTTTTAATTCTTGAGTACAATGATAACAAGGTGAACTTTCTTTTATTTTACCATTAGATTCTACTCTAATTATAATTAAATCAAATCTTGTATCTTTAATTTTTTTAGATTTAATTAATCTTTTAGTTTTTAGAAGGATATCAATTTCTGCATGTGTTCTAATATTTTTATTATTATGAGGTGATCTATCTGAATTTATACCTATAATATTACTTTCATATAAGATATGACTTTATATTTTTTGACTTTGGAAGTAAAACAGCCATATGTAAAAATTTATGGCCATTATTAATATTATTTTTCGTTTCAATAAGACTGTCAATAAAAAAGTTCATTTTATTTAAAATTGAAAATATTTAAAAATATTCATTTTTTAAATAAAAATGATTTCTAAAATAATCAAAAAACTAGAAGACTTAAAAAATAAAGATATAGATATTCATATTTTTTTTGATATTTTCAAAAAGTTTAGTATAAAAACTACTGATAAAAATCCTAACAATTTGACTATTAATATGGGTGATAAAGATGATTTTTATATCTGTAATTTTTTATCAAATTTCATAAACAAAAATTTATCTGTAAGTTCTTCATGTTTTATTGAAAATAACAATTCATATATATTTATTTATGAAATTTGATAAAAAATTCTTTAAAAAAATATCGTCCCACATTATAGTTCAAACTTATTATAAACGTGCTGAATATGAAATTACAATTTTAAATGAAGTTGAGACTCTTGATTTTTTTAAAGAAGAGTTAAAAGAAGAGTTAAAAGATCATAATTTAGAATCTTTGGATGAATTAATTTCTTTATCGATTAAAATAGGAAATGAAAATGTGAAAAAAGAAAATGGATGGGGTATTAGAGAAATTATTGAGTTTGAAGGAGAAATTTTAAAATATTACACAGAAATTGTTCCTGAAATTGTTCCTGAAAAAATTATTAAAGAAAATGAAATTCAAGAAGAATATTTTCCTAAAAGAACAAAAAAAATTATTGAAGAAGAATATTTTTCTAAAAAAAAATAAATAGAAAATGAATAATAATACACATTTTTTAAATAATTTCATATAGTAGAATTGTAGATTCAATTGGAAAAACTTGTTTTATACAGTTATTTCTGTACTACTATATTTCAAGAGGAGACAAATGCATCTCTATTAAATAGTTAATTCGAAAAAATAAATATTTATATGAATAAATAATTATTAAATCTATATTTATATATTTAAAAACTTGTCTTATCCTATATCACAGACTAAAAAAGAATCAAAAATTATTTTTAGTATATGAAACAAAATATTATACTACTACGTTTCATATCGTGACCCAAAATTTGTAATTCATTTTTTCATCAAGCATTTATTAATATAAAAGTTATTTTTATATTAGATTTTTATAACAGAATATATTTTTCTAATTTTTTATAACAAAATATATTTCATTAATTTTTTATAACAGAATATATTTTCATTAGATTTTTATAACAGAATATATTTCATTAAATTTTTATAACAGAATATATTTCATTAAATTTTTATAACAGAATATATTTTTCTAATTTTTTATAACAGAATATATTTCATTAGATTTTTATAACAGAATATATTTTTCTAATTTTTATAACAAAATATATTTTATTAGATTTTTATAACAGAATATATTTTTCTAATTTTTTATAACAGAATATATTTTTCTAATTTTTTATAACAAAATATATTTCATTAGATTTTTATAACAAAATATATTTTTCTAATTTTTTATAACAAAATATATTTCATTAGATTTTTATAACAGAATATATTTTTCTAATTTTTTATAACAAAATATATTTCATTAGATTTTTATAACAAAATATATTTTTCTAATTTTTTATAACAAAATATATTTCATTAGATTTTTATAAAAAAATATATTTTATTAGATTTTTATAACAGAATATATTTCATTAGATTTTTATAACAAAATATATTTTTCTAATTTTTTATAACAAAATATATTTCATTAGATTTTTATAACAGAATATATTTCATTAGATTTTTATAACAGAATATATTTCATTAGATTTTTATAACAGAATATATTTCATTAGATTTTTATAACAGAATATATTTCATTAAATTTTTATAACAGAATATATTTTTCTAATTTTTTCTAACAAAATATATTTCATTAGATTTTTATAACAAAATATATTTTTCTAATTTTTTATAACAGAATATATTTCATTAGATTTTTATAACAGAATATATTTCATTAGATTTTTATAACAGAATATATTTCATTAAATTTTTATAACAGAATATATTTTTCTAATTTTTTATAACAGAATATATTTCATTAAATTTTTCTAACAAAATATATTTCATTAGATTTTTATAACAAAATATATTTTTCTAATTTTTTATAACAGAATATATTTTTCTAATTTTTTATAACAAAATATATTTTTCTAATTTTTTATAACAGAATATATTTTTCTAATTTTTTATAACATAATATATTTTTATATATTTATCTATAAAAATATTTATTTTTTGAATCCCTGACATATTATGTAAAATGGAGTAGTAGAATTTTATTTAAAATAAACTTAAATATAAGTTGTCCTGAAATATTATAGGGTTCAGGAGGAGCCATCCTGAATTGGTCCAGTATTTTATAATTTAACCAAAGATATATTTAAATCCTCAATTTTATGTATATTTTTTAAGGATTCATTTCTTTTAAATTCTACACCAATAATATTTTCTATATATTTTTTAGATTCTAAATCTTCCAAATTATATTCAGTAGTTTTACAAGAATTCCAATGAACCTCAATTTTATCCCAAACATGATATCCTTCATTTTTTCTAGCTTTTTGAATACCTGAAGCAATTTTTCTATAATAATAATGTTTTTCACTATGATTTTTATCAATTATTAAAACAAAGTTTTTAATTTTTACTATTTCATGAGAAGTATATTTTTCATCATTTATTTTATACGAAATATTAAACATATCTTCGTTGATTTCAAATCCTTTATAATTACAATTAATATTTATTTCATCTTGATTCATAAGAGTATATTCATTAAAAACTTCAGATATAGATTTTCCATATTTTTTAAAAAATAATCCTTTAATTGGAATAATAATTTTTTGAACTTCGATATTTAGAATTTCAATTTGTAATATATTAGATTCTGAATAAATATAAGAAAGATCAAAATCTGCATTTTTTATAATTCCAATATAATTAAGTTGTTTTTTTGCACTAATACCTAAATTACCTCTCATAAAATTAATTCCTTCTAAAATATCATAAGTATTTTTAAAAATTTCATAAAGATTTTTTTGTTTTTCATTAAGTTTTAAATTAATTTTATAAATTTTATCAATTAAATGGACACTTTCTTCATTAAATTCGTCATCAATAAAATTAATATATTGATATTCACAAAAGAAAGGAATAATTGCTCTGAAATCAATAATAATACTTTTGATTGTGTATTTTGATACAAATAAACTTTCTGTCCATTCTTCTATATTATTTTTTCCCTTTAACATATTTCTCCCTAATTTAACATATCCTCCATTTAATAAAGAGACTAACTTAAACAGTTCTCCGCTAGCTAATTTAATATTATATTCTTCAAGATATTTTTCATATCTATCTCTAATATTTTCATATTCTTTAATTACCCAAATATTAATGCCAAATTTAAAATCAATAATTTTTTCTAAATTTCCATGCATAAGATTATAATTTTTTGAATGTTCTTTATAAAAATTAATTAAATTAGAAAGTGGAATTAAAATATCTTTTTTCATATTTTTTACTCCTAAAGAATTAAATTTTAAAGATTCTGTTCTAGAAATTTGTGAAGATAGTAAATACATTCTTAAAGCATCAGAGCCATATTCTTGTAAAATATCTGATGGATCTGGATAATTTTTAAGTCTTTTAGACATTTTTTTCCCATCTTCTGCCATAATTAATCCATTGACAATTACATTTTTAAATGGAACCATATTAAATAAATTTGTTGAAAGAACTAAAAGAGTATAAAACCATCCTCTAGTTTGATCAAGTCCTTCAGCAATAAAATCAGCTGGAGTTATTTCATGAATAGTTTTTAAAATACCACAAACATTAATTGGATTTTTTGTTTCAATGAAATAACCATCTTTATATTCAATACCTTTTTCAGATAAATTTAAAAGTTCAGCAATTCCAATACCACTTAAACTTGCATATGGTACTGCTCCAGATTCAAACCAATGAATAGTAATTTTTAATATACAATAATAAATGTTTATAATGAAATTTATTTCTTAAATCATAAAATTACAGTATTTAAAAATTTGATAACAAAAGTTGGACAATTAATAAATTTAATCAATTGGCATGTATTTTATTTTGACTAACCAGAATTTGAATGTTTAAAATTGATTTTATTTTTATGCTATTATGCTTTTTTGTAAAGCAACAATAAAGTTAAATATAAGGCTTTTTTTAAAATTTAATATAGTCTAAAAAGTTAAAAAAATATGTTGCAATTATTCCGACTATATGAACTGAACTGGACTAGTAACTAATTTATAAATATATCTAAGTAAATTTCAATTTTTTGAAAAATTATAAATAAAAATTGAAATTATTATTTATAATACAATGAATTAAAAATTATTATATTAATTAGTATCGATCACTAAAAAATGAATTCGGAAAATCATAAAAAAGTAAATTCATTGACTGAGATATTGAAACAATTTGATATTGACCATACATATAAACAACACGAAGAAGTTATTTTAAAATCTTGGAAAACAAATAATACTTACAAAAATTTGGTTGCATCACACAAAAAGGAAAAGCGACCATTATTCAGATTTCAGGACGGACCTCCGTTTGTATCATCTGATGAACTTCATATGGGTCATGTTCTAGTTGCAAACTGTAAGAGTAGTGTTTTATTTTACAAATTTATGAATGGCTTTGATTGTTTGAATAAACTGGGATATGATTGTCATGGTTTGCCGATTGAAATGGTGGTCAACAAAAAGTTAAATGTTCATACAAAAAAGGATGTGGATGCTTTAGGCATTGACAAATATAACGGAGCATGTAAAGATTTTATTAATCAGTTTTCAAATGCATGGGAACCAGTGTACGATTCAATTGGACGATGGGCTGACTATTCCAACACTTACAAAACAATGGATCCTGAATTTATGGAATCTGGTTGGTGGACTTTTAAACAGTTATGGAACAAGGATTTAGTTTACAAAGGGTTTCGTGTTATGCCATTTTCAACAAAATGTGGAACCTCCTTGTCAAATTTCGAGGCAAGTCAAAATTACAAAGATGTTATAACACGCTCAGCTTATGTTTACTTTCCGATCATTGGAGACGAAACGACTGGCTTTATCGCATGGACAACAACACCGTGGACTTTACATGCCAACGTAGCACTATGCTTAAATCCAAATGCACAATACGTTAAAGTGTTTGATAGCAAGTTCAACAGATACTATATTGTAGCTGAAAACTGTGTTAAAAATTTGGGGTTAGTAAAATATGGTGAACAGGATCTTCAAGTAATACCCTATGGTTTGGGTAAGGATCTGACAAATATTGCTTATAATAGTCCATTCGACTTTTTCTTAAACATTTACAAAGATCATCATACCATAGCTGATAATTATGTTTCAATTGATGCGACTATTGGTACTGGAGTTGTACATATTGCAGGATCATTTGGTGAAGACGATTTCAGAATTTGCATTGAACAAAAAATTGTCGACCAGGAGCAAATGGGAAAGCTATGTCAAGTGGATGATTCTGGTAAATTTACATATTTAATGGGTGAAAAATACGCTGGTATGTATATTTTTGATGCTGATAAACAAATTATTATTGATCTCAAAAAGAATGGAAAACTTATTAGAACACAAATGTACAATCATACTTATCCATACTGTTATCGAACTGATACACCATTAATCTACAAAGTAGTTTCAAGTTTTTTTATAAAAGTAACTGCATTTAAAGATCGTATTATCGAATTAAACAAAAAGGTAACTTGGACTCCAGAACATGTTGGATCGAATCGATTTGAAACTTGGTTACAAGGTACGAGGGATTGGGGTGTTTCGAGATCAAGATATTTTGGCCTTCCAATTCCTGTTTGGATCTCAGATGATCAAAAAGAAATGGTATGTGTAGAATCCGTTGACGAACTAATGGAACTTGCAAATTTAAAGGAGGAAAATAGACCCGTTGACTTGCATAGAGAATTTATTGACCATATTGAAATTCCATCAAAAAAGGGAAACGGCATGCTCAAAAAAATAGACCATGTTTTTGATTGTATCGTTGAAGGAACAGCTGTATCTTTAAGTACAGGAATAAGTATGGCAATCGAAGAATTAATTTCAGAAAATAATGAAGTAATGTCATTCGATAATATTAAAAGTAATAGGTCAATAATTAAATCAACACAAACTGTTCTTTTGGATAAAGGAATACAGGATTGTATTGAAATTGAACTAGAGGATGGTAAAATTCTCCAATGTACACCAGATCACAAAATAATGACATTATCCGATACAAAAGAAAATGAATGGATAATGGCAAAAGATTTAATTTTAGGAAAAACAAGAGTTGTTACAAGCATTAATTATCCAATGGTTTCTAGAATAGTAGAAAATGATGAAATAAATTGGGAACTAGAATGTGACGAAATAATTTTAAAAACTGAATCATTTGAAGAAAAATTAAAATCAATGGCATTTTCCAGATTATTGGGTTATATAATTTCAGATGGATCATTTCAAAATCATACGACAACTGGACAAATTTCTGCTACTTTTTTTGTAGCAAGTATAATTGATGCAAATGTAATGATAAATGACATTGGTTTGGTATGCGGTAAAACACCAAATATTAATTATTGTAAAAGGTCAAATTGTCATATTATATATGCACCAAAAAAATTACTAAATGCATTTTTAAGTTTAGATGGGATTCAAATTGGTAGAAGAATAAACCAACCTGCAATGATACCAGTTTTTTTGGTATCACCTAAATGTCCACAAATATTGGTAAGAGAATTTTTGGGAGGATTATTTGGAGGTGATGGTGTTGCCCCAAGAATAAGTGGAAAACGAGGATTAAATTCTGTAGAGTTTTGCTCTTCTAAAACTGAAAAACAATTACCAAGTCTTAAAATTATGTATGATAATTTAATCAAATTATTTAGTTATGTAGGAGTAAATAACATACATGTGTATGGTCCATATGAAACATCATCATCAAAAAATAAAACAAAAATTGATGAAAATATAGAAAAAAAATATGAAATGAGATTAAATATTGGTGAACCTAATGATATTATTGCTTTTTCAAAATTTATTGGGTTTAAATATTGTTCACATAAACAATTCCGTTTGGCAATTTGCGTATCTTGGAAAGGATATTTGAAAAATATTAATGAATACTATTATAAAATGATAAAAAGAGTTGATGAACTAACTAATTATACAAATGTACAAACAAAAATATTAGACAATAATTTAAAACCAATCAAAAAAAAATTAAATATGACTTTAAAACATGGTTACCGAGATATGATGCTAGAGTTAAAAAATAGCAATGATTACAAATATTCATACCAAGACCTAAGTTTAAACAAATATATATATTTTTTAAGATCTTTTCAGACTTTGGCTGATAAAAAAAAAAAATATCCAATTCCAATATTAAATTGGATTGACAATGTTAGTGCTACTGAATATTTTTCGTTAGACGGAACAGGTAATTCAACTTATGCGTTGAAAAATAAAGATACACATATTCCAACCTACAATCTATTAGTAATTGGTAGAAAAAATATTGGTGATAAACATGTTTATGATATTTCAGTTCCTAAAAATAATTCATTTTTAGCTAACGGAATTGTTGTTCATAATTGTTGGTTTGAGAGCGGTATAGTACCAATTGGACAAATTCACTACCCTTTTGAAAATAAAGAACTATTGGACGATCCAAATCAAGAATACTTATCCGACTTTATTTGCGAAGGAATTGACCAGACTAGAGGATGGTTTTACACTTTAATGGTTTTGTCAACAGCAATTTTTAATAAACCTGCATTTAAAAATGTAATTTGCACAGGTTTAATTTTGGATAAAGATGGAAAAAAGTTATCCAAAAGTTTAGGAAATTTTGAGAATCCAATGAAAATTATTGAACAGTACGGTGCCGATATTATTCGTTTGTATATGCTGAGTAGTCAGGTAGTTGAAGCAGATTCCTTAAAATTTAACACTTTGAATGTTGATAAGATGAAGCAACGAATTATTCCTTGGATCAATGCTACAAAATTCTTTCTTGAACATACTATTAACTATCAAAAAAAGGGGCACATATTCCAAGTAGATTTGTACAAATCAAGTAAGAACATTTTGGATCAATGGATTATCTCCCGATTAGGCACTATTCTTAAAAAGGTGGAAAAACATATGGAAAAATACAAATTAAACAAAACTATTACAAGTTTGCTAGAATTTATCGATGATTTGACAAATTGGTACGTAAAGTTTAACAGAGCCAGGTTGAACGGAAACAATGGCATTACCGAATGGCAAAACTCATTATCAACATTAAATTTTGTTTTGTACAATTACTGTTTAATGATGGCACCTTTTGCTCCATTTATGTCAGAATACATGTACACCAGACTTTCGAATACTGGAATGAATGGTGAAAATAACAATACTAGTACAGTATTTGACAGGGTTTATCCAAAAAGTGATCAATTTACTTTTGATCCTAAAGTTGAAAGATGTATAATGAGACTTCAAAAAATTTCATACTTGGTCAGAAATTTAAGACATCAGGATTCAAGATTTTCGTCGATTAAAACCCCTTTAAAAAGGGTTTTAATCGCGCATTTTAATAAAGAATTTATTGAAGATGTTAAATTTGTTGATAAAATTATTCAGGATGAAATTAATTGTTTGGAATTTGTTTACTATGATCTTGGAGAAAATGTTGAGTATTTACTAGTACCAAATATTAAAATGTTGGGTAAAAAATACAAAAAGGATAGTCAAATTATTCAAAATGCTCTTGTTAATATTTCTTCAAATGATGTTAAAAAGTTTTACGAAAGTGTTGATGAACCATTGAACGTAACTATTCAATTTTTAAATACAAATGAAATAGTTGATTCCGTTACAAGAAGTACTGTTAGTATAAAAACATATAGTTTAACTCGTGATGAAGTTAGTGTTAAAATTGTACCAAGCATTATGAATGATAAAACTTTACTGATTCAAGCGGATAATGAATTACTGGTTGGTATCGATACAACATACAATGAAGAAATAATTAATCTACATCTTGTCAGAATGTTTATTAGTAAAACACAAAACTTGAGAAAAAATACTGATCTACATCCTTGGAATAAGATCAAAGTGTTTTACTACAATACAGATCCTGAAAATAGTTATGTTGAAAAAGTGATTACTCAGTTTAAGAATATCATTGAAGATAAATTAAAATGTGATATCGGACATGTTAATGAAAGGGGAGAAATAGAGAGATTGCTCATTTTTTCCAGTAGTGAATTGCATTTATCTGATGGAAAAACAATCAATGTCGAAATAGTAAAGTTCAATTAATTTTGTTTATAATAAATTATATCTTAAATTATTTTTATGTATAAAAAGCGAGGCCTTCCATAAATTTATATTCTTTAAGATACTGTTTTTTTTAATGCTTTTTTCAAAAATATTAAGATCTGACCATAATTCATAAATATTTTTATCGTTCATTTTTTCTTTAAAATTAGAAAAAAGAATAAAATAAATTTGTCTAAAACATAAAAATTTTATTCTAGAATAATTAAAAATTCATACTACTCCGTCCCAGATCGACATATTATCCAACTTAAAAAATTTATATATATTTTTATATGAGTTTATAAAAATATGTCGATCTGGGAAGGAGAAGTAGTATTTTTTCTTAAAATATGTGATATTTTCTTTAGATAAATTATTGAAAAATTTGATTTTTTTTTCTAAAAATTAAAAAAAAATGGGATCTATTGAATCTAATATTTATGAAGGTGATTTTAAAGAAGGCCAAATGGATGGGAAAGGTGTAATTAAATTTTTAACTGGTAATATTTATGAAGGTGATATTAAAGAAGGTGAAATGGATGGAAAAGGTATACTTAAATTTTTAAGTGGCAATATTTATGAAGGTGATTTTAAACAAGGGAGAAAGCATGGAAAAGGTATATATAAATTTTCAGATGGAGATATTTATGAAGGAGAATTTAAAGATGACAAAATAGAAGGAAAAGGTATATACAAATTTTTAAATAGAGATATTTATGAAGGAGAATTTAAAGATGGAAAAATAAATGGGAAAGGAATTTTGAGATTTAATAATGGAACTATTTATGATTGTGATTTTAAACAAGGAAAACGGGATGGTAAAGGAACAATTAAATATTCAGATGGTAGGATTTATAAAGGTGAGTTTAAACAAGGAGAAATTCATGGGAAGGGAAAATATAGAGATTTAAAGGGTGATATTTATAAAGGTAATTGGATAAATGGTAAAAAAGAAGGAAAATTTATTTATATAAATAAAGAAGGAAAAAAAGAAGAACAGTTTTATATCCATGGTGTTTTAGATGAATGGTACTGGAACTAAAAAATTTTATTTATTTAAATAAATAAAAAGTACTACTCCGTCCCAGATTAATTTATCCAACTTAAAAAAATTATATGTATATTTAAGTGATTAATGAAAAAAATGTTCTTTTTTATTTGGGACGGAGAAGTAGTACTTCTCCTTCCCAGATTAATTTATCCAACTTAAAAAATTTATATATATTTTTATATGAGTTTATAAAAAAATGTTCTTTTTTATCTGGGACGGAGAAGTATCAATTCTAAAAAATTTTAATGAAATATATTTCTTTAGAAAAAATAAAAAAATTATTAAAAATAGTTTTTGTATAAATGTTTGAAATATTTAATTTTTTTAATTTTCTGAAAAAATTAAAATGGGATCTATTGAATCTAAAAATTATGAAGGTGATGTTAATAAAGAAGGCTTAGCAGATGGAAAAGGTATATATAAATTTTTAAATGGTGATATTTATGAAGGTGAATTTAAAGATGGCCAAATGAATGGAAAAGGTATGTATAAATGCTTAGATGGTAATATTTATGAAGGGGAATTTAAAGATGAAAAAATGAATGGAAAAGGAATAGCTAAATATTTAAATGGTGATATTTATGAAGGAGAATTTAAGGATGGTAAAAAAGAGGGAAAAGGTATATATAAATTTTCAAATGGAAATATTTATGAAGGTGATTTTAAAGATGTCCGAATGAATGGAAAAGGTATATATAAATTTTCAAATGGAAATATTTATGAAGGTGATTTTAAAGAAGAAAAAATGAATGGAAAAGGTATATATAAATTTTTAGATGGTAGAATTTATAAAGGAGAATTTAAAGAAGAAAAAATGAATGGAAAAGGAAAATATAAAGATTTAAATGGTAATATTTATGAAGGAAATTGGATAAATAATAAAAAAGAAGGAAAATTTAATATTAAAAATAAAGAAGGAAAAAAAGAAGAAAAGTTTTATATTGATGATGTGTTGGATGAATGGTATTGGGAATAAATATGCTTTATTTTTCAAAAACTTTTTATAAATATTTAAAATTAATAATATTTTATAATTTTAATTATAAAAAAAATTTCTCTAGAAAAACTAAAAAAATATAATGAAATATATTTGTCTAAAGAGAATGTAAAAATCATAAAAAAATATATTTGTCTAAAGAAAATAAAAAAATCATAAAAAAATATATTTATCTAAAGAAAATAAAAAAATCATAAAAATATATATTTGTCTAAAAAAAATGTAAAAATTTAATGAAATATATTTCTATAGATAAACTAAAAAAATTTAATGAAATATATTTCTATAGAGAATGTAAAAATTATAAAAATATATACTACTCCGTTTCAGATCAATCGGTAATTCATTTTTAGATCACACAAATATACATATAAAATTATTTTAATTCAATAATTTTATATATTAACTTATAAGTAAGTATTTAATACATTAACTTAAATATTGATATAAATATTTATTTTTTGAATCACCGATTTATTTGAAACGGAGTAGTATTTGTCTAGATAAACTAAAAAAATTTAATGAAATATATTTCTATAGAGAATGTAAAAATTATAAAAATATATACTTCTCCGTCACAGATAAAAAAGAACATTTTTTTTTAAAGTCATATAAAAATAGATATAATTTTTTTAACTTGGATAAATTAATCTGGGACGGAGTAGTATTTGTCTAGATAAACTAAAAAAATTTAATGAAATATATTTCTATAGAGAAACTAAAAAAATTTAATGAAATATATTTCTATAGAGAATGTAAAAAATTTAATAAAAAATATATTTCTCTAAAAAAACTAAAAAAATTTAATGAAAAATATTTCTCTATAAAAACTAAAAAAATTTAATGAAAAATATTTCTGTATAAAAATTAAAAAAATTTTAGAATTAATTTATTAAAAATATTACTTAAACAAGTTCTTCCCTTAATTTCATTAACATTTTTCCTAAAATATTTTTGCCAGTCCCATCTGATCCGATTCCCCAAAACTTATCATAAGGAGAATTTTCAATTAATATTTTATCTTTTGTACTTAATAATAATTTACTAAGATATTCATTCTTAAATTTTGCTTTCAATCCTTCATACATAACATTTTCTTTTACTTCTTCCCAATCATCTCTTATTTTTAAATTTTTAAATTTATCAATTGTTTCATTAAGTAATCCTAATTCTGGTTTATTTTTATTAATTAACCATTTTCCGCCTCTATAATTTTTTTTTTGATTACCTAAATCTTTAACTTTTTGTGGACTATCAGCTTCTAACATTAAATAAAAATAATCCATAGAATCTTCTTTGTAAAATTTCTGTGCTTGATAATATTGTTCAACACTATTATATTTTATATTATTTAATTGAAACGGCATCATATAGTAATTGCTTAATTCATAAAAATTATCTTTTGGACCAAAAAATTTTATTTTTTCAGACATTTTATTGGAAAAAATTATTTAAAAATATTTTCATTTTTTTAATCAAACAAATATTAACTTAAAATTTTATATTTACTCAAACTGAATAAAAAATTTTTTGCAAAATTACAGTACTATGTCACAATTAATCTTTGAAGAAGTTGTATTTCTTGATCTTAAAAAATTTGAATTTAATTCAAAAAATTTAAGTATTTTAAAATGTTTGAAGAAATTAATAATAAATATAACTATTTTTTTCATGAAGATACTCATTGTAATAAATATTTTTCTCCTTCAGAAATAATTAATTTATTTAATTTTAATTTTATTCCAGAAAATTTTATAAAAAGAGCAGAAAAAGATCCAACTGGAATTATTTATACACTTTTTGGTGTTTGGTTTTTTTTAGTTGAAAAAGATTATAAGGCTTCATATTATTATTATTTTAAAGGTATAAAATTAAATTGTATATTAGCTTATTGGGATGTAATTCATATTTCTGAATTTAATGAAAATTTTTATTTACCTCTTGAAAAAAAATTAGAGTATGCTAAAATAATATATTTTTCAAGACAAAATTTTAAAGGCAAATATTATTTGTTATTTAGTGTATTATATATAAAACATTGTAATACATTAACACTCGACAAAATTGAAAAACTTTCAAAGATAATTGATGCCGGAATTAAAAACGGAGACATTTTATGTTTAAAAGATAAAATAGAAATGTTGGTTTCAAATATGAGAATTGAAGAAGCAAAAAAGTATTTAGATGATTTTTCTAATAATTTTTCAGATCAAGAAAAATTATTAGAATTAAAAGCAAAAATTTCAGAATCTGAAAAATTATCAGAAAAATTTAATTCTTTAATTGCTTATTAAACAATTTTGAAAAATTATACTACTCCGTTTCAAATCAATGACGAACCAAGAAAATGGAACTATTCAGTAATTCATTTTTCTTTACTTATTTATTCATATAAAATTATTTAAATTTACTAATTTTATATATTAACTTATAAGTAAATATTAAATATTGTCACTTAATTATTCTTATGAAGATTTATTTTTTGAATTACCAATTGATCTGAAAAGGAGTAGTATTTAATTAAAAATAATTATACTACGATGAATCACACGATTATTTATATAAAATTAGGTCGCCTACTTTTAATTACTAGTCCATTTCAGATCAATTTGGACTTTATTTTTGGTCACTTATTTATTCACATAAAATTATTTAAATTTTTTATTTTTATATATTATTTTATGAGTATGTATTTACTACTCACAGTTAAATATTCATAAAAATATTTTTATAATGAAGTCCAGATTTATTTGAAATGGACTATTAAGTAATTTTATATCTTAACTTATAAAATTTTAAAGAAGTTTATAAAAATTTTAGAGAAATATATTTGGTTATAAAAATTCTGAAGATTTTATAAAAATTCTAAAGAGTTTATAAAAATTTTAGAGAAATATATTTGGTTATAAGAATTTAAAAGATTTTATAAAAATTTTAGAAGAAATATACTACTCCATTTCAGATCAATTGGTAATTCATTTTTAGAACACTTATTTATTAATCTAAAATTATTTTACTTCACTAATTTTATATATTATTATTTAAGTTAATATTAAATACTTATACTAATTCATCCATATAAAAATTTATTTTTTGAATAACCGATTTATTTGAAATGAAGTAGTAGTATTTGTTTATAAAAATTATAAAGAGTTTATAAAAATTTTAGAAGAAATATATTTGGTTATAAAAGTTCTAAAGAGTTTATAAAAATTTTAGAAGAAATATATTTGGTTATAAAAGTTCTAAAGAGTTTATAAAAATTTTAGAAGAAATATATTTGGTTATAAAAGTTCTAAAGAGTTTATAAAAATTTTAGAGAAATATATTTGGTTATAAAAATTTTAAAGAGTTTATAAAAATTTTAGAGAAGTATATTTGGTTATAAAAATTCTGAAGAGTTTATAAAAATTCTAGAGAAATATATTTGGTTATAAAAATTTTAAAGAGTTTATAAAAATTTTAGAGAAGTATATTTGGTTATAAAAGTTCTAAAGAGTTTATAAAAATTTCAGAAGAAATATATTTCATTATAATGGTGTCTTACTAGTCCAGTTCAGATAATATGTCAGGCCAGATCTTTTTCTTCACTTTTTTAACCATATAAATTTTTAATTAAAAAAGCTTATCCTTAAGTAATATTTTATATGTCTTTTAAACAAGTCTACTTATATTTACATATAAATAAATTTTTTCTCAAAACCCAATTTATTTGAACTGGACTAGTACTTTTTAATTTGTCTAGAAGAATATATTTTTTCTAATTTTATAATACTCCGTTTCAGATAAATCTGTGATTCAAAAAATAAATTTTTATATTAATAATTAAATATAAAAATTTATAAAATTACTTAATTAAAAGTATGCTCCCTAATTTTATATGAATAATTGAGTTAAGTAAAAATGACGAACCAAGAAAATGGTGCCTTTAGGTTCCCGCGAACCGGATAGTTCCATTTTCTTGGTTCGTCATTGATCTGAAACGGAGTAGTACTATATAAGTATTAAATTTATACTTATTACGTCAATTTATTGATATAAAAAATTAATGTACACCGAGGTGCACACGGGAACAAAATCGTAGGACTGTTCCTAATTTATCTGAAACGAAGTAGTATTTTATTATAATTTTATAATTTTTCTAGAAGAATATTATCTTAAAATATATTATAAATTTAAAAAATCTTTGGATAAATATTTGTTTTTATATTATCCTAATTTGTCTAGAATAATATAATTTTTAAATAGATTCTTTATTATGTTTTATGATGTTTTCTACACATTGGTAAATAAACATCTTTTCCTCATACATGAATTAACCTATCACTTTTTAATAATTTGTCAGTAAAAGATGCTTTTGTAATTTTGTCTAAACATCTTTCTTCTGGATTATTTTTACAACAAATTGCTCAAATAGCTTTCAATTTTATAATGTCTTCTGTTATATGATAAATAGTTGAAAGTTCTTTAAAAGGATTGCTTATATAATCTGAATCTAATCCTGAAATATAAATTAATTTGTTTAAGTTAAGCCATTTTTCGATTCCTATACATGACCATATTTTTTTAAACATTCATTTAAATGTTTTCTACATACAGCTTTATATAAAGTTTTTGTATTTCCTATTTCAATTTGTTCTTTCGATGAATTTAATTTTGCTGTAAATGGTGCTGATGGTAATTCATTTAAATTAGTACATGTACTTAAACATAAAGAGCATTTTGCTGTTAATTTAACAAACTTATCAGATAAATATAAAATATCACTAATATTACCAAATTTATTCCCTTTGAAATCAGTACATAAACCTGCAACATAAATATTTTTTCCTTTTGACAACCATAATTTAACTGCTGGTTCTAAATCTGAAAAGAGATTACATTCATCGATACCGAGTACATCCCTATTTGAAACATCGATATCGATCAATGTATTTGTTGAAATTGTATCAATATTATTGTTAATACCTTTATAATTAGAAGAATTCGATGATATAATATTTAAAATATCTCTATTATCTTTTTTCGAATTAATAATTAATGGTTTTTTAATGATATTATCTTCTGTAGTGTTAATATCCAACCACATTGTAATATCATTAATTAAATAAGATGTTTTTCCACTAGCCATACTACCGGTGTAAACTGTAAGAGAACCTGTTTTATTACTCATTTTTAAAAGTTTATAAAAACTTTTAAAAAAATCAAATTATGTTTAAAAATAAATTATTCGTGTTCCCATATAAATCCAGATGAACAGTCATAAATACATATAAATAATTATTTTTTGAACTGGAGTAGTATATAATCATCATATTGTGTTGTAGAAGAAGAAAGTTTTGAAATTGTTGAATCAGAAATTATTATTTTTCAATACCTTTTCTATTTTATTATTTTTAAATTTACCAATATGTAAATTCACCAACATAAACTCTTTCATTTCTTTTTCCATTTTTAAATTCACCTTCATAAATATTACCATTTTTATATTTAATAATACCTTTTCCTTCATAAACATCATTAATTTGGATATCTTAAACATATCCATTTTTATATTTCATAATACCTCTTCCATTTCTTCTTCCGTTTTTGAATTCACCTTCGTAAACATATCCATTTTTATATTTCATAATACCTTCTCCATTTATTTTTTTCCATTTTTGAATTCACATTCATAAACACATCCATTTTTATATTTCATAATGCCCCTTCCTTCAGCAATTTCATTAATTGTTTTTTCTTTATAAAAAGTAGAAGTAGCCATTTTTTTAATAAAATTTTATGTCAAAAAGTAACAAATATTTATTATTAAAAATATAGAACAATTTATATTACCTTATTCAATTAAATATAAGACTACTTTCAAAATAAATTTAAATAAAAATATTTAAATTATATATAAATTCATAAAGTAGATTATTATCTTTTTATAAAAATTAATTAAATATTTCAATCCTACCGCGTGTACATTCTGCTTCTACATAAAAATTTGCTGTTTTTTCTAATGCTTGGATTATATCGAATATTTCATCATAACTCCATTTTTCAGTTTCAGTGTTAAAAATATCTAAGATAACATCATCATGTTTAAAAAAATAACCTGTACTTCTCCGTCCCAAATGTAGGCTCAAAAAAGAACAATTTTTTTAAAAGTCATATAAATATACATATAACTTTTTTGACAGATTGGATAAATTAATCTGGGACGGAGTAGTATCTTGATTAAATCTTATTTGTTTATGAATCAAATTATTATCTCCACCAAAGCCTCCTTCTGCTCTTACAAGAGATGGTAAATTTTTATTGCCTTCTAATAAACAATGACTTTTTACTGTTTCAATAATACTTTCATTTGAACCTTCACCTTCTTCACAGATATGTTTGAATTCAATCCATCTATTTTTATATTCTTTGGGTGCATCAGAATCTAAACAAATTCTAATTTTAGTTGTGTATTTTACAATCATCATTTATTTAATTATATTTTTTAAAATTTTTATTCAAATACAATCAAAAATTTTAAAAGTATTCATTTTCAGAGTTAAATAAAAATTTTAATTTTTTTGTATGGATTACTCTGAAAAAAATTATTTCAAAAAAATTTAAAAGTTTCAAAAACTTCAAAAAAAAATGAGTTAAAAATTAAGTGTAAAAAATCATTAAAAAATAGGTTTCTGATTACTTAATTTTCACTTAAATTATGTACTACTACGTTTCATATCGTGTGACTAATTTGTGATTCATTTTTTCTTCACTCATATAAGTAAAGATTTAATACTTACTACTACTCTGTCATAGATGAATTTATCTGACAGATTGAAAAAGTTATATGACTTAAAAAAAAAAATGTTCTTTTTTGAGGCTACATTTGGGACGGAGTAATATTCAATTTTTTACTACTCCGTTTCAAATAGTAGCCTCAATCGGTGATTCAAAAAATAAGGAACCTTTAGGTTCCCGTGTGCACCAGGGCGCACATATATATTTATATGGATGAATAAGTGTAAGTATTAAATATAATCTTAAATAATAATACATAAAATTACTGAATTAAAATAATTTTATATGAATAAATGAGTGTTTTAAAAATGAATTACCGATTGATCTGAAACGGAGCAGTAATTTATTAAAAAAAAAATTTCTTTCTAAAAATGAACCCATAAAATTCTCCAAATGCAATTACTATCACTCATATTTTTAATAGACCAATGAGAAATAAAAATATACTTATTCAAAGTTTAAATATTATTGAATCAGAAATTTTAGAGTCTAAACAAGAATTTAAAAATTTTTTAGATTTTATACTTCTCCGTCCCAAATAAATTAGTGTGGGACGAGGCGACTACTTTTTATTTACTCAAGTTAAAAAATTTATATATATTTTTAACTTGATTTTGAAAAAAGTTATATCTATATTTAAGTGATTAATGAAAAAAATTTTCTTTTTTGAGACTACATTTGGGACACAGAAGTATAAATATTAAATTAAAGATCTGACTTAAATTTTTATATGATCTAAAAAGATATGGCATAATTTATCTAAACCAGACTTATTGAGTTAATTTATTTATTGAATCACCGATTTATCTAAAATTGAGAAGATGAGGTTTACTATATAAACCCTGAAATATTATCTCAAGACTATTATTATTTTTTTACTTATTAATATTTTGAAAACCACAATCATAAATTTTAAAATATTCAGATTTTTCAGAAATAGGCATGTATTTTTTAGGACATGAATTTATATTGAATTTTTGTGTATAATTAACTTTAGAATTATATTCTTCATTTCCTTCATTTTCATAAAGATCATAAAAATCATTAATAAATTCCTCACGATTATCATATGAAGAGCATTTTTTACAAAAAATCAATAAATTACTAGGGTTACCATTACCTCCTGAAGACCCAGAAACAATTTTTGGAATAAGAACATATTCTGTAAGATCAAGAAGATAATTTGAGAAATCCGAACCTATCCATGAAACAAGATCTTCATATCTATGTTCAAAATATTCTTCAAGACTGAAAACTAATACATTTTTAAAAGGTTTTTCAAAATATTCTTCATGTCCTTTTTGTTTTTTTAAATTTAAATTTTTTCCAAACAAATTTTCTAAATATTTAAAAACCTTTTTATGAGGATTTTTTCCTTTTTTAAATATTGGAGGATTTTTTTTAGTTTCTATAAAACACTTAATCGTTCCCTTATAAAAAAAATCTTCGTTAAGATATTCAATAATCTCTTCATCCGTAACCATTTTATTTGATTAAAAAAAAAATTTTTTTTTTATATTAGTTTAAAAGATTTCGGATTATCCTTTACGTAACCAGGTTTTCCAGTTCATATAGTTCGAGTAATTGGTGATTGCGTCTTAACTTTTTCATATAAAATTTAGTTATCTGAAACTGTACTTCTCCGTCCCAAATAAAAATATACTACTCCGTTTCAGATCAATTGGTAATTCAAAAAATGAAAATTTATATTAATGAATAAGTACAATTATTAAATTACACTTGTAAAATAATATATAAAAATTTAAGAAAAAAATATTTTTATATGAATAATTGAGTAATGAAAAAACGAATCACCGATTTATTTGAAACGGAGTAGTATAACTTTTAAAAAAAATGTTCTTTTTTGACCAAACTTTTGGTAAGGAGAAATAAACTTCTGATTTATAACCATATAAAAATAAAATAAACTTAATTTCTTAAATTTTATATGGATCACAAGGATCCTTCTAAATTGGACTACCGCTCTATTTCGAGAAAAATTATTAATATTAAATTCTGTTGTATAGTTTAAAAAATATAATGTTCTTTTTTATTTGGGTCGGAGAAGTAAAAAGTTTCAAAAACTTCAAAAAAAAATGAGTGAAAATTTAAGTGTAAAAAATCATTAAAAATTACGTTTTTGATTACTTAATCAACAAAATATTTTGTTTTTGTATTTTCACTTAAATTGTATATTAAATAATTTATGTCTTAAAAAATATTTTTAATATAAAAAAATATAAATTCATTAAAAGTATTATGTATATTAATAAATCGATATAAATTTGAATAATTATTTTAGATATGCATAAATAGATAAAGTCTAAAAAATATAAAAACAATTTAAAAACTTAATAAATTGTTTCATATTTTTAATATAGCAATGGGAAATAAACATTTACTCAGTCAAAGTTTATATTAATGACTCAGAAGTTTTAGAGTCTAAACAAAAATTTAAAGATTTTTTTAGATTTTATAATACGTTTAAATTCAGAACAAGAAATATACAAAAACTTTATCAATACATTACTTATTATGATGGATAATTATGATTTTACAAATGATAGAAAAGAGTTTGATAATTATATGATGACAAATTGCGAAATTATGTTAAATGTAATTTAATTAATATATTTTGTGAAAGTTTATATAAAAGATAATTTTTATATAATTTATTTACTTTAAATATTTTTATTTATTCATAATATTAATTTTATTAAATTATCTAATTGTTCTAATATATATTTTTCATTATAAGAATTAATTCTAATTTTTTCTAGATAATCTCTGTCCCATTTAATATATAATTTTCCATCAGAATAATAAATAAATTTATTTGACTCAGGAATTGTTATTTCTTGTATATTATTATTTAATATTTGATTTTTAAGAAAATATATATAATTTATAAAATTATTTTTATTTTCGTTTTTAATATTTACTTTAGAAGATAAATGAAATACATCATGCTTTGCATCATTCTTTATGTTAATAATATGTTTTATACTAAATTGAATATCAATTATATCTTTATTCTCAAAAGAATTTGTTACATCAATAAAATTTAATATTTTTGATTTTCCAATATTATCAAATAATTTTTTAAATTCCAAATCTGATTTAAATTCTTTTGATATAAAATATAAATCTCGAATTTTTTGTTCATTATTTATAATATATTTTATAAAATTACTGTAATACATAATATCATAAAGAGAAATAATTTTATAAGTTACTATAAATTGTTCTATATTTTTAATTCTGATAATCCTATGAACATATTTTTTACTTCTGGAGAGGAAGTATTTTTCTGATAGTATTCAAATATTTTTTTTGAATTGTTAATATAATATTTTGTTAAACTTTTACTGTAAGTAAAAACTCCAAAAAAATTTGAAATATTAATCATCTTTTTAAAATCTTCAAAACTTTCCACTGTATCATCTTTTTTAAATAATTTTTTAGGAATTTCTATAAAATCATCTTCATCTTCTAAATTTTGATAAAATTCTGAATTTTTAAGATAAGTTGGAATATTAGTTATTTTTATTTTCATCATTTTATTGTTGCTTTAAAAAAATATTTATTTTTCATTTTTTTTTAATATTTCTGATAAATACTTTAAAAGTATATTCTAATATAATTAAAAACTCATGTCATAAAAATTAAAAAAAAATTTGTTATTTTATTTAGAGAAAACTATTTTCATTAATTTATAAAAATATCATTTTCAAATACACCTTTATAAATATTTCCGTCGGTAAGTTTTAATATCCCATTTCCTTCACGAAATCCATTTTTAATTTCACCTTTATAAACATCACCATTTATATATTTCATAATTCCTCTACCATTAGAAAACCCTTTTTTAAATTCTCCTTCATAAATATTACCATTATTATACTCAAGCCTTCCTTTTCCTTCGGGTCTATTATCTTTAAATTCTCCTTCATAAGTATTTCCATCTCTATGTTTTAATATTCCTTTTCCATCTCTTTGGTTATTTTTAAATTCTCCTTCATAAATATTACCATCTCTATGTTTTAATATACCTTTTCCGTTTCTTTGGTTATTTTTAAACTCTCCTTCATAAATATCTCCGTTAGAGTATTTCATAATTCCTTTTTCATTAAGTTTTCCATTTTTAAATTCTCCTTCATAAATATTTCCATCTGAATATTTAAATATACCTTTTCCGTTTGCTTGGCCACTTTTAAATTCACCTTCATATATATTACCATTTATTTTTTTTGATTTTCCTCTTCCACTAAGTTCACCATTTTTAAATTCTCCTTCATAAATATTTCCATTAGAGTATTTTAAAATTCCCTTTCCTTCAGGAATTCCATTAATTAATTCTCCTTCATAAATATCTCCGTTATCATATTTTAATATGTTTTTTTCATCAGAAGAAGAATTACCCATTTATTATACATTCTAAAATATTTTTATTTTCAACTTTTTTAAAAATATGAACAACTCCGTTTCAAATAAATATTTATATGAATAAATTAGTAATACTCCGTCCCAGATAAATTTATCCAAGTTTAAAAAGTTATATGCATTTTAATATTGGTTTACAAAAAAATGTTCTTTTTTATTTGGGACGGAGAAGTATATAAATTATTCAATGAAAAATATTTTAATATTAATAATTGAGTGATGAAAAAATGAATTAACGAAGGAAACTTTAGGTTCCCGCGAACCGAATGGCTCTATTTTCTTGGTTCGTCATTGATCTGAAACGGAGTAGTTCATATTTTTTACAATCTAAAATTGAAATTAAAAAAAATTTTTTTTTAAACAAAAAATGTTTAAGAATCAAGAAAAAAATGTTATTTATACTAACGAAGATTATGAGATATATATTTATGAATTAACAAAAACCGTAATTTTTACTTGTTCTGAGGTTGTTGACAAAGATTATGCTAAAAAATTTAATTCTAGAGATGGTAAAAGGGAAACTCATGGAAAAAAAATTCATTGGATTTTTGAAAAGAGTAATACAAAAGCAATTGATACATTAAGTAAAATTATTCAGGAACCTATTGACAAATTATTTACACTTAAAGAATCTGAATTACCTAATGTTTCACCTAAAAGTAAGCTTGAAGAAAGATTATCCAAAGCCGAAGTTGTTCCAAAAAAACATGTTAGAAAAATGGTTTGGACTAATAATGATAAATATTTATTTGATTATACAGAAAAATCTTTTGTTTTTTTTGCTAGTCCAGACTTTACAGGAGAATATGAAGAATTTAGTGATAGAGATTTATGTTTTGTAAATAAATATAGTTATACAGAAAATGATTATCCTAAAAAAGAAGGATTTTGTTTTCAGAAATTTTCATCTAAAGCGGTTAATTTTATTAATAGAATTATGAATGATGATAATGATGATGAACCAATAGATATTAGAAATTTAATGGAAATTAAAGTTTATGATAAAAAACAAGCTCCACCCAAAGAAACACAGACTAAAACTACTTCAAAATTTGCAGAACAAGATATTGGAATTCCAATTGTTAGAACTGCAATGGATGTTTTTTATGAATTAAATAATATGATGGAAAGAAAAATTGATAAAACAAATACTGAAATCTTTATTGAATTAACAGGTATGATGGAACAAAAAGTCAATCATTTAAAACAAAAAGAATTGCCTGATGGAAGTTATTGTATTTTCGGTGAAAATAAAAAAGTCATTGAAGAAATTGGAAATATTACTGAAAATGGAAAATACGAAATTAAAAAAAGTTTAGTAATTGAAGACAATAGAGTTGTCATTTTAAACAAGATAATTAAAAATATTTCTTTAAAAATCAAAGATGTAGATGATGACACTAAAACACTTTTTGGACCAATTGAAGAAGTTAATGAAAAAATATTAGAACTTGCAGAAGAAGATGATAATAATGACATTTACAATGTTAAGTATGAATATGAAATAGGAGGTAATAAAATGTGCATTCTTGAAAAGGAGTAAAACATGAAACAGTATATAAATATATTTTTAAATTAAATATATTTTCTGTAGATTTTTTATAAAAAATATATTTTTATTAAGTGTAGGAGCACTTTAGAATTTTATAAAAAAAAAATATTTCTTTTAAATTTTTATAAACTGTACTACTCCATTGCAAATGCTCCGACGAAGTTGATTTTCCATCAAATTTTCATAAAATACGAATTAAAAAATATTACTACTCCGTTTCAAATCAATCGGTGATTCATTTTTAGATCACACAAATATACATATAAAATTATTTTAATTCACTAATTTTATATATTGTTATTTAAGTTGTTATTAAATATTTATACTAATTTACTCATATAAATATTTATTTTTTGAATTACCAATTTATCTGAAACGGAGTAGTATTTTTTATAAAATGTTTTATTTTTTATAAAACATTTTATTTACGATTAATCATCACTTAATTTTTTATTGAAATCTCAATTTCACAGGGATCACGAGGATCCTCCTGCAATAGAGTAGTAGGAGAAGTTTAGAATTTTTATAACAAAATATATTTCTCTAAAAATTTTATAAAGTTTCTAAATTTTAATAAACTCTTTAGAATTTTTATAAACTCTTTTAAATTTTTATTTATCTAGAAAAATATATTTTATTATAAATTTTTAGTTCTTTATAGAAATATATTTCATTACAATTTTTTTATTAGACAAATATCTTTTCAGTTTTTAATTAAATTTATCCCCACAATTTAACCATATATTTTCCATATCCTACATTATCTCTAGAAAATATTTCTACCAAAGAATTTATATCATCTTTAGAAAGATCTTCAACTTCTAAGTTATTTTTAATAAGTTTTTTAATTTTGTTCAAAGAAGGTTTTTTATATTTTTCTATCAAAAAAACTTCAGAATCACCATCAAGTAAACCTTCTTCTTTTTGGGTTCTGGAGCTGCCAAGGTCATATTTTTCAATGCTTTTTGTAGTAAAAAAAGCAAACTTACGTTGAAAAGGCTCTTCTAGAATAACACAATCACCAACATTTTCTGATATTTTTGCTATTTCATCAATAGTTTTTCTATCTTTCACAAAAAATCCTTCATCAATGAATACTAGTAAATATACTCCCATTTTATATATATTTATAAATTAAATAAAAATATTTTTTAAATTCAAATTATTAATTCGAAGTTTGTAGTCATATATTGTGATAACCTTTAGGGTTTTGTGAATAATTGATCTAAATATTTTCCTTCACTTTTTGAACAATATAAGATTTTATCTGTAAGTTATATATTAAAAATTTTTTTATAAACTCTCTAAAATTTTATAAACTATAGGAACACTTTCAAACATTATATTTGATTTTTCTAGATATAAAATATATTTTATTACTACTCCGTTTCAAATAAATCGGTGTTTCAAAAAATAAATATTTATATGTATATATAAGTTAATGTATTAAAATCTTACTTATAAGTTAATATATAAAATTAGTTAATTAAAATAATTTTATATGAATATTTGAGTGAAGTAAAAATGAATTACCGATTGATATGAAACGGAGTAGTAGAAATTTTTAGTATTTTTATAGAAATATACTATTTTATTTTTTCTTCACTGAATTATTCATATGAAATTATTTTTATTAAATTTTTTTATGAAGCCCAAATTGATTTGACTAGTATTTCATTACAATTTTTTTATTTTACTTACGACTCCGTCCCAGATTAATTTATCCAAGTTGAAAAAGTTATATGTATATTTATATGACTTTTAAAAAAATTGTTCTTTTTTATCTGGGACGAGGAAGTAATTTTTATTAGAAAAATATCTTTTCAGATTTTAATTTATCTAAATTAAAATTAACTTAAAAAATACTAGTCCGTTTCAGATAAATTGGTAATTCAAAAAATAAGGAACCATTTGGTTCCCGTGTGCACCAGGGCGCACATAAATATTTATATGAGTAAATTAGTATAAATATTTAATAACAACTTAAATAACAATATATAAAATTAGTGAATTAAAATAATTTTATATGTATATTTGTGTGATCTAAAAATGAATCACCGATTTATTTGAAACGTAGTAGTACGAGATTAATTGAATTTATGTCCACAATTTAACCATATATTTTCCATATTCTACATTATCTCTAGAAAATATTTCTCCTAAAGAATTTATGTCATCTTTAGAAATATCTCCAAGATATTCTAGTTTATTTTTAATAATTTTTTTAATTTTTTTCAGAGAAGGTTTTTCATATTTTTCAATTAAGAAAACCTCAGAATCACCATTAACCAAACCTTCTTGTTCTTGATATCCACTTTTACCAAGTTCGTAATGTTTAAATTCTTTTGTAGTAAAAAAAGCAAACTTAAGTTTATAAGGATCTTCTAAAATAATACTATCACCAACATTTTCTGATATTTCCGCTATTTCATCGATATTTTTTCTATCTTTTACAAAAAATCCTTCATCAATGAATACTAATAATTCTACTCCCATTTTATATATATTTAAAATAATATTTTTTTTAATTTCAATTTTTACTACTCGGTTTTAAATAGGTAATTCAAAAAATAAATATTTTTATGGAAAAAATTGAAACTTAAAATTACTTTATATAGATATTTGTGGGATTAAAAAATGAATCACCGATTGATTTGAAATGCAGTATTATTATTTTTAACTAAAATTTGTTATTAAATCATTGTGTTTAAAAATTATTAAAAAAAAAATAAAAGAACTACTAGTCCAGTTCAGATAAATTGGGTTTTGAGAAAATTTATATTTATATGAACTTATAAATATAAATTTTTAAATGTATATAAAATCTATACTTAAATATAGTTGTTTAATTAAAAAAATATATGGTCTAAAACGTAAAAAAAAAGATCTGGTACAATTGAGCCTACTATTTAAACTGAACTAGTATTTATTTTTCATTTTTTTTGAAATGTTTTATGCATTTGTTGGAACAAACAAAAAATCTTGAAATTTATCTTTGTCTTTTTTTATTAAATCATCTAAAGTTTTTATGTATTTTTGATGTATTAGATTATTTAAAATTTTAAAATCTTTATCAAAAATATATAATTTTAGATTATTCTTTAAATATTTGTGGGTATGTTTATAAAAATAATCTAAAATATCAATTAAATTATCAAATTTCTCAAGAAGATAAGGATATCTATAAATAATCTTTTTACATTTTTCTTTAATTTTTATAGCATTTTCAAAAATACATTCTTTATTTAATCTTTTAATTATTTTTATATTATCCATATATAAATATCTTTCTTCACGATTTGCACAAATTAATATTTTGTCACACCCCTTTTTTTTTAAAAGATTTTCAGAAAGTCTAAAACATTCTTTTGATGCTTCAATAAAATAAAAATTATCAAGAGTCTCTTCATTAAAATTATCACTATGTTTTTTCTTAAAAGGTAAAATTATGCCTTCAAATATTTCTACTTCATAATCATCTTTCATATTTGTATAACCTCTTTCTAAAATAATGTTTATTGATCTGTTTTTTTTTATTGTAAATTAGAATTGCATTGTTTAAATTGTCTTTAATGTTTTCAAAAATATTTTTTAACTTAATAATTGAATTTAGAATTTCTTCTTCTTTAATTAATCTTCCTTTATATAAAAAATTATATTTTTTAATCCCTAATTTTTCATCAAGAGAATAACAGAAATTAGGCTTACTAATATAAAATCTATTTTTTTCGAAAAAGCTATCTTCTTCAATTTTTAAAATAAAATTTTTAGCAATTTCAGTAGTTTCAAAAGAAAAAATAAAAACTCCTAAATAATCATCATCAAAATAATCTAATTTTAGTTGAATATAATACATTTTTTTTTAATGAAAATTTATTCAATTTTTTAAGAAAAGTTTTATAAAAGTTCTCTTTATGGGACTAATTGAGTTCTCAAATTGTAATTCTCTGTTTCATATAAAAAGTAGCCGGCTATCTGAAAGATTGAAACGGAGTAGTAGTATACATTTAATACTTATAAAATTAGTGAATTAAAATAATTTATATGAATAATTGAGTAGAGTAAAAATAAAAAAGAACATTTTTTTTTAAATTCATATAAATATACATATAACTTTTTTGACATATTGGATAAATTAATCTGGGACGGAGTCGTAATATTTATTTATCATGTTTTTTGAAATATTTTATTCATTTTGGGGAATAAACAAAAAATCTTGAAATTTATCTTCATCTTTTTTTATTAAATCATCTAAAGTTTTTATGTTTGACTGATATATTATTAGATGATCTATAGGTTTGAAATTTTCACTAAAATAATATCGAACAATATTTTTATCTAAATAATCTAATAAATCAGTTAGATTTTCGAATTTTTCAAAAATATTAGGATATCTATAAATAATATTTTTACATATTTCTTCAATTTTCATAGAATATATAAAAGGTGATTTTTTCTTTAATCTTTTAATTATTTTTATTCTATCCATATATCTATATCTTTCTTCACGATTTGCACAAATTAAGATTTTTTCACATTTTTTTTTTTTTAAAAGATCCTTAGAAAGTCTAAAACATTCTTTAGAAAGTTCAATAAAACGATCATTTTCAATTTCCCCTTCAGTAAAATTATCACTATGTCTTTTCTTAACAGGTAAAATTCTGACTATAAATATTTCTACTTCATAATCATCTTTTGTATTTGTATAACCTCTTTCAATTCGAAAATAATGTTTATTAATCTTTTGTTTTTTACTATAATTTAGAATTTGATTATTTAAATTTGTATTGATTTTTTCGAAAATATCTTTTAACTTAATAATTGAAAGTTCAATTTCTTCTTCTTTAACCAATCTTCCTTTGTATATAAATTTATATTTTTTAATTCCTAATTTTTCATCAAGAGAATAAAAAAAATAAGGCTTACTAATATAAAATCTATTTTTTTTAAAAAAGACATCTTCTTCAATTTTTAAGATAAATTTTTTAGCAATTTTAGTATTTTCAAAAGAAAAAATAAAAACCCCTAAATAATCATCATCAAGATAATCTAATTTTAACTGAATATAATACATTTTTAATTTCTTAAAGATTTTTATTTATTAATTCAATTTTTTAAATAATAAATAAAAGTTCTCTTTATACGACTAATTGAGTTCTCAAAGTGTAATTCTCTGTCTCATATAAAAAGTACAACTCCGTCCCAAATAAAAAAGAACAATTTTTTAAAAAGGCATATAAATATACATATAACTTTTTAAAGTTGGATAAAGTTATCTGGGACGGAGAAGTACTCCGTTTCAGATTAATTGGTACTTCTCCTTCCCAAATAAATTAGTGTGGAACGAGGCGGCTATCGAACTTTTTAAAAAGCCATATTAAAGTGCATATAACTTTTTCAATGTGTCAGATAAATTAATCTGGAACGGTGTCGTACAGGTTACTGTAATTCAAAAAATAAATATTTATATGGGTAAATTAGTATAACTATTTAATAACAACTTAAATAAGAATATATAAAATTAGTGAATTAAAATAATTTTATATTAATAAGTAAGTGATCTAAAAATGAATCACTGATTAATTTGAAATGGAGTAGTACTCCGTCCCAGATTAATTTATCTGACACATTGAAAAAGTTATATTCATTTTAATATGGGTTTTTAAAAAGTTTGATATTTTTATTTGGGACGGAGAAGTATTAGTATTTAATTGAATATTTTTTTTATTTTTTAATTAAAAAAATGAAAACACAATTTTGTGAATTAAATAAAGATTTAGAGGAAGATAAAAAACAAAACCTTTCAGAATCTACTATTAAATTACAACAAAAAGTAGAAGATTTATTAAATAAAATTGATAAAAATAAAAATTATAAAAAAAACAATAAAAATATTATTCTAAAAAAAGGTGATAAATATATTTTAGAAATGACAGAAAATACAAAAAACATTATTGAAAAATTATTTTTTTATAATTTATTAGATGATTTTCTAATAGATGATTATTTAAATTTTAAATCTGAAGATAAATAAATAAGACTTCGTGTCAGATCAATAGGTGATTTATTTTACAACATTCATTTATTAATATAAAATTCATCACTAATTTTATATATTTTTATTTAGGACGGAGTCGTAAGTTGTTATTAAATACTTACTACTGTAGTTTAGATGAATTGGTTTTTTTAAAAATTATATTTATATGTAATTATTGAATTAATAAAATTTTTAATGTATATTACTTCTCCGTCCCAAATAAAAATATCCAACTTTTTAAAAATCCATATTAAAATGCATATAACTTTTTCAAGTTGGATATTATTACTTACGACGGAGTCGTACTTTATTTTAGATAAATCTGGAGAAGCTGAAGGTTCTTTGTGATTCAAAAAATAAATATTTATTTTTTTATATAAATGATGTAAAAATGAATTACATATTGACTTGAAACGTAGTAGTAATTCATTATTCCATTACTACTCCGTTTCAGATAAATTGGTAATTCAAAAAATAAATATTTATATTAGTAAATTCGTATAAATATTTAATAACAACTTAAATAACAATATATAAATTTAGTGAATTAAAATAATTTTATATGTATATTTGTGTGATCTAAAAATGAATCACCGATTGATTTGAAACGGAGTAGTACTTATTTATGATCTAAAAAAGTTAAAAAAAAATCTTTTAAGTGGTTTAAAAATGAATCAATAATTAGTTCTACCAGAATTTTTTATAAAAAAAGAAATTTAATACTACTCCGTTTCAGATAATATGACGAACCTTTAGGTTCCTTCGGTGATTCAAAAAATAAGGAACAGTCCCACCATTTGGTTCCCTTGTGCTCCTCTGTGCACATTAAATTAAAAGTAGGCGACCTAATTTTATATGAATAATTGAGTGATCTAAAAATGAATAACCGATTATTCCCACGATATGAAACGGAGTAATACCAGATAAATATTTTAATCAGTTACATATTTTTTTAAATCTACTATTTTTCCATAAAAAATTTGTGCAGAATCTATATATGGATTATCTGTATGGTTAAAATTAACTGGGTTATAAGATAATCTTTCAACGAACATAATTTGATTGACATTTTTAGAAATAAAAAATTCATTTGAAAATAATTTACAATTTATAACTGGATAATTATCATCTCTTTTTTCATTGTAAGGGTAATTACAAGAGTTCATACTTGGAAGATTTTTAGCTGTATCATATGATTCAATAGCACTTTTGTTTGTCATATTATATATTTGTATATTTGAAGTTAAAGCCGCTGTAAATTTTAATTGGTTTAAAGAAACAACTAAAAATCCCATAGTCATATCATTTTCTACATTAATTGTATTAGAGTTAAAATAATTTTCACCTGTATTATTTGCTTGCATTTGGGCATTTAAGCCATTAGAAATAATACTTATGGCATCATAAAAACTCTGGAAGGGATAATTTGTAGAATAAATATTAGATAAATAATTATATGTCAAATACTTATTTGGAAATAAATTTGTTAAATCATTTGTAAATGTTTTAAATAAACTTGAAATTCTTCTAAAGCTAAGGGGTTTTAATGATACAGTCCATTTTTTAATAATAGATGCTTGATTGAAATATTTTTCTTTCTCATAACAAGTTTTGTTACTTCTATAATAATCTATTGAAGAATTGTTTGGTAAATTTAAAAAATCACCAGAAATTAATGTCCCTGTTCTAAATAAAAAAGTATACTTAGCACAACTAATATATTCTATAGGAATTCTAGAAATAATATACCCTCTATTTTTAAATTTTTCAGCAATATCTTTATTGGCTGTACAACAAATTTTTATTTCTCTATCATAAACTTGTTTATCAAAAAAAAGTAGCGTTTGATCTACACTTGCGAAAACTTCATTATTTTGATTGCATCCATAAGTAAAAAAATAAGGTGTAAAATTAAATAAACTTGAATTATTTTTAAAATGATTATCCAGCTTAATTTTAATGATAATAAAATCATCAGGATGAACTGTAACTGTTTCAAATAATTTTTGTCTAGAAGTTAAATTTCTAAATTCTGCTCCAATGTAATTAATAGTACTATTAGCCCCATAATTATCTGCATCTGGATTCTCTGATGCTAACTTACTAATATTGTAGAAAAACCCTTTGAATTTTTCATGCATTTTATTTATTGAAAGAAAATAAATATCAATGAAAAAATAAAGATAATTTTGTAGAAAAAAATTTTTTTATTTTCTAATACTACTCCATTGCAGATAAATTGAGTTTTCAATAAAAATTTAACTGATAAATAATCGTAAAAAAAATGTTTTATTTTTATAAAAAATATGTTTGTGAATAATATTTTTTAATTTTTTCTTATATTCTATGAAAATTCAATGAAAACTAAATTCATTTGTAATGGAGTAGTACTCAATTTCAAACAAATCACACGATATAAAATGGGGTATTAGTTAAAATTTTTTTTTATAAATTTTTAATTATACAATTTGAAAAAAATATTTTTAATTTATTTTAAAATTCGAAAATATATATTTTTATATTCAATATACATTTGTCGTATAATTTTATAAAAAGTATACATTTGACATATAATTTATAAAGAGTATAAATTTCTCTTAAATTTTTTAAATGTAGTCACAAAAGTTTGGAAAATGTTCCAAAAAATATAAGCATAATTTTAAAATAATATATCTCTTCTAATTTTCTATAAAAATGTTTTAAATAATTTATAAAAAAATTTAAAAATGTACTGCTCCGTTTCAAATAAATGACGAACCATTCGGTTCGCGGGAACCTAAAGGCACCATTTTCTTGGTTCCTTCGGTGATTCAAAAAATAAGGAACCATTTGGTTCCCGTGTGCACACCAGGGCGCACATATATATTTATATTAATAAATTGACGTTATAAGTATTAAATCTATACCTATACAGTAATATATAAAATTACTGAATTAAAATAATTTTATATGAATAAATGAGTGTTTTAAAAATGAATTACCGATTGATCTGAAACGGAGTATTATATTTTTATATTCAATAATAGTCCAGTTCAAATACACCGACAAAGTTGGGTCAGATCTTTTTTATTCACTTTTTAGATCATTAAGTGAGTATTTATATCACTTAAAAATAATTAAACATAAATTTATATATAGTTATTTTTTTTTAACCCAATTTTATAGGGATCACACGGATTCTCATGAACTGGACTAGTACTACATTTGCACTAAAGTGAGTCTACATTTTATAAGTAGTATACATTTCTCTTAAATTTTTAAATATAGTCACAAAAGTTTGGAAAATGTTCCAAAAAATATAAGAATAATTTTAAAATAATATATCTCTTCTAATTTTTTATAAAACTCTTTTAAATAATTTATAAAAAAATTTGGAAATATATATTTTTATATTCAATACTTCTCCGTCCAAGATAATATTTTGTTGAACTATCCAAGTTTAAAAAGTTATATGCATTTTAATACTGTTTTATAAAAAAATGTTCTTTTTTGAGATTACATTTGGGAAGGAGAAGTATAAATTTATCCTATAATTTTAATAAAAATTATACTATTCCAGTTCAGGAGAATCCTTTAGGATTCGTATAAAAATTGGGTTTTGAGAAAAATTTTATTTATATGTAAATATAAATAGAATTGTTTAAAAGACATATAAAATATTACTTAAGGATAAGCTTTTTAACTAAAAATTTATATGGTTAAAAAAGTGAAGAAAAAGATCTGGCCCAACTTTATCGTCGTATTTGAACTGGACTAGTACATTTATCTTAAATTTTTTAAATATAGTCAAAAAAGTTCGGAAAATATTCCAAATAATATATATCTTCTAATTTTTTATAAAAATCTTTTAAATAATTTAGAAAATGTTCCAAAAAATATACAACTCTGTCCCGAATAAAAAAACACATTTTTTTAAAAATTCACTTAAAAATAAATATAAGTTTTTGAACTTGTGTAGTACGCCTACTCTTTATCTGGGACAGAGTATTACTGTTTTTAAAATAATATACTTCTCCGTCCCAAATGTAGGCTAAAAAAATGTTCTTTTTTTATAAAGCTATATAAAAATGCATATAATTTTTTCAATGTTTCAGATCGACATATTATCTGGGAGGGAGTTGTATATCTCCTAATTTTTTATAAAACTCTTTTAAATAATTTATAAAAATATACTACTCCGTTTCAAATAAATCAGGAGAGCCTGAAGGCTCTCTGTGATTCAAAAAATAAATATTTATATGAATATTTAAGTTAATGTATTAAATACTTACTTATAAGTTAATATATAAAATTATTGAATTAAAATTAGGCGACCTAATTTTATATGTATATTTGTGTGATCTAAAAATGAATTACCGAAGGAACCTGAAGGTTCCCGCGAACCGTTCGGTTCGTCATTGATCTGAAACGGAGAAGTAATATTTCAACTTCATTAAAAAAATAATCATTAAAAAAAACTTTCAACTTTATCAAATATAAAAATTAAAATTTGAATTTTATATTTTATTTCTTAAGAAATAAAATGAGTGATACTTTTTATACTATTTATAATCTTAATAAAAATAAGTATTTGCATTATGACCCTTTTGATGAGGTTTATTTTACAAGTAATGAAATTTTAGGTGCCGTTGCTTGGACAAAAGTGAAAGGAAAAAATTTCATTTCAGATAATTTAGATAATGAATGGTCTTTAAAATTCTATAAGAGTGCTAAATTTGTTAGAATAGATAATGAACAAATAGAAAAAAATTTTTATAGTCAAACACATTAATTATAAAAAATCATTTATTAGAAATATTTCTAATAAATAAAAATTATTACTAGTCCAGTTCATATAAATAGCTAATTCATTTTTAGAACACTAATTTATCTGAAACTTAGTAGTACTAGTCCAGTTCAGGAGAATCCTTTAGGATTCCTATAAAATTGGGTTTTCAAAAAAAGGAACAGTCCCACCATATTGTTCCAGTGTGCACCAGGGCGCACATAAATAAGTATATGTAAATTTATGTTTAAATATTTTTAAGTAATATAAATACTCACTTGATAATATATATTTTACTTAAAATTTAATATTGTTTTAAAAGTGAAGAAAAAGATCTGGCCCAATTACTCCGACTATATGAACTGGACTAGTACTATTTTAATTTAAATATTTGGAATAATCCGTTTCAAATAATTTTATTTTTTATTCAAATATTTTTATATATTATTTTTGAATTACTAACATATTAATAGGAATTTCTATATATTTTGATTACTTTTTTTTTTAATACTATTCCAGTTTGGATAAGCTTTATTATTTTTTTTATAACAAACAATACAATAATGATATTCATTTTTAATAACTGTATTAACTTTGCATTTTATACAAACTTTTGCATTTGGCTTATTATGTTTTTTAGGACATTTATCAGAAAAATGATTTTTACTACCACATGTAAAACATCTATCATTAGCATGAACAATTTCTTTTTCTAAAAATTCAATTTGGTTTTTTGTTAGAATTTCTGTACTATATGCACCACCTCTAACATTTTCAATACCATATTTATTTATATATTCTTTAACATAAAGATCTTCTAAAAAATCAGAATTACAATCCTCTTCAATAATAATATGATCAATTATTTTATTTTTTGAAATCCAAGGATTCTCTGAAATATTATGTTCTGAAAGTCTTCTTTTCATATTTCGTGTTTTTCCAATATACCATTTATTATTTTCTAATCTTAAAGCATATATAACAAGTTTTGATTTTTCAGGAACTATTTTTTGAATATAATAAGATTTTTCTTGTTCTTTATGAGGTATTTTTTGTTTTTCATCTTTTCTATTTATTCCTAAGAATCTAAAAATAAAATCCATTTTTATAATTTAATAAATAAATTATAAAAAATTCAAAAAGTCAAAAAAATGTCTTGTATTTTTCAGAGAAGTACTACTCTAAAGGAACATTTAGGTTCTCCTTTATATATAAATAGCTTATTCATTTTTTATATCACTCATGTATTAATATATTATTTTATTTATTAATTAATTTTATATATTATTATTTAACTTGATAACTTATACTAATTTATTCATCGTATTTTTTGAATCACCCAATGTTTCTTCATTTATCTGAAACGAAGAAGTATATTTTATTACAAAAATTTAAAATTACTTCTACAGTTTATAAAAATTCTAGAAAAATATATTTCATTATAAAAATTTTAGAGACTTTATAAAAATTTAAACTCTTTTATAAAAATTCTAAAGAAGTACTACTCCGTCACAGATAATATGTCAAGCCAAGTTGAAAAAGTTATATTTATCTTTAAGTGAGTTTAAAAAAAAATGTGTATTTTTATTTGGGACAGAGTTGTATATTTTGTTAGAAAATTTTAAACTCTTTTATAAAAAAACATATTTCATTATAAAAATTCTAGAAAAATATATTTTTTTATAAAAATTCTAGAGAAGTATATTTCATTATAAAAAATTAAAAGTTCTCCTACACTTTATAAAAATTCTAGAGAAATATATTTTGTTAAAAATATTTTATATCTAATTAAAAATAAATGTTACAAGTTATATCTTCGTCACCAAAACTTTTTTCTGTAAACAATATTATAAATGTTACAGGTGCTGGATTCCAACCTTTCCCTTTACAATCTGACACTCCACAAAATATTTCATATGCTCAAGTATGTCTTCAATCAGCTTCATATTTAATTAATTTATCATCTTCAAGAAGATTAATTAATACAGATAAAAATATTTCTGTGGATTTAAGAGATACTGAACTTAAAAATATGGATATTAAAGATTTAATAGGAATGAAATTCAATGTTCTTGTAAAAGTATCTATTATAAGATTTCCTGATGTGTATTTTGTTCAAGGTGATTTCCCAGGGCAAGGAAAATTACCAATGGAAGATGAAAATTTGATTGCTGCATGTAAATCTGGGGATTATAATTCCTGTAATAATTTGACTAAAAAATATACTATTTCTGAATTATGGAGTCCAGTTAATTCTTTAGCAACATATACCTTCGATAAATTATATGAAATGCAAATTACAAATTCTTCACCAAAATTATATTCTTCCGGAAAACTTATAACAATATATGGCAGCGGTTTTTCACAAGATTTACAACAATATAATGCTAAAGTTGGTTTGCAAAATCAAAACAATCCTAAAGATATTATATCTTTTAGTTTACAAGATAAATTTATAAACGATAATGAAATAATAATAGATTTATCGCTTATAAATCCAGAATTTGATTTATCAAGTAGAAAAGGTCAAACTTACAATATATTTATAGAAATTTCACAATGGGGACAAAGATTTACTTCTGATAATGCCACTTATGTAATAGACTAATTATATGAAATATTTTTTAAAATTTGTTCAAAAATAATTAAAAAAACTTAAGTGTAAAATTATATGTAAAAAATATTTTGGAAAATTTGTTGAATACTTAATCAGGAACGCAAAAAATGTTGAATTTTTACACTTATTTTTTCACTTAATTTTTTGAACATTTTTCCAAAAAAATTAAAAAGTATAAAAATAGAATTACACATAAATATTTTTTTTAAAGTGATATACACTAATAATTCACTGAAAGAAAATTTGAAAATTCAAAAAAGAAATGACTGTATGATAAATTATCAAAACATATATTTTCTAATTAATATTTTATTTGAACATAAACTTAATTATTTATGTTGAATATAAATCTTAAAAATAATCTTAGAAAAAAAATTTACTAAAAAAATAATTAAAAATTAAATAATTAAAAAATGTACTACTCTATCACAAAATATTATCTGTAACGTATTAGTATTTTTTATTTCAAAATAAGGTAATAAAATTAATTACATCTTATTTTCATAGATGCAATCTAAACTTGAGTACTTCTCCGTCCCAGATAAAAAAGAACATTTTTTTTAAAGTCATATAAAAATATATATAAATTTTTTAAGTTGGATAAATTAATCTGGGACGGAGTAGTATCATAAATTAGAAATACACTAGTAATTTTATGAAGTTCCGACACTGAAGTCATAAAAATATAAAATGACGAACTTCAATAAAAAAGAATTAAAATTAATTCTTTTAGTTCACATTGTTTTACTATATGAACTAAAATAATACTAAATCACAAATTAAATATTTACTGATGTAACACATACTTTATTATTTTTAGTAGTGAGATATTAAAAATAAGGAAAAAATGAAGTTTTAATGACCGTACTTTTTCTGGAAAAGTTTCCAAAAATTTCCAGATTTATATATTAATTAAATAAATACTTAATTAATATAATATTTATATTCACTTTAAATATTTAAATAAATTATTAAAAATTTTAGAAAAATATAAAATTTACTAAAATATTAATTAGAATATAAAAATATGCAACTCCGTCTCAAATAAATATTAGGAGCAGAGTTGTACTGTACTAGTCCATTTCAAATGAGTCTGCACTTCATTAAAAAAAAAATTGTATGAATATATAATTATAAAATAATATATAAAAATATTAAATTAAAAAAAATTATGTAAATAATTATGGGAATAAAAAATGAAGTGCAGATTTATCTGAAATGGACTAGTACCTTCCAAAATAAGTTGATGAAACTTTAGTTTCACTTTTTTAAAATTTACTACTCCGTCCCAGATAAATAGACCTAACTTTTTTTAGATGTATGCAAATTTAAGTGATTAAGAAAAAAGTTAAGCCTATTTTTGGCCACATTTGGGACGGAGTAGTAGTATAAAATTAGAAATTCACTTTTAATTTATTAACTAAAATGTGCTTTAAAAAATATTAAGTTGAAACTTCAGTAAAAAAATATTTTTATCTTCTAATTAATATTTTAGTAAATTTTATTTTTTCTAAAATTTTTTTATAATTTATTTAAATATTTAAAGTGAATATAAATAGTATAATAATTAACTGTATTTTTAATTAATATATAAATCTGGAAATTTTTGGAAACTTTTCCAGAAAAAGTAAGTTCATTAAATCTTCATTTTTTCCTTATTTTTAATATTTCTCTATAAAATTTTTGAAATCTTCACTAAACATTTTATAGAGTTTTATTTTTGTTTTTATTTAAGTGGTAAATTTATTATTAAATGTGAATACTAATACTCCGTCCCAGATAAATATATCCAAGTTGAAAAATTTATATATAAATTTAAGTGACTTTAAAAAAAATGTGTTTTTTTTATTTGGGAAAGAGTTTTACAGTTTAATTAAATTTTAATTTCATATTTTCATACCTTACTTTTGTTTTTTCCAAAAATATTTTTTTTAAAATCTAAGTAAAAATTTGAGTGTGAAAAAATTTGAAAATTATTTTTTGAATATATTTCTTGAATAATTAATTACAAACACAAAAAATGTTGATCTTTTACACTTAATTTTTTCCAGAAAAATTTAAAAAATTAAAAAGTAGATGTTCCGGACCGACTGTAGATAGTAATTTGAAAGAAATTAGTTTTTGAGTCTATTTTTATATATTTTTTAAACTATTCCCCCCATTTATTAAAAGCTCAAATGTTCAATTCATCTGAAATAAAATAGTAATACTCTATTTCAGATAAATCCGGACTTCATTTTTCATCTCTGATTTATTCATATAAAAATTTTATTATTTATTAATTTTATATATTAATATTTAAGTAGAAATTTAATACTTAAACTTATTTACTCATACAAATATTTATTCTATGAAGTCCGGATTTATTTGAAATGGACTAGTAATAGTTAAGTTCATCTAAATCAAACAGACTTACTACTCCGTCTCGTATAAATAGGCATAACTTTTTTCTTAACCACTTAATTTTACATATATATATATAAAAAGTTGAGCCTATTTATACGAGACGGAGTAGTACTGTATTGTGAGAATCTGCAGGTTCCTTTTAACTAATTGATCCATATATTTTATATTGGCTCGGGGGGGGGGTTCATGAAGAACCGGACTAATACTTTTTTTAAGTTTTTATTAAAAATGAAAATTTATTTTTAATAATTATAATCATAAAATGTTATTTAATATTAATGAAATTTATATTCTTAAAAAAATATGGGAAGATCTTATTAAAAAAAGTAATTCAAATATCGGTATTTCAAAAGATGTATTTATTCAATACACACAACTTCAAGGTTTAATTGGAGAAAAATTATTTTTGTCTTTTGATAATGAAAAATTAGATTTTATATCTTATGAATCTTTTATTAAAAACATGGAAATTTTATTTTTAGGTACAATTGAAGAAAAAATTAAGTTATTATTTATAGGGATTAATAAAAATAATTTAATAAATAAAAAAGACTTACAAACAATTTTAAATCACATACCTCATATTGTTTTTATTAAAGATAATTTAGAAGAAAAATTAGAATATACAAATAAAAATACTTTTTTAGAAAATAACGATAATCTTAATTTTTTACTACTCCGTTTCAGATCAATCGGTAATTCATTTTTACTTCACTCAATTATTCATATAAAATTATTTTAATTCACTAATTTTATATATTACTGTATAAGTATTAAATGTATACTTATACTTATTCATTAATATAAATTTTTATTTTTTGAAACACCGATTGATCTGAAACGGAGTAGTAGAATTTAATTTTTTTATTAAAGATAATCTCATAATTTTAGAATATATAATTACTTCAATACCATATAATATTAATAGAACATTATCATCTAGTAAGATTGATCTGCTTCCAAAATGCAATTCTGTTAAATATGAAGCTTACTTATGGAAAAAAGGCATTCATATTAATTTTTTAGTTAAAAGATATTATTTACTTTATGGAGATTATTTATATTATTATGATTATAAAAACGATATAAAACCTAAAGGAACAATTTTCATTAATGGATGTTCTGTTAAAGCAATTGATTTTAAAGAAAATTTTTATACAGTAAGCTGTAGTGTTCATAATTTTTATTCTTTTGAAATTATGATTGATAAAGTAAAAAAAAAAATTTATTGTCAATCTTTATATGATAGAAATATTTGGTTAGATAAATTAAAAACAATTGCACACGCGACATCATTTGATGATGATTATATTTTGAATAATGAAATAGGGAGTGGTGCATTTAGTAAAGTATATAAATGTTGTGAAAAAAATACCCACATAGAATATGCTGTTAAAATATTAAATAAGAATGAATCTCCAGACTCGATAAAAAACGAAATATCTATTTTAAAATTAGTGAGACATCCAAATATTATTCATCTTAAAAATATTTATGAAAACCAAAAAAATATTTATATTATAACAGATCTTGAAAAAAAAAGGAGATTTATTTTCATATATAATTAAAAGATCCATATTTTCTGAAACAGAACTTAATATATTAATACTTCCATTATTAAAAGCTGTACAATACATTCATGCTTTAGGTATTGTACACGGAGATATTAAACCAGAAAATATTCTCTTTGATCCTGATAATCCTTCTGAATTAAAATTAACTGATTTTGGTCTTTCTAAAATAATTTTATCAGATAATAAATTAACAAATAAATGTGGAACATTATCTTATGTAGCACCTGAAGTTTTATTGTACCAAGGATATGATATGAAAGCTGATATGTGGTCAATAGGTGTAATTATGTATTTATTATTTTATGGAAAGATGCCATTTGATTCTGAAAAAGAAAAAGATATATATAATAATATTTTAATTAAAGAATTATCAATAGAAAATACATTAATTTCAGGATTACTTAAAAAAAATCCTATAGATAGGTTAAATTCAGAAGATTCTATAAAGTTAATATCATATTTAGATTTTTAACTTAAAAATTAATGTAAGAGTCCTTCAAAGATAATATGTCAGATCAATTCTTTTTTTTTTTATATTACTTGAACATATATAAAAAACAAATGCGGAAAATTAGGACAAAGTATTAATAGAAAAAATAAATCAAACATATTAGTATTATTCGACCTTTTTAGAATTTTTATTTTTTTTTGGTTTTCTCAATTTATTAGAAATGGAGAAATATTTTTCTAAACTTTTTATAATACTTGAATATTTTTTTGACCTATAGAATATGTCAAAAAAGTTACTACTCCGTTTCAGATAAATCAGGAGAACCTTCAGGCTCTCTGTAATTCAAAAAATAAGGAACAGTCCCACCATATTGTTCCCGTGTGCACTAGGGTGAACATAAATGTTTATATGAGTAAATTACTATAAATATTTAATAACAACTTAAATAACAATATATAAAATTAGTGAATTAAAATAATTTTATATTAATAAATGAGTGTTCTAAAAATGAATCACCGATTGATTTGAAACGGAGCAGTATATAAATTTTAATATGCCTTTATAAAAAAAGTTCTTTTTTAACCCTACATTTGTGACTGAGAAGGACTACTTTAATTCCATTAAAAAAAGTTTAGTTTCAAGATCTAATAGATCTTAGTTTTTTCCTAGCCGCTTTATCTACAAGATTAAAAATTTTATCTTTTTCGTCACGGTTTATAGTTTTTTTATGTCCTTCTACTTTAAAAAGAACAACATTTTTTGGATATTGATTATTTTTATAGTTTTGTACTGCTTTTTGGCAATCTGTATATATTTTAATATTTTTTTTATTACATAGACTAATGCATTTTTCAACAGCATATAATTCTGCTTCTGTATTTTTAATGTTTTCTAATATTTCCAAAATTATTTCATCATTCCCTATTTTATAAGCAACAACTGAAGTATTTATAAATTGCGAATATGATGCATCTGTGTAACATTCAATATTATCTTCCATTATTTTTAATTCCATTATTTTTAATTAAAAAAATCAATTATACATTTGAAATATTAATATTCCAGTTCACATAGGTCCACAATATGTCATACAATAAATTTAAACACAATTGAGCCTACATTCTCAGTATATGAACTGGAATATTTAAATTCAACACTACTTTATTATTTATTATATTTAATATGACACTTTAAAAAATAGGAATTTGACAATTATGTACTACTCCGTTTCAGATAAATTGGTGATTCAAAAAATAATTTTTTATATGAATAATTAAGTATAAGTATTAAATCTTTACTTATAAAGTAATATATAAAATTAGTGAATTAAAATAATTTTATATGGATAATTCACTGAACTAAAAATGAATCACCGATTGATTTGAAACGGAGTAGTATTATATTAGAAATTATTATGAATAAATTGTCATTTTTTGTAAAAAATTGAGACATAATTTATAAGGAATGAAGGTTTGTGTAAATAAAACAATTAATTTAACATTATTTGTTAGTTAATGTATAGGCTTATCACAAATTTTGTCAAAAAAAAGTAGTATATTTTTTCGTATTAAGTTACTAAAATACCTATTATGATCAGAAGTTTGAACATTTTTTTATTTTAATGTTTGTTTCTTTAATTGTAAAATTAACTAAAAAAAAATGTGTCTTCATGAATTGATTAAAGTTTAACTGATTTTTTATTTCCAGCTGCATGTCTTAAAGTTAATTTACTATTTTTTTTCCAATCTGTACCAACAGCTTTACTACTCATAAAATACATATCTTCATCTTCCAAATCAACTGTAAAAAATTTACCCACAGGTTTAAATTTTAAATACCATTAATAATATAAAGGAAAATCATTACCTAATCTACATCATACTACAATTTTTTTTTCTGTATCTTTGCAATATAACATTTATCGGTATTATAATATAAATTTCCTTCGCACATTAAATCTTTTAATTTTTCATTTATGATTCCAAGATTTTTTCTAAGATCACTTAAAACTTTTAAATCATTAAAACTATAAACACGTCCTTTTCCATTTTCATATTCTGGTTCTTGAGAAAAATCACCATAACATAAATTATGTCTGGCATGTTTATTAAAAATTTTTTTATACATCATCCCATTCTAACTTCAAATGTTCTTGCATTAATTCTTCTTTATTATATTTTGTTCAATTATTAATTCCATTTTTAATTACTAAAAAATATGCAAGATCTTTTAAATCATAAAGTATACAATTACATCCTAAAGAGGCATAATATTCTTTAATATTTATAATATCTTCATAATTTAATCCTGCTTCTGCATCTTTACCTATTTTTTGATTCCCGACATGATTTTTACAAATATCTTAAGTGTTACAGTTGTATTCATTTAATCTTTTTTATAAATTTTAATATTTTTTCAAATTTAAGTTCAAAAATTTACTGGTCCACCGCGGCTCCGAATATATGAACTGGACGAGTATTTGAAATTAACTCTAGAATCAAATTTTAAAACATTTAGTGAAGTGAACCATACTTTTTGATTTTTGATAGATAAATATAAAAAATTAAGAAAAAAATGAAGATTTAATAACCGTAACTCTTCTTGAAAACTTTCCAAAATTTTCCAGATTTATATAATAATTAAATATAATGTTAATTAATATGAGATTTATATCCTTTTAATTATTTTAATAAACTCTAAAAAAATTTAGAAAAAAATAAATTTACTAAAATATTAATTAGAAGATTAAATAATTTAAAAAATATACTACTACATCATTCAAAATGCTCCAAAATTTTCAAAAAAAATAAATTTAAGTGTAATGTATTTACTTTAAAAAATTGAGTTTTATAATTTTGTACTACTCTGTCCGGGATAAAAAAAAAGACATTTTTTAATTAATGCCTTAAATTTACATATAATATTTTTAACAGTCCCATAGAGTTGTGTTGAGATATAATTTGGGACGGAGTAGTATTCAATAATCAAACATACTAGTAGCAATTTTTCTACTAGTCCAGTTCAGATAATATGTCAGGCCAGATCTTTTTCTTCACTTTTTTAACCATATAAATTTTTAATTAAAAAGCTTATCCTTAAGTAATATTTTATATTTATTTTAAACGCGTCTACTTATATTTACATATAAATAATTTTTTTCTCAAAACCCAATTTATTTGAACTGGACTAGTAATTCTATATCTATATGGTAGACTAAAGGGTATTTTTAAATACCTTTTATTTTCTAATTAATATTTTAGTAAATTTATTTTTTTCTAAAAAATTTAGAGTTTATTACTACTCCGTTTCAGATCAATCGGTAATTCATTTTTACTTCACTCAATTATTAATATAAAATTATTTTAATTCACTAATTTTATATATTACTGTATAAGTATTAAATGTATACTTATACTTATTCATTAATATAAATTTTTATTTTTTGAAACACCGATTTATTTGAAACGGAGTAGTAAAATATTTAAAAAGATATAAATATCATATTAATTAATATTATATTTAATTATTATATAAATCTGGGAAATTTTGGAAAGTTTTTCAGAAAATTTAAGGTCATTAATTTTTCGTTGTTTCCTTAAATTTTATACTTCTTTATTAAAAATAAGAAATTTCACTAAACATTTTAAATATTTATTCATAATGTAATTATACATTAAAGACTATTACTCTATCTCAAATATGTGACTATAGATTTTCAGTTTTTCATAATTCAAGTATTCTATATTAGTGAAGATAAAAAGTTTACAGAAGTGTCTGAGGCGAAACATTTGGTTCTTTTGGAGTACCATATTCTATTCATAATGATCTAACGTTAAAGAAAATATTATCTCAGAAGGATTATAAAATAGTGTGGGACTAGTCGCATTTACAACACTGTCTTACCAACTCATTTCTAATATTTTTCTATTAAATTACCATAAGAATAAAAATTTTGAAATATTTAGAGAAAATTATTTATTTTTAATAGAGAGATATGAAAAAATAAGAAAAAATGAAGATTTAATGACCTTACTTTTTCTGGAAAACTTTCCAAAATTTTTCAAATTTATATATTAATTAAATATACACTTAATTATTATGAGATTTTTGTTAGCATTAATTATTTTAATAAACTCTAGAAAAATTTTAGAAAAAATAAAATTTACTAAAATATTAATTAGAAGATTTAAAAATATACCGTTCCCTCAAAATAAATTAATGCAAAATAATTACACTTGAAATTCATAATGTGTGGGGCTGTCAGTGGTACAACCTAAACTGAAGTAGTATAAAATTAAAAATGTACTGGTAATTTATTAAATAAAATCTTTTTAGTAGTACTTTATTTAAGATAATCAATGGACTAAAATATCCTTTAAAAATATTAAGTTAAAAAGTCAGTAAAAATATATTTTTATATTCATTTAAATATTTTATATTCAACATAAATATGATATTAATTAAGTATATATTTAATTAATATATAAATTTGGAAAATTTTGGAAAGTGTTCCAAAAAAAGTAAGGTCATTAAATCTTCATTTTTTTTTTATTTTTCATATTTCTCTATTAAAAACTCTATAAACTTCACTAAAAATTTTATAGAGTTTTTATTTTTTGTGTTTATTTAAGTGGTAAATTTATTATCAATTTCATATTTTCATACCTTGATAGTATGAATTATTTATTACTTTTATTTTTTTCAAAAATAGAATTACACATAAATCTTTTTTTATGTAATATACACTATTATTTCACTAAAAGAGAATTGGAATTCAAAAAAAGAGAGTAATTTGTGTAACTTTGTAACTTATTCAGACATATATGTACTACTCCATTCCAGATTAATTTGTCTGACATATTGAAAAAGTTATATGATATTTTGAGTGTTTAATTCTGAAGTTTGTATTTGGAACGGAGTAGTACTTTAAAAAATATTTATATATCTTCTAATTAATATTTTAGTAAATTTTATTTTTTCTAAAATTTTTTTCTAATTTATTAAATTATTTAAAGTGAACATAAATATCATATTAATTAATTATATATTTAATGAAGATTTAAATCTAGAATTTTTTGGAAACTTTTCCAGAAAAAGTACGGTCATTAAATCTTCTTTTTTTCCTTACTTTTTTATCTTTTTCTATTAAAAATTATAATTTTCACTAAACATATTAAATTTTAATTTATAAGGTAATTATATATTAAAGACTATTACTCCATCTTAAATATGTAAATATAGATTTCAGTTATTCATCATTCATCATTATATAAAAATCTAAAAAATATTAAGTACTAGTCCAGTTCAGATAAATTGGGTTTTGAGAAAAAATTTATTTATATGTAAATATAAGTAGACGCGTTTAAAATAAATATAAAATATTACTTAAGGATAAGCTTTTTAATTAAAAATTTATATGGTTAAAAAAGTGAAGAAAAAGATCTGGCCCAACTTTATCGGCGTATTTGAACTGGACTAGTATAATTATATATTAAATTATTTTTATTATGAAGTATATAGACGCATATGATGCAAACTATTTGGTTCTTGTGGAGTATTACCATATTATATTTATAATTATCAAAGATTAAAGAAAATATTGTCCCAAAAGAATTATAAAAAAATAGATTGAAGTTTACACACTGTTTTTCCAACTCATTTTTAGCATTTTATTATTAAATTACCTTACGAATAGAGAGATATAAAAAAATAAGGAAAAAATGAAGATTTAATGGCCTTACTTTTTATGGAAAAAACTCCAAAAAATTTTAGAATTATATATTAATTAAATATATAGTTAATTAATATATAAATAAATTATAAAAATATTTTTAGAAAAAATAAAATTTACTAAAATATTAATTAGAAGAATTAAACAATATATTCTTTCTTCAAAAAATAAGTTGATACTAGTCCAGGAGTAATTGGGTCACATCTTTTTCTTCACTTTTAAAACAATATTAAATTTTAAGTAAAATATATATTATCAAGTGAGTATTTATATTACTTAAAAATATTTAAACATAAATTTACATATACTTATTTATGTGCGCCCTGGTGCACACGGGAACAATATGGTGGGACTGTTCTTTTTTTTTTGAAAACCCAATTTATCTGAACTGGACTAGTACAAATTAATTACTAGTCCCACATTTTGAAAACTCAAATTTGTGTCACAATCTAAACTGTAATAGTATAAAAATTATAAATACATTAAAGTGTATTATTATGGACTAAAATACACTTTAAAAATATTAAGTTAAAACGTCAATTCTAATTAATATTTTAGTAAATTTTATTTTTTCTAAAATTATTTAATTAGAATATAATTCACATAATAATTAAGTGTACAACTCTGTTCCAGATTAATTTATTCAACTTCAAAATACATCACCTAAATTATCATATATTTTTTTGAAGTTGGATATTTTTATTTGGAACGGAATAGTATATTTAATTATTATATAAATATATAAATTTTTGCAAAGTTTTCCAGAAAAAGTACGCTCATTAAATTTTCATTTTTTCCTTATTTTTTCACTAAAAATTTTATTGAGTTTTTTTTGAGAGTATTTACGTGATGAGTTTTTTATTAAATGATACTACTTAAGTTGAATTAAATTTTGATTGATAGTATAAATTATTTTTATATTTTTCTTAAAAAACTTAAGTGAAAAATTTAGTTTAAATTAAAATCTTTTTTATTTCTTGAATAAGTAATCAGAAATGGAATTTTCAATGATTTTTTACATTCAAATTTACACTCAATTATTTTGTCATTTTTCCCAAAAGATTTAAAAAAATATAAAAATGAAATTACACATAAATTATTTTTTAAGTATCATTTACTAATACTTCACTAAAAAATAATTAGATTTTCAAAAGACAGAGTAAATTGTGTGACTGTGTAACTTATCCTGAAATATATATACACTTAAAAAAATATACTACTCCATTGAAAATGCCCCGACGAAGTTAAAACACCTATAAAATTTTATAAAAATTAAGGGATCGTCCCACAAGGAACCTAAAGGTTCTCACAAATGTTGAAAATATTATTTACAATCTGTCTGTCAGTAAGTGGGATGAGTTTTTTCTAAAAAATAAAGAACCTTTAGGTTTCCGTGTTCACCAAGGCACATATAAAGAATTTTGCTCACCATTATTTATCCCTTCTCACACTGAAACAGTCCCACCGAGATGGTTATCAATTAATCTGCAATGGAGTAGTAGTCCAGTTCAGATAAATTGGGTTTTGAGAAAAAATTTATTTATATGTAAATATAAGTAGATGCGTTTAAAATAAATATAAAATATTACTTAAGGATAAGCTTTTTAATTAAAAATTTATATGGTTAAAAAAGTGAAGAAAAAGATCTGGCCCAACTTTGTCGGCGTATTTGAACTGGACTAGTAGTATCTTCTTTTTATTTAAGTAAATTTTATTTTTTCTATTAAGTTGAAATGTGAATTTATGGTGACATCAGTAAAAAAAATTTTTTTTTAATTTCTAATTAATATTTTAGTAAATGTTATTTTTTCTAAAATTATAAAAATAATTTATTAAATATTTAAAAGCGAACACAAATCATTTAATAATTAATTGTATATTTAATTATTAAATTTATATAATAGTTTTTGGAAAGTTTTCCAAAAAAAGTAAGGACATTAAACCTTCATTTTTTCCTTAATTTTTATATCTACCTATTAAAAATTAGAAATTTAACTAAAAAATTTTATACATATTTATTTTGTTGGTCACTTTAAGTGGTAACTTTATTATTAAATAAGACTAATTTAGTTCAATATTAATTATTTTTTAAATTGTAGTACTACTCCGTTTCAAATCAATCGGTAATTCATTTTTATATCACACAAATATAAATATAAAAATATTTTAATTCACTAATTTTATATATTAATGTACAAGTATAAATTTAATACTACTCCGTTTCAGATCAATCGGTAATTCATTTTTACTCGACTTAATTATTCATATAAAATTATTTTAATTTACTAATTTTTATATATTACTGTATAAGTATATATTTAATACTTATACTTATTTACTCATATAAATATTTATTTTTTGAATCACCGATTTATTTGAAACGGAGTAGTACTTAAACTTATTTATTGATATAAATATTTATTTTTTGAATCACCAATTTATCTGAAACAGAGTAGTACACTATTTTACAACATAAAAATTAAATTTCAAAGAGAAGGAGTAACTTATACAGACATATTTATATTCTCTAATTAATAATTTAATAAATTTTATTTTAGAAAAAATTTTTATCTAATTTATTAAATTATTAAAAAGCGAACACAAATGTTATATTAATTAAGTACAACTCCGTCCCAAATAAAAAAGAACAATTTTTTAAAAAGTCATATAAATATACATATAATTTTTAAAGTTGGATAAATTTATCTGTGACGGAGTCGTATGTATTTAATAATTAACTACATATAATAGTTTTTGGAAACTTTTCCAGAAAAAATACTGTCATTAAATCTTCATTTTTTTCTTATTTTTTTATCTCTTTCTATTAAAAATTTTAAATCTTCACTAAAAATTTTAAATTTTATTCATAAGGTAATTTAATTGTAAAATATCATATTAATATGATATTTATATTCTACTAGTCCAGTTCAAATAAATTGGGTCAGATCTTTTTTTTCACTTTTAAAACAATATTAAATTTTAAGTAAAATCTATATTTTTAAGTGGGTATTTATATTATTTAAAAATATTTAAACATAAATTTACATATACTTATTTTTTTTTGAAAACCCAATTTATCTGAACTGGACTAGTAAGTTTTTTTAGTAGTATTCCATTCCAAATAATCCATGGATTAAAATATACTCAAAAAAATATTAAGTTGAAATAAGAATCTATATCAACATCAAAAAAATATATTTATATTTTCTAATTAATATTTTAGTTAAATTTTTTTTTCTAAAATTATTTTTAAGATTTATTAAATTATTTAAAGTGAACACAAATCACATATTAATTAACTGTATATTTAAATAAAATATAAATCTGGAAATTTTTGGAAATTTTTCCAGAATAAGTACGGACATTAAATCTTCATTATTTCCTTATTTTTTATATCTCTCTATTAAAAATTTAAAATTTCACTAAACATTTTAAATTTTTAATTCATAAGGTAAAATATAAAAAGTGGAGTGGTTATATCGTAGTAGCCTTAAATTCGAGGTTTTAATTCTTTATCAAAATTATATGAACTAACAGATTAAGTTTAAGTTTTCAGAAAAAAATTTATTATTTTTAATGACTTGAAAATTTATATAGTGGGTCTAAAATATAATTAAATTTTAATAAACTTTTTAAGTAAATGTGGGAATAAATGTTTATTTCTGTATAAACTTTTTAACTAAATATTTATTTCTGTAAATTATATATAAACTTTTTAAATAAATATTTATTTCTCTAAATTCTTATAATTTTATACTACTCCGTTTCAGATCAATCGGTAATTCATTTTTACTCCACTTAATTATTCATATAAAATTATTTTAATTTACTAATTTTTATATATTACTGTATAAGTATATATTTAATACTTATACTTATTTACTCATATAAATATTTATTTTTTGAATCACCGATTTATTTGAAACGGAGTAGTATTTAATACTACTCCATTGCAATATTTGTGAGAACCTTTAGGTTCCTTTATTTATGATTATTTATCACCTAATGTGCGCCTAGTCTTTGCTGAAGTTTTGACATATTATCTGCAATGGAGTAGTACTATTTTATTTCAAGTTTAAAATTTTAGGGAGATTTCTAAAATTTAATAGATAGATCATTACTTATTCCACAGTACCCAGAACCTCTATTAAGATAAGGTATTTCATCATTTAAGATATTTTTCCCAGATAGAATTATTTATATCTTTAATTTCTTTAAATACATAATCTTTATATTTATTTTCTAAAAAGTTTTTTAGTTCTCTATCTTCATTTAGAGTTGCAAAAACGGCATCTACTCTATATTTATTTAGCTTTTTATTATTTTTTAGAAAATTATTGACAAATATATTGTAAAATTCTAAAATTGTATTTTTCCATATATCACCTTCTTTGTAATAAGAATCTACCAAGAATAATAAATTATTATGTATAAGATTCTTAATAATGGCTGTCCAAAAATCTTCAATCGATCCGGTTTTTTATAATTTATCGTATTTTTATTAATATCATCTTGATTGAAAAAATCATACTTCTCCGTCCCAAATAAAAAAGAACAATTTTTTAAAAAGTCATATAAATATACATATAATTTTTTAAAGTTGGATAAATTTATCTGGGACGGAGTTGTATCCTTTTTCTTTAAGGAGATCAATTTTAAAATGTTTACTACTCCATTGCAAATAATATGTCAAAACTTCAGCAAAGAGTAGGCGCACATTAGGTGATAAATAATCGTAAACAAAAGAACCTTTAGGTTCCACCGAGATGGTTTCTTATTTTTTAGAAAAGGTCGCCTACTTTTAGGTGTGTTTCAATTAATGGGACGATGCTGTAATGGAGTAGTACATATCAAATCTTCAAGATATTTCATTAAAGAATTAATATTAGAAATATAGTTTAAATTTTTTTGATGATTTTTAATATCTTGAATTATTTCATATTCCATATTATAAGTATGGTTAATATTTTTTGAAGATTCTTCTCTACAACTCCGTCCCAAATTAATTTATCCAACTTAAAAAAATTATATCTATTTTTATATGACTTTAAAAAAAAATGTTCTTTTTTATCTGGGACGGAGAAGTACTGTTCATTTCATTTTTTAATTAGAATAATTAAATATATTTCATTCGAAACATATTTTTTTTTTAATTTATTTTTACTACTCCGTCCCAGATTAATTTATCCAACTTAAAAAAATTATATTTATTTTTATATGAGTTTTAAAAAAAATGTTCTTTTTTATCTGGGACGGAGAAGTACATGATATTAATCCTGTGGTGCCATTTGCATATATTGGAATCTATGGAGATATCTGTAAATACTGTAAATATATTTAAGCCATTCTTTATTTGACTTATTATGATATTTTGTATGAATTTCTCTGATACAGTTTTTAATATAATTAAATCTTCTAACTATTTTATAAGTGTCAGAATCATTATTTTTATACCCATTAATAATATTTGTAATTTGAATTATTTCAGAGATTTCAAAGCCTAAATAAATACAAATAGGAGTAACGCATTCATGTATCATGTTTTTAATAGCTACAGCAGAAAGTTCTACATCTACATTTTCAACAAAAGCGTTTTTATTCATAAGTTTTTTACCTCTACCTTTTTTCTTTTCAATTTTTTGTTCTTTATCATAAATATTATCACCAAAATCATCTTCTTCAATTTTAAAATTATAATTCACCTGACCAAGCATTCCGACATCTATATTAAATTTGTCAAATCTTAAAGTTTCCATTGATGTAATTAAAGCTTTAGAATCCACAACATAACAACCTTTATCTAAACCATATTCAGGCATAATAATAGGAGGTAAATCTGCTAAAGTTGTATGTTCTGCATTTTTGACATTCCAAGAAATAATATGACCTTCAGTATCTAAACCAGGACGGCCACATCTGCCTCCCATTTGATTGAATACAGAAACATTTAAATCTTCATAATAATTATTTATAATAACACTTGTTCTAATTGCATAATCAACACCAGCACCCATAGAATGTGATGAAAAGATACATTTAATTGCATCCGGAGAAGCATTATTAGTATCTTTTAATGATTTTAAGATTTGATATTGCAAAACAAAAGGTAATGTAGGTAAAATAATAGCTATTCCGTATTCTAACCCATTAATAATTAACTTAATTAAATTGATAAGTTTTAATCTGGAAATTCTTTCTGCCTTACATAATTCATCAGTTGTTTTTCTAATAGATGCAATATTTTTATCTTCATTATCTGAAAAATCAATCATACTTTTGAACCCATCCAAACATTTCAGATCTTTTCCAATTTTAAAGAATCTATTAATACCTTTGAAAGGCATAGGTAATTCTGCGATTGAATCTAAAATAGTCCCACTTCCTTTTAAAAGTTTTTTCCATTTAATATATTCTTCCAAACATGCTAAACAATTAAATGTAATAGTTTCATATTTTTCTGAAGTAATTTCTTCTAAAACTTTTTGTTCTTTTGGTTGAAGAACTTTAGTATACTTTTGGGAATCTGAATCATTTGCTTCTTCTTTTAAAATTTTAATAATTTCTTTTTCAATTGTTGCAAGTACATAATTAATTTTTTTAAATCTAGTTTTCGTTAAAGGATCAATTCTAGAAGAAGCTTCTTTAATTGTGACTTCATTTTTACTTTGCTCTGCTTTAATATAATTATTCGCGACTTCTCTAAATCCTTCGTTTAAAGTCACAATTTCATCAGTTAAAACATCTTGAAGATAATACCAAGATTTAACATATTTTCTATCTTCTTCTCTAACCCAATTTGTATATTCAACAAAATGATTAAAACATCCATTTTCAGAATTAAAAAACAAAATTGCAGGCAGACGATTTAAATCAACAATTGATGATAAAAGATTAAAAATATGAGGAGGATCAACTTGAATTGTGTTTTCATCAACAACAATTTCTCTTTTTTCAAAAGCCGCTCCAAAACCATTTTCTTCAATAATTACATTATCTCCTGATAAATTTTCTTCTGTTTCTATGTGTGTATTTTCTGCAACTGGATTTTGAATATCTATTTCTATCGGCTGATCTTCTTCGCAAAGATCATTATCAATATCTTCATTTTCATCTTCATCGTCATAAAAAGGATCTTCTTGTCTTTCATCTAAGAAATTTTCATGAGGAATTTCATTAGAAAATTTACCATCAAAAATATATCTCTTAATAACTACAGGTCTTTTGTTATAAATTACATTTATAATTTTTTTAATGCCAGTTCTTTTTTTAATTTCACATTTCAAAGTTTTTAAATCATCATCACGAATAGTAGCAGATAAAGCAATAATTTGATTAGGACAAAGACCTAAAAGATTTGAAATTGATTCAGCTCTTAATTTAGATTCTTTACCAATTCCAAAAGAACTAGAAATATTATGAATTTCATCAAAAATACCAATTTCAAAAGTCAAATTTAAAGTTGATAAATAAGACCAAAGTTCAACAGGTGTCCCAATAAAAAGTCTTGTATCTTTTTGAACTATAGAAGTTGTTTCTGTAATAAAACTAACAGCATCTTCAGGAAATGTTTCTTTAACATTTGAATAAATCTGTAAAGCTAAATGATAATTTGGAGCCATATATATCATTCTAGTATCTTTAACTTTAAAAAAATTTGAAAAAATAATCATTGCAGCATATGTTTTACCACCACCAGTTGGACCTCTAACAATAACTGAATTTTTATATTTAATAATATTTTTAATCATTTTTTTCTGCCAACTTCGAAGTACCTTCATTGTTTCAGTTTTTGGTAATTCTTTTTCTTTTTCTGCTTTTTCGTTAATTTTACTTAAAATACTTGGATTTTCATAAAATTCTCTTTCAAACTCTTCTTTTCTTTTATTTAAATAATTTTCTTGGACTTCTTGAGTAATTAATTTTAATTTTTTATTTAATGAAGAAGCTTTATTTTTAATTTCTTTTAAAACTAATTCTTCAACTTCTTCAAATTTTTCATCATCCCAATCATCTCCTAAATCTTCAAGTATTTTTTCTCCTAATTTTTCAGATATATTAAATCTTATAAATTCAATTAATTCTTTAATATCTTCTTCGTCTTCACTATCATTATATTTTTTCATAATAATTTCAATTTCTTTAATATCTTTTAAAATAGTGTTATTATACTCATTAATTAAATCATTTTTTCTTAATTCAAAAGTTTTTAAATATTCTTTTATCTCTTTATTAAGTTTTTTAGCTTTCTTTTCTTCAATATTAGAATCTATTTCTTTTATTTCATTAATAATTCTATTTGTTTTTTCATAATTTTTAATATATTCTTCACCTTTTCTTTCGTCAGCAACTTCAAGTTTCATAGTCATAAATTTATTAATATATTCTTCTTTTGTTTCTATTTCTTCTTTTTCTTTGTCTTTTTCTTTTTCTATAGGTAAAGAAATAAACTTTTCAAACATATTTTTAGAGTATTTTTCAAGCATTTCAGAAATTTCATTAATAATATTTTTTTCAGATCTGAAAAAATTTTTTATTTCTTTAGTTATATTTTTTTTAGGATTGTAACCTTTTTTAGTTAAAATTTCAAGAATTTTGTTTCTAATAAAATATCTGTTTAATTTTTTATTTTCTTGATCTCTTTCATTAATTTCATTAACATCTATTTTACTACCTAAAGATTTAATAATTTTTGCAAATGATAAACCTGACATATTAACACTTGAGATAATATCATAATTAGGTAATTTTGTTTCTATTTCAAAAAGCTCAAGATTTTTTTCTAATAATTCTTTTCTAGAATCAATAAATTCAGATATTTCAATGTTTTCAAGATTTAAATATCTATTTTCTTGAACAAAATCATTTAAATACTCATTATTTAAAATATTTAATACATTCAACCAAGAATCTAAAAATTCATTGCTTTTAACATTACTTTCTGAAAATATTAAATTTTTGTATAATTCACCTAAAACTTCATTAGATAAATGTGAAACTAAATATTCATTTAATATTTTCCAATTATAAATTGCATTATATGATAAGTTTCTTTTGTTTTTTTCTAATTTTTCTTTTAAATCCTCCAAACTTGGATTTATAAAATTTTCATCAACTTTACTATTACTTAGTGAAAAATCTTTACCTAATAATAAATACTTTGACATTTTAAAAAATCAATGGATTTTTTTTTACAATTCAATTTTTTAAATATCTATAAAAAAAAATTTTAAAATAATATTACTATTCAAAGTAATATTATAACTCAGTCCTAACATATTAATTTTCTCAATTTTTTATACTACTCCGTCCCAGATTAATTTATCCAATCTGTCAAAAAAGTTATATGTATATTTATATGACTTTTAAAAAAATTGTTTTTTTTTGAGCCTACATTTGGGACGGAGAAGTATTAAAATTTAAGTCTTAAAAAAAAATTGAGAAAATTAATATGAGGGGACCAAATGGTTCCTATATAATATTACCTCAAGAAATATATTGATAATCAATGCAATAAAATTTAATTACAAATTAAACCTACTAATTCTTTTAGGGCTTTTAATTCATATTTAGGAATTATCCCTTCTCCATTTGGACCAATATTTAACAATAAATTACCACCTAAACTTTTAACTTTTTCATAAATTTCAAATAATTCTTTGCCTGTTTTATAATCATATTCTTCTTGTTCTTTATTAAATCCCCAAGAATATCCAATAGTATTAATATGTTGCCAATTTTTTAATTTCTCATCAGGAATAAATCTGTCTTTATAAACTCTGTATGATACATATTCTGGCATTATATTATCTTTTCTTTTTCCAATTCTATCGTTAATAATACAATTAGGAAATAATTCAGGTATTAATTTAATAAAAGTTCAAAATTATCAACATATTTTATAGTCCATTCTTTATTTTTGTTAATTTTATTAGAATTAGGTATAGGTAATCCAAATGAATAAATACCTTTATGTTTTGAAGAACCTATTATATTTTTTTCTATTAAGATATCTTTTGGGAAAATATAAAAATGAATAGGTTCAATTTCAATATGAAAAACAAAAAAATCAGGAATTTTTAAATCAATATCAATATTATAAGCTGTTTTTTCTGAACTACAAATATTAAAATAATAATTATTATGTATTTTTCTACTTGAATTACTACATTTAATAATTTTATTAGCAATATTAGCAATATTAGAAGATAAATTATTAATATTTCTTTCACTTTTAATATTTTTTAAATAACAATAATAATTAAATTTATTGACAACATGTGACATATCAATAATTAATTTTATATCAAAAATATTATTTGTTTTTAAAAGTTCAAATCTATTAATAAAATATTTAGACCAATGATTTTTACTGTAAGCTGATGAATACAATAATATTTTACATTTTCCTTCATTTTTTTCTGTTTTAATAAATCCAAAATATATTAATACGTTAATAGGTATTATATAAAATTCATTTAATGGATTTTCAAATATAAAATAATCTATTTCATCTCTATTATCATATGAACATTTTCTACGATTTTTTCCTTTAAGCATTTCGAAAAGATAACCGCAACCATTATTTCTATTTGAATATGAAGAATATTTACATTGTATTTTTTTTGAATTAATCATACAATCTATCGAGCTGTCACTTGTGTCCATAAATTTAAATTTTAAATTATTTTTATTACAACATATTTTTAAACGATTCATGCTTTCCCTCTCTTTATTATTATTCTCTGATATATATGATTCAGAATAAATTGTTGATGATTTTGATAATTTAATTAATGTATCAATAAATGTATATCCCAAAGAATTAGCCTCAACATCATGAAAAATATAAGAATATAATTTAGATGAAGGATTATTCATATTAATAGTTAATACATCTCCATATTCTTTAATGTCTGATTTGTAAAATATAGCAAAAAAATTTTGGTTAATACTAACTCCAACAATTAATGTTGTATCATGATAATTATTAAGACTCGTTATTCTATATTGAGAACGAGAAAATGACAGAGTTTTAATTTGTATTCCTCTATATTGATCTAATCCAGATTTTAATTCATCTTTAACTTTAAAAATTATATCTAATTCACTATTTTCTCTTCCTATATTTATAATATCAGAAAATTCATTACTTGATAATAATAAAGTTTCTATATATTTCTCATTAATATAACCTACTTTTGTCGATTCTTTACGTTCCCTATCAATTCCACCTAAATGTCTGTTACAAAAACCACAAACATTACTATAATTAACGCATTGTTCTGATGTATCATATTGCTTATCAATATAAATAAATTTACAAACAGGTTTCCATTTATTTTTATTTTTTCTGTATCTTTTGTTTTTATCTTCCAAAAAATATTCAGTTTTTCCTTCTAAAATGATTGAGAATGTTTTTTGATTGTTTTCTTGTTTTATTACAAAATTTTGATGAGCTTTACAATAATTATTTTTAGTAACATAATTAAAACATTGTTTTGGTAGTTTTATTTGACATATAGATTTCCATTCTTCTTTAATATTATTATATCTAAAAATATCATCTCCACATTGTCTAATTTTTTCACACTTTCCTCCTTTTTTAATATCATAAAAGAGAGTTTCCATATATAATTTTTAAGATTTATATAAATCTTAAAAAAATTTCAATTAGCATTTTTACTAAAATATTTTTTATCATCGCCGTCCAACCAGATATGTTTTGGGTTAAATTTCGATAATTCTGACAATTGTGGAATACAAACTTCTTCAAAATGTGGGACGATTTTACTGTAAATGGTTTCCCAAATTCTAACCATGAATAATAAATACCAAATACTAAATCATATTTTTTAGCATATTTTTTAAACATATCAAGTATATTATATTTTAAATCTGTTGTTTTTGTATCCCATAAACAAAACCCGTCATGATGTTTAGATGTAAGTATTACATATTTAAAATTTTTACATGTTTTCATCCATTTTTTAATTTCTTTTTTTGTAATGTTTAATTTTGCATCATAATAATTCTGATTATTAAAATTTTTTTTATGAAATTCTTGAGTTTCTTTCCATCCAGAAACCGGTCTAAAAGTTTTCTCATTAACTGATAATCTTTCAATGTACCACTCTGACCCGTTCATAATATTTCTCCTTTTAGCGGAATTCACAGAATCAAATCCATACACAGAATATAATCCAATATGAAAAATTATTCCAACATCCATTTTGTTTATTAAAAAATTTAATAAATAAATCATTTTTATATTTTTATATAAAAATAATTTTTCACTGTCAACGTGTTAAAGTTTCAACACATTTGTGACGGAGTATCAACTTTTTTATTTAAAATTGATCCCTAGACCTGGTGGTGGTGTTAAAGTTAAAGGAGGATAAAGTTCATGATACTGTTGTGATAAATTTTCGTTAGAATTATAAACTCTTGATAATTTGTTTCCAGAATCATACTGTTGTGATAAATTTTTGTTAGAATTATAAACTCTTGATAATTTGTTTCCAGAATCATACTGTTGTGATAAATTTTCGTTAGAATTATAAACTCTTGATAATTTGTTTCCAGAATCATACTGTTGTGATAAATTAGGGTTATAAATCAAATGAGGCATATCACTTGAATATGTTTTTTTCATTAAAGGAGAAGGAGGAGTTGTTGTTGGAATAAAAACAGGAGACTCTGGATTAAGTCCTACTCTATTTCTGAGAATATCATTTTCTTCAATTTCTTTAAACTTTTTTAAAGCTAAATCTTTATTTTTCATAAAAGTACAAAAATTGTTCCAAACATGATAAAGAAATTCTGCTTCTGAATCACAGCTGAAATCTGGACAAAATTGTTTTCTTTCAAGATTTAAAGCATCTATCATCATTATTACATTAATTCCACCATTATTTGTAACTACAAATTCATTATCTTTTATATTATAATTTTTTGTATTAAATAAAAATTTGCCATCATAAACAAATTTGTCAGTTCTACTAATAAACGAATTTTCCATTTTCTTGTTAAAAAAATTTTCAAAAAATTCAAATTTTTCAAAAGTAAAATCTACTACTTCTCCGTCCCAGATAAAAAAGAACATTTTTTTATAAACTCATATAAAAATATATATAAATTTTTTAAGTTGGATAAATTAATCTGGGACGGAGTAGTACTACGTTTCAAATAAATCGGTGATTCGAAAAATAAAGAACCATTTGGTTCCCGTGTGCACCAGGGCGCACATAAATATTTATATGAAAATATAAGTTAATTTATTAAATCCCTACTTATAAGTTAATATATAAAATTAGTGAATTAAAATAATTTTATATGAATAATTAAGTGAACAAAAAATGAATTACCAATTGATCTGAAACGGAGTAGTAAAAAAAAATTATATGGAAAATTCAAATTTTCTCATATAATTTTTAAAAACAAGTGTATGTAAATTTATTAATAAATATTTACTACTCCGTTTCAAATCAATTGGTAATTCGTTTTTTCATTACTGAATTATTCATATAAAATTATTTTTTTCTTAAATTTTTATATATTATTTTACAAGTGAAATTTAATAATTGTACTTATTCATTAATATAAATATTTATGTGCGCCCTGGTGCACACGGGAACCAAATGGTTCTTTATTTTTTGAATTACCAATTGATCTGAAATGGAGTAGTACTCAATTGTACTTAAAATTTTATATGTTATGAAGAAAAAGTTCTGGATCAATTAGTCTCACTATTTGAACTTAAGTGTTTTAAATATTTTTCTAAACTCTTCACATTTTTTTTCTAAACTGTAGGAGCAGTTCTAAATATTTTTCTAAATTCTTCCAAATTTTTTTCTAAACTTTTTTAAAAATATTTAAACTCTTCTAAATATTTTGTTAAATATTTTCTAAACTTTTGTAAGTGTATTTAACAAAATTAGGATTAATATATACGGTTTATTGAAAATTTAGGGTAAATTCATATTTTTTTACAAAAAATTAGGTGTAAATTATATTGTTTATAAAAATATATATTTTCTAGATTCTTTAAATTTTTTTCTCAACTCTTCGAAATATTTTCTAAACTATTTCAAATTTTTTTCTAGATTCTTTGAAATATTTTTTAAATAAAGTATTTACAGAAATCAATTTAACACAAGCAAAATAATATTAAATTTTTATATAATTCTTCTTTACCTGCTTACCTTCTTACCTGCTTACCTGCTGCTGTATTTGAAAATTTTTTTATATTTATGAATTTTTTATTTTTTTGATACAATTAAAAATGACTTCTTTACAACTGACTTTATTAGACATTAAAAAATTAAACTCTAATTTTTTAGAAAAATCTTTAAAATTATATCATAAAAATTCACTTTTAGAGAGAGATAGATTTATTGTAGAACATAAAAAATTTAAAAAATATGCAGATAAAGATTTATTTGAAATGTATGAAAAAATGAAGTTAAAATTTACTTATGATTATATTATCGATTTATCTCCTGAAGAATTAAATGTTTTTCTTGAAATAAATATTTTAGATATTTCTGGATCGATTTCACATAAATATGCAGTTATTATCAAATTACTTAATTTAAATATGATAGAGATAGAGTCTCTTAAAAATAAAGACTTTCATTTTTATGATATTTCTAAAATTAAAGAGAAAATAGAATCTAAAGAAAAAATATCAATAGAAGAACTTGCTAAATCTATATATCCTAAGAATTCAGATTATGCTCAAATAGATAAAGTTATAAATAAATTAGAAGACTTAGACAATCCTATGGATTATATTAAACTAATTTTAAAGATTATAGAAACACATGGTGAAATACCAAAAAGTAAAATACAAGAATTGATCAAGAATATAAATAAACTTAAAATAGAAAAATTTTCATTATTTGTTGATTTTTTTAAAGAATTAAATATTAAAACATCAAAATTATTAAATTCAATTCATTATCTTAGTCAATTAGAAAAAAATTCATTATTTTTCTTTGAATTTCTTTTAAATAGGTATAAAGGTTTATATTTATCGACAAGTTTACATCAAATGCTAAATATAAACCTTTTTAATTTTAATATAAAAGACGATGATGTTATTTTACTATTTTCCTTTTTTCCTGAAAATCCAGATATTTATAATGATGGCGAATTTTTACAGAAAATTTATGATGGAGACTCATCATATAATATTAAAAATATAAATCCTGAAAAACTCATAAAAAATATTTATCTTTATAAAAAATTTTTTTATTTTGCTGAACATTTATTTACATTTTTTCGATTTATCAAAAAAACAAATGAAAGTTATGAAAAAGTTGAAAAAGTTTTAATTTATACAGAATTATTACTTGGAAGAGATTTAACTGTTTACCCTATTAATATTATCGAAGATATTTTTAATAGCCTCTTAATTTTAAATAATATTAAAAGGGATAATATTTATTACCATACAAGAGATATAGATTATAATAATATCGTCCCTGGAAATATAGATCAAAATGTTGCTAGATGTCTTTTGTTTTTGAATCATGTGGAATTTGGTATTAAAAATATACTTCATATTTTTAGTGTACCTCTTGAAACAAGTTTAGTTAATAAATTTAGACAAGCAAATATTCCAAATTTAAATATCTATGCAACCGTTTTAAATGTACATACAGGAAATAGGGATAAGAAAACGATTCATGCTTTAAAAGAGTTAATTAAAACATGGAATCCTTCAAATAAAGATGTTGATAAATATTTTAATAAATTTTGGAAAAATAGAAAAACTTTAAATGAAAAACAAAAAGAAGCATTTCTTAGAGTTCTCGGAGTTGATGATAATCTTGAGAAAATAAATAGAAATTTAACTGATTTCGGTGGATTATTAAGTTCAAAAATTATCATTGGAGATATAGAAATAGATCCAAAAGAATTTATTGCAAGATTTTGGAGATTTGCCGTCAAATCTGATGAAACTGAAAATTTGAAAACTTCTATAATGATGAGTATAATTAATTCCTTACAAGGAGAAAGAGAAAATAAATATGTAGTTTGCAATCCAGGAAAAATTCAACAATTAGTAGTAGCTGTTTTACAAGGCAGATTGGTTGATAGCAACGGAAAAATAATTGATATTGATGGAATTACAGAAAGAATTGAAAACATAAAAAATGGAGAAATAATAGAAGATTTAAATTTAATAAATTCTCACATTCAACCATTTATTTCATGGATATTTGGTTTAAAAGAATTATTTCCTAAAAATATTTCAGAATTTTTCGAAGGATTATTTAAATATATAATCGAATTAAAAAATACAGGTATAATATTGTCTCCTGAAAAAGTAGTATATAGTGTCATAATGACTTCAATAAATAAAAAAGGAATAGTGATAAACCCAGAAATGAGCATCTGTGGATCTTTTGAAGATATCTTTCAAATTGAAGACTATTTATTATTATATAAAGATAAAGAAAATATTGGGTAAATTTTTATAAAGTAATTTAAAATGTTTTTAATGAAATATTTTACTACTAGTCCAGTTCATATAGTCGGAGTAATTGAGCCAGATCTTTTTATTAACTTTTAAAATCACATGAAATTTTAAGTAAAATCTTTATTTTTAAGTGATTATTTATATCACTTAAAATCATTTACGACTTCGTCCCAGATTAATTTATCCAACTTGAAAAAGTTATATTTATATTTATATGACTTTTAAAAAAATTGTTCTTTTTTATTTGGTACGGAGAAGTAAACATAAATTTACATATACTTAATTATGTGCGCCCTGGTGCACACGGGAACAATATGGTGGGACTGTTCCTTTTTTTTGAAAACCCAATTTATCTGAACTGGACTAGTAGTCTATTAATTCTATAATTTTTTTTAATAAACAAATACTTCTCCGTGCCAAATAAAATAGTGTGGGACTAGGCTGCTATCCAACTTTTTAAAAAATCATATCAAATATTTATATGAATAAATTAGTATTATTATTTAATTAAAACTTAAATAATAATATATAAAATTAGTGAATTAAAATAATTTTATACTACTCCGTTCCAAATAAATTAGTGTGGCTATCCGATTTCTTAAAAGTCATATAAAAATATATATGAATTTTTTAAGTTGGATAGTTCAACAAAATATTATCTGGGACGGAGTTGTAGTAATTTGTTAAAAATATTTAAATGAAAAAATCAAAATTTTTGAGTGATAAAATAAGTCTAAAAAAATCATAAAAAAACCATTTTTGATTAAGTACTCAAAGATTTTTGTTTCAAATTTTTACATATATTTTATCATATTAAATTTTAGTATTAAAAATTTTTAATAAAATTGAGATAAATATAAATTGTTAAAATAATACATTTATCACTGAAATAATAATTTATTTTAAGTAGTTAAACACTTAAAATAAAAAATCAAAAAAGTTCTTATTGTATTTTTTAAAATTTATATTTAAATTATTATTTCAGTGAAAAACAAAGTTTTCTTAGTGTAGCATCTTAATTTTTACTGACATAATCTTGAGTGAGGATAAGTGAAAGACAAAAAGTTCTTATTGTATTTTTAAATTTTTAAAAATAAATTATAATTTCAGTGAAAAACAAAGTTTTCTTAGTGTACTCTCTTAAATTACTCTGAAAATTTTATTTCACTTAGAAAAAAATCTAAAGTAATGTATAAAAAGTACTACTCCGTCCCAGATTAATTTATCCAATCTGTCAAAAAAGTTATATGTATATTTATATGACTTTTTAAAAAATTGTTCTTTTTTGAGCCTACATTTGGGACGGAGAAGTACTCAAAGATTATTTAATTAATGCGGGAAGATATTTAATTAAAATTTTTTTAATGGCTTTATTAAAAAAATTATCGATATATATATATTCAAAAAGTAGACTTAAAAAATTTTACTAGTCCAAAAGAATATTTTACGACTTCGTCCCAGATTAATTTATCCAATCTGTCAAAAAATAAATATTTATATGACTTTTAAGAAAATTGTTCTTTTTTGAGCATACATTTGGAACGGAGAAGTACGACTTCGTCACTTCGTGCCAGATTAATTAATCTGACACATTAAAAAAGTTATATGTATTTTAATATGGCTTTTTAAAAAGTTGGATAGCCACCTTGTCTCACACTAATTTATTTGGGAACGAGAAGTAATTAATTGATTCAGATATTTATATTTTTTTTGAAAACTCAATTTTATAGGGTCTTGGTTTTTATTCATTTGACCAGTAATGAAATACTTTTTTGTATATATGTATACTTAATTTTACATATATATTTAAGTTTATAAAAACTTGTTTCAATTTATTTTTATCTTTCAATTTATTTCTCTGTTTTCAAAAAAATTATATATTTCGTTTATTATCATATCTCTAACTTTTAAAGCTTCTGATACAGCTACTGGTGATGTTTGTCTGATGGCTCCACTTCTGTTTATTCTAAATCTATGTGCTTTAATTCTGCCTTTCCCTTTCATTTTAATTTGTGAAATATCACCATCACCTTTATTATTAATGTCTCTGATAATAGATAATGGAATCATAATATACATATAATTTGGTTCATCCCAATTATTGTAAGATACTAAATAACCTGATTTATTTAAAAATAAACTTAAAGAAACTAAGGATAAATTTGTATTTAAATTATAATTATAAACACAATTAACTATTTCATTACTTATAATTCTAGGAATTTTTTTGTAACAATAAAAATTAGAAGAATACATAAAATAAAATTTATTTTTGATTAATTCATAATTATTATAATCAAAGGTAAACATTGTTAAAAATTTACAAAAATCATAATTTAAGCCTTCTGGTATATTTTCAAGTGCGTTTTCAACTTCATCATCTATATACATATAAATGTCCGTTTCATTTTTTTTTAATATTTTTAAAACCCATTCAATATTTTCTTCTTTATTTTCAATTTGAAATAATTTTTCAACCATTATAATATGTTTCATTACTATTTGTGAAGCCATTTTTCCCATTTCATCATCTAATAGTCCTAATAAAACAAAATTACTTTTTGATAACTTCATATGAATATTTTTATTACAATATTGTAGATTTAAAGCTAATATATTTGACATTGACTCATTACTAGTTATTATACCTCTATTTATTTTATTAAATTTAATACTTACTATAGCTCTTTCAACACCAAAATAAGGTATTTTTTCACGATTGTTAGCTTTACTGTTAATTTTATAATCAAATGGTACTATAGTCAAAAGTTCAGAAACTGCTTTTAAATTTATTTCATTTTTAAACTTTGTCACCATAACCATATTTGAAGGAATAAATTTAATCTCCTTTTGAAAATCATCTTTTTCACTATCCGTTTCTGTAGAAATTACACTTTTTTCATCCGAAACCTCATTATCTGTATTTTCATCTAACATTTATTTTTTGTTAAAAATCTATTTTTTTTTTAATTCAAATTTTTATTCCATTTATATAAAATGCAGGATGAACAAATTCTAATGTATGTAGGAACTGATACATATTGTACTCTTCAAAGATCAGAACCAAATTTATATAAATATTTTTCAGAATGTGATAAAAAAAAATATATTATTGATGGTATTAAATATAATTATACAAGACCACAACAATTTCAGCTTGATCTTTTAGAAACAGGATTAACATCTTTAGAAATCAAAAATCAAATTATTTCAAGTATAATAGATGAAAATGATCCTAATGTTTATCAAATAATTAAAAACTTAAAACATTCTTCTAAAGTACCTCGAGATAATTTTCAAAGAACTATTTTTGAAGAATTATTTACAATTATTTTATATACAATTATAATTATATTTATTTTAATTGCAATTTTTACTATTTATTACTTTTTAAATGATGAAAATAAAAATCTAGTATTCCATAATACTTCTTTTTTCTAAAAATAATTTACTATTCAAGTTTTTTAAGATATAAAAATCATATAAAGCACAATTTCATATTAATCCATAATTCTTTTTTATTCGACCAACTTTACTATTCAATTTTACATAAATTGATTTAGATAATTTTACTAATTTGTTTTATATAAAAATTGAGATTCCATGTGTTTATTTTTTATAATTATTCATATAAAAATATTTTAATTAAATGTTTTTATATATTATTGTTTAAATATTAAATTATTACAACTCCGTCCCAGATTAATTTATCTGACATATTAAAAAAATTATATCTATTTTTATATGACTTTAAAAAAAATGTTCTTTTTTATTTGGGACGGAGAAGTACTCTATTGCAGAAGAATACATTTGGATTTCTAAGAAATTGAAACTTCATCAAAAAATTAGGTGATAAATAATCTTCAAAAAAATACTACTCCGTCCCAAATAAAAAAGAACATTTTTCAAGTTGGATAAATTTATCTGGGACGGAGTTGTAGTATTTATATTTGAATGAATTGGATTAATCTGAAATTTTAAATCTTCAAGCTTTATAAAATAATGCATTTAACAGCTTCTTCTTTTGGTTTTGTTTGTAAAGGAGGCACAAATGGCTTGCTAATATTTGTTTGTACTGGAGGAATAGGATTTACTAATGGAGGAATAGGATTTACTACTGGAGGAATAGGATTTACTACTGGAGGAATAGGATTTACTACTGGAGGAATAGGATTTACTACTGGAGGAATGTTTGGATTTACTACTGGAAGAATGTTTGGATTAGGTTCATTATAATAATTATTTTTACTAAATACATTATCTATATAAATTTGAGGTATTTCTTGAAGATCATTTGTTTTAATTGCAATGATAATATTTCCGGGTGCTCCTTTTGCACCATTACATCCTGGATAATTTAATCTAATATTAAAAGTTTGTCCTGATCCTCCACCACCACCTCCCCCTGGAATACTGCTAGTTGTAGGGCGCACAATTTGGCCTATTGTGTTAAGTATCGGATTAGTTGGTGGATCTTCTCTAAGATATCCACCATTTCCTGAAAGTCCAATAAACCCTATTTTTGAGTTACCTCCTGGTCCATAAAGGCTATTTGAAGCACCACCTCCACCACCACCTCCTGAGATACCTAAACCATAATTGCCCACAAATGGTGTTTCATAGGCTTCATACTTTCCTTTAGAAAAATAAGGATTCGGAGTTCCTATATCACCCCCATCACCTCCTGTTCCACCTTCCCTACCTGAATTAGTTTTTAAGTCATATCCGAAACCACCATTACCGCCGCTACCACCTGTGCGATAATCTACAGGATATGTATAAGGATAAACTTTTACTATTCCTCCTGAACCACCCATACCACCTACACCAGTACCATTACCTCTTCCTGAAGAATTATAAGCTAAACCTGGAGATCCATTAGCTGCAACAAAAAGTGTAGGAGATAATAAATTGCAGTAAACCTGATTATTATTAGTAGTTATACCACCATTATTTCCATTAACTTCGAAATAATTTAAAGATTTTGGTTTTTCTATAATTCCTTCTAATCCAGGATCTGCTAAAAGAACATAAAAAGTATAAACTGTATTTGGATTTAATGGTATTTTTAAATTTTGTGTTGCCCCACCACCTCCACCACCTCCAGCACCTCCAAAAAGTGAATTAGGATTTTTAGGATTTGCTGCTAAACCGGAACTAGCTCCAGACCCTCCATTACCAATTATAGTCATATATAAAAAACTTTGAACTTTGCAATTAATTAAAAAAACTGCAACATAATTATTTTCAGATGCAGGTAAAACATTTTTTACAGTAGACAATTTATTGATATATCTATCAAAAATACATGTAGTATACTCATTATAAATTTGTGTTTGTATAGGACTTTTTCCTGTATTAAAAGCTTTCATTTTAAATTTTATTAAAAAAATAAATTATATTTTCAATTTATTTTTTAGTTAAATATTTTTATTAATAAATACTACTCCGTTTCAGATCAATGACGAACCATTCGGTTCGCGGGAACCTAAAGGTTCCTTCGGTAATTCATTTTTACTTTACTCAATTATTCATATAAAATAATTTTAATTCACTAAATTTATATATTAAATTATAAGTAAGGATTTAATACATTAACTTACATATTCATATAAATATTTATGTGCACCAAGGCGCACACCGGAACCGAATGGTTCTTTATTTTTTGAATGACCGATTTATTTGAAACGGAGTAGTATAAAACTTTATATTCATAAATGATGATGTTATTTAATTAGTAATGTTTCTATAAAAATTAATCTAGTAATTAAATGTAATACTCCGTCCCAGATTAATTTATCCAACTTAAAAAAATTATATTTATTTTTATATGAGTTTTAAAATAAATATAATTTTTTATCTGGGACGGAGAAGTATTATTTTATTTTCAAGGACTTATTTTTTAAAATTTATAAAATAATACATTTAATTCCTTCTTCTGGTGGTGATGTTTTCGGGGGAGGAATAAATGGTTTGCTAATATTTGTTTGTACTGGAGTTGGATTTACTGGAGTTGGATTTACTGGAGTTGGATTTACTGGAGTTGGATTTACTGGAGTTGGATTTACTGGAATAGTTGGATTTGGATTATTATAATAATTATTTTTACTAAATGCATTATCTATATAACTTTGTGGTACTTCTTGAAGATCATTTGTTTCAATTGAAATTATAATACATCCTTGTAATCCATTTGCACCAGAACATCCTGAATAACCTAAATTTGGATTAAAACTTTGTCCTGAACCGCCACCACCACCTGAACCTGGACAATAACCACTTGTAGGTTTATTTATCGTACCTCCTTCAACTTCAAGAGATTTCCATAATGGGTCGTTGGTTTTCCACTCATTTAAAAGAGCCCCACCTTTGCCACTATAATCTCTGTTACCTCCATCTGTACGCACGTTATTTGATGATCCCCCACCACCACCTCCACCAGATATTCCAAAGCCGTAAGAACCTTTAAATTGATTATTAATAATATTTATATTCGTGTCTGTTAAAGTTGAAAAAAATGGATCATTTCTTGATATTTTTTCAGAAGAAAAATAAGGATTTGGAGTTGCTATACTCCCACTATTACTACCTCCGTTACTTCCTGAATTACCTGGTGATCCAGATTTAATATTTGAATCATATCCATATCCACCATTCCCTCCACTTCCACCTGATTCGAAATTTTGAGGATATGTATAAGGATAGGTTTTTACAAATCCACCAGAACCACCCATTCCACCTACACCTGTTCCATTACTTCTTCCTGCAGAATTATAAGCTAAACCTGGAGATCCATTAGCTGCAACAAAAACTGTAGGTGATAATAAACTACAATAAATTTGATTGTTATTAATAGATATATTTCCATTACTGCCATTAACTTCAGAATAATTTAGAGAACTAGGTTTTTGCACAGTACCTCCTAATCCAGGATCTGCTAAAAGAATATAAAAAGTATAAACTATGTTTGGGCTTAATGGAATTCTGAGATTTTGTATTGCTCCTCCTCCTCCTCCTCCACCAGCTCCTCCAAAAAGTGAATTAGGATTTTTAGGATTTGATGCTAAACCTGAACTAGCTCCAGCTCCTCCGTTTCCGATAATAGTAATATATAAAAAACTTTCAACTTTAGTATTAATAAAAAAAACTCCAATATAATTATTTTCAGATACAGGCAATGAATTTTTTACAGTTGATAATTTATTTAAATCTTTAGAAAAAAGACATGTAGTATACTCATTATAATTTTGTATTTCTATAAGATTTTTTTCTGTATTAAAAGCTTTCATTTTTATTTTACAAAAAAAATAAAAAATTTTCAATTTATCAAGTTCAAATAAAGCAAAACTAATACTAATCAGTTTCAAATAAAAATATCCAACTTTTTTAAAAGTCCCATAAAAATAAATATAACTTTTTTGACAGATTGGATAAATTAATCTGGGAAGGAGTCGTACTAATCAGTTTCAGATAAATCAGGTTATATGTAATTAGTTTTTATTTTTGATTCACAGATAACCTGATTTATCTGGAAAGTAGTATTAGTTTTAATAAAACTCAAATAAATCTGTAAGACTCTATAAAAAATAATATTTCGTTGAAGTATCCGACAGATTGAAAAATTTATATACTACTCCGTTTCAAATCAATCGGTGATTCATTTTTAGATCAGTGAATTATCCATATAAAATTATTTTAATTCACTAATTTTATATATTACTTTATAAGTAAAGATTTAATACTTATACTTAATTATTCATATAAAAAATTATTTTTTGAATCACCAATTTATCTGAAACGGAGTAGTACATTTTAATATGGATTAAAAAAAATTAGATATGGATCACTAATTTATTTGGGAAGCAGAATTAAACTTTTAGAAGAAAAAAATATTTCAGTAAATTATTTATAAATTTTTAGAAGAAAAAAATATTTCAGTAAATAATTTATAAACTTTTAGAAGAAAAAAATATTTCAGTAAATAATTTATAAACTTTTAGAAGAAAAAAATATTTCAGTAAATAATTTATGAACTTTTAGAAGAAAAAAATATTTCAGTAAATAATTTACTACTACGTTTCAAATAAATCGGTGATTCAAAAAATAAGGAACCATTTGGTTCCCGTGTGCACACCAGGGCGCACATAAATATTTATATTCATATATAAGTTAATGTATTTAATCCTTACTTATAAATTAATATATAAAATTAGTTAATTAAAATATTTTTATATGAATAATTGAGTGAAGTAAAAATGAATTACCGATTGATCTGAAACGGAGAAGTACTCCGTCCCAAATAAAAAAGAACAATTTTTTTAAAAGTCATATAAATATACATATAACTTTTTTGACAGATTGGATAAATTAATCTGAAACGGAGTGGTATAAATTTTTAGAAGAAAAAAATATTTCAGTAAATAATTTATAAAGTTTTAGAATAAAAAATATTTTCAGTAAATAATTTATAAATTGTTAGAAGAAAAAAATATTTTCAGTAAATAATTTATAAACTTTTAGAAGAAAAAAATATTTTCAGTAAATAATTTATAAATTGTTAGAAGAAAAAATATTTTCAGTAAATAATCTATAAACTTTTAGAAGAAAAAATATTTCATTAAATTATTTATAAAGTTTTAGAATAAAAAATATTTCAGTAAATAATTTATAAATTTTTGGAAGAAAAAATATTTCGGTAAATTATTTATAAACTTTTGGAAGAAAAAAATATATTTCAGTAAATTATTTATAAAGTTTTAGAAGAAAATATATTTCAGTAAATAATTTATAAAGTTTTAGAAGAAAAAAATATATTTCAGTAAATTATTTATAAACTTTTAGAAAAAAATATATTTCAGTAAATTATTTATAAAGTTTTAGAAGAAAATATATTTCAGTAAATAATTTATAAAGTTTTAGAAGAAAAAATATTTCATTAAATTATTTATAAACTTTTAGAAGAAAAAATATTTCAGTAAATTATTTATAAACTTTTGGAAGAAAAAATATTTGAGTAATACTCAATTTCAAATAAATTGAACATTTGAAGAAAAAATAAGTGATAAATATATTTTCTTATTTTTTAGAAAAAACTTATTTATAATAATTATTTTTAAATGTTCAATTTATTTGAAATAGAGTAGTAAATAATTTATAAATTTTTAGAAGAAAAAATATTTCAGTAAATAATTTATAAAATTTTAGAAGAAAAAATATTTCAATAAATAATTTATAAAGTTTTAGAAGAAAAAATATTTCAGTAAATTATTTATAAAGTTTTAGAAGAAAAAATATTTCAGTAAATTATTTATAAACTTTTAGAAGACAAAATATTTCAGTAAATTATTTATAAAGTTTTAGAAGAAAAAATATTTCAGTAAATTATTTATAAAGTTTTAGAAGAAAAAATATTTCAGTAAATTATTTATAAAGTTTTAGAAGAAAAAATATTTCAGTAAATTATTTATAAACTTTTAGAAGAAAAAATATTTCATTAAATTATTTATAAATTTTTAGAAGAAAAAATATTTCATTAAATAATTTATAAACTTTTAGAAGAAAAAAATATTTCAGTAAATTATTTATAAAGTTTTAGAAGAAAAAATATTTCATTAAATAATTTATAAACTTTTAGAAGAAAAAAATATTTCAGTAAATTATTTATAAAGTTTTAGAAGAAAAAATATTTCATTAAATAATTTATAAACTTTTAAAAGAAAAAAATATTTCATTAAATAATTTATAAACTTTTAGAAGAAAAAAATATTTCAGTAAATTATTTATAAATTTTTAGAAGAAAAAATATTTCAGTAAATAATTTATAAACTTTTAGAAGAAAAAAATATTTCATTAAATTATTTAATACTCCGTCCCAGATAAAAAAGTTATATTCATTTTAATAAGGTTTATAAAAAAATGTTCTTTTTTATCTGGGACGGAGAAGTATAAATTTTTAGAAGAAAAAATATTTCAGTAAATAATTTATAAACTTTTAGAAAAAAAAATTTCAATAAATAATTTATAAACATTGTTTTGAATTTTATAGGGGGCTTTTTTTGAGTAGTATTTTTTTTTAGTACAATTTATTTGAACTTGATTAGTTGTATTATAAAAATGATTTTTATTTTTTTTTTAAAATTAATTAAAAATGGTTAAAACAAAAATAATTGAAGTTAAAAAAATAGGTGAAGGTACATATGGAAAAGTTTATAAAGTTAACTATGAAAATTCAAAAGAAGAAAGTGCTATTAAAAGAAATTTTAAAGACATAAATACTTTAGGAATTGGTTGTTTAAAGGAACTAAATATGTTAGCAACCCTAAAAAATCATCCATTAATTGTTGATTTAAAAAAAATCGCATATGATAATCCATTTGATAATATAGCAGTAACTCCTATTAAAAAGGATAAAAATTATGATGAAGATATAGAAGAAGATGGAATATATTTTATTATGGAATATTTACCATATTCAGGAAGACATTTTTTTTCAAACAAAGAATTATGTAATGCAGAAGTTGGAAAAATATTGACTTGTCAATTATTACTAGCAATGGAATATTTACATGCTTTACAAATTACTCATAGAGATATTAAACCTGAAAATATTTTAATATCTTATGATAAATTTAAAAACCCTGTTCTTAAAATTGCAGATTTTGGTATGAGTCAAATTTTATCAGATTCTTATCCTTCAACACCAGGTGTAGTTACATGTTGGTATAGAGCACCAGAAATATGTTTTGAGTATACAAAATATGGTCAATCATCTGATATGTGGTCAATTGGTTGTGTAATATTTGAAATATTTGGTTCTTCAAATTTTATAAGAATAAAAGATGATAAAAATGCAAGTATTCTAAATGAAATTATTAAAAAATACCCTAATAATATTGATATTAATTTTTCAAAAAAATACATTGATTCAAAAATTATTAAAAAAAATTTAAACATAGAAAAAAAATCATTCGTTAAACAAATGAATATATCTAAAGAAATTAAAAAAGAACTTTTAAATAGTAATAAAAATGCTTTAGATGATTTAGATGATTTGATAAGTTGTTTAATACATTTTGAATTTGATAAAAGAAAAAAAGCAAGTGAATTATTATCACATCCTTTTATTAAAGAATTAAGAAAATATATCAAAATTTTTAGAGAAAAATATAAACCAAATCCAGATGTTTTACCTATTGTTAAAATCATTAAATGTAAAGAAAGATATTGGATGTCAAATATAGCAATAGATATTTATAACAACCGAAAACAATTAGATTGGTATAAAAACAAAGTCTTATTTCATTCTATAGAAATTTTTGATAGATATTTATTCTGGGCTCTTGAATTAGAACCAAAAAAGAATATAAAATTTACAAAAGAAGATAATAATCATGGGTATTTATTAACTAAATATCAAACTGTTAAAATGTTTTATAATTGTTTGTATTTTGTTCATAAATATCATTCTACAATGAATAATCCATATAGATGGGAAAATTTTATACCAGAAAAATTATTTGAAGAATCGGATTATGAAAATTATATTTCATTTGAAAAAATAATAATTAATAAAGTTGTTAAAGATTATAAAATTATAGGATATTCTTTATTAGAAGTTTCTGTAATGTATGAAAAATTAAGTAAAAATAAAATTAGCTATTTGTTAGAAAAATATTTAAAAATAGAAGAATGGGAAGATGGAAGTATAAGAGCATTATATAGACATTTGATGGAAATTGAAGAATAATAAACAAAAATATTTATCTTCTAAATAAAATTTTATAAAATGCTACTAGTCCAGTTCAAATAAATTGTGCCAGATCTTTTTCTTCACTTTTAAGTAAATATTTATATCACTTAAAAATATTTAAACATAAATTTACACATACTTATTTATGTGCGCCCTGGTGCACACGGGAACAATATGGTGGGACTGTTCCTTTTTTTTTGAAAACCCAATTTATCTGAACTGGACTAGTATTTCATTAATATTTTTATAACTAAATATATTTATCTGAAACGTAGTAGTACTTTTTTAAGAACATTATTAATAACTTTGATATATCTTTATGATTCAATCTTTTTTATCATAAAGCCAATTATATTTGTTATAATCATCTTGATAGATTTTTATAAAATAATAAAGTCCAGATGTATTATACTTCTGCGTCCGAAATCTAGGCTCAAAAAAGATTATTTTTTTAATTTGTCAGATAATATTTTGTTGAACTATCTGAGACAGAGTAGTAAAATGTTTACTTTTCGTTCAAATTTTTTAAATTTTTTAAATTTGAAAAAAATAAGTGTAAGTTTATGTGTAAAAAATCATTGTCGACTACTTAATCAAAAAAGCATTTTTTTTAATTTTTTCACACTTATTTTTTGACTTAATTTTTTTGGAATTTTTTAAAACTTTTTTATTTTTTGAAAAATTATTAGACTTAAAAAATAGTGCTAGTCCATTTGGTTCGCGGGAACCTGTACTTCTCCGAACCAAATGTAGGCTCAAAAAAGAACAATTTTTTTTAAAGTCATATAAAAATCCATATAACTTTTTTAATATGTCAGATCGACATATTATCTGGGACGGAGTCGTAGGTTCCTTTGGACTTCATTATAAAAGGAACCAAGAAAATGGTGCCATTTGGTTCCCATGTGCACCAGGGCGCAAATAAATATTTGTATGAATATTTATGTGTGGCTAATAAATATATACGACTCCGTCCCAGATTAATTTATCTGACACATTGAAAATTTTATATGTATATTTATATTAATTTTAAAAAAAATGTTCTTTTTTGAGCCTACATTTGGGACGGAGAAGTACGCATAAAATTTTATGTGAATAAATAAAGTGACTAAAAAATGAAGTCCAGATTGAGCCTACTATTTGAAATGAACTAGTACTGGTCGAAGTAATTTGGAAAGATTTTTTTTCTTGATTTTTAATGCATTAAGATTTTTTTTTAATTTTAAAATGTTAGAAAATTTTCTTAAATATATAATTTCAAAAAATATTATATATATAAAAATATTCCAATGGATTGATACAAAAAATTTATTACCTACTTTTATAACAGAATATATAAATAAACTAAATAATAATGCTCCTTATATAAATGCTGATATTGATTTTGAATGTCTTGAAAAATTAAAAAATGATATAGATGTTAATTTAATTCCTATTAATTCTGGGACTATATCTTTAGTTTTTTTAGGTAAATTAAAGAAAAATAATGATTTAGTTGCAATTAAAATATTAAGATTAGGTATCAAAGATAAAATAAATCTTGCATTTAAAAGAATTAAATTTTTTTCTTATTTTTTGTATTTGGAATATTTTAATGATTGGATTTTAAATATTGAAAAAACATTTTTAGAACAAATTGATATACAAAAAGAAAAAATTAATATATCTTTAATTCATTCAAAACTAAAAACATTAAAATTTTGTGAAACTATAAAATTATATGAAGAATTTAATTTTGATAATTGTATAGTTATGAGTTATATTGATGGTAAAACTTTTTATGAATTATCAAAAGAAGATATTCCTGGATTTTTAAGAAGTTATACACAAATGTCTATATTTTTAACATTTACTAAAAAAATTATGCATTTAGATTTACATGTAGGAAATATATTATTTGTAAAAAAAGGAGAAAATTATAAAATAGCATTATTAGATTTGTCAATGATTTTATTTCTTTCTGAAAATGAAAAAGATTTTTTATATGAATTTTATACTTGTTTAGCTTCAAAAAATATAAATAATATAATTAAATGTATAGAAAAACACAAAAATTCTATTTTTGAAAATATTAAAGAAGAATTATTTGAAAAATTTATAGAAGAATTATTAAGTTATACAATTTTTGAAAAATTTGAATCTTATTCTTTAATAAAAGATATTAATTTAGTTTTAAAAATAAGTTCAAAATTTAAATTAAAATTTAATAATGTTATAAATAATATGATTTTAGGATTAATTTCAAATTTATCTTTAGTAGGAATGTTAGATCCTGATTCTAAAACACTATCAGAATTTGGAATGAAATAAAAAAATATTTTTTCTAATTTATTTTTATTTTATCAAGAGAAATATATTTCATTAAAATGTTGACGTACTTTTCAGTTTGTCTGGAGAAATATATTTCATTAAAATGTTGCCGTACTTTCCAGTTTATCTGGAGAAATATATTTCATTAAAATGTTGGCGTACTTTTCAGTTTATCTAGAGAAATATATTTCATTAAAATGTTGGCGTACTTTTTACTTTATCTAGAGAAATATATTTCATTAAAATGTTGGCGTACTTTTCAGTTTATCTAGAGAAATATATTTTATTAAAATGTTGGCGTACTTTTCAGTTTATCTAGAGAAATATATTTCATTAAAATGTTGGCGTACTTTTTACTTTAACTAGAGAAATATATTTCATTAAAATGTTGGCGTACTTTTTACTTTATCTAGAGAAATATATTTCATTAAAATATTTTGAATTTATCTAGAAAAATATATTTCATTAAAATGTTGGCGTACTTTTTACTTTAACTAGAGAAATATATTTCATTCAAATTTTTTTCAGTTTATCTAGAGAAATATATTTCATTAAAATTTTTCAGGTTATCTAGAGAAATATATTTCATTCAAATGTTGGCTTACTTTTCATTTTATCTAGATAAATATATTTTATTAAAATTTTTTACTTTAACTAGAGAAATATATTTCATTAAAATTTTTTACTTTATATAGATAAATATATTTTATTAAAATTTTTTACTTTAACTAGAGAAATATATTTCATTAAAATATTTTCAGTTTATCTAGAGAAATATATTTCATTAAAATTTTTTACTTTAACTAGAAAAATATATTTCATTAAAATTTTTTCATTTATCTAGAGAAACATATTTCATTAAAATTTTTCAGTTTATCTAGACAAATATATTTTATTAAAACTTTTCAGGTTATCTAGAGAAATATATTTCATTAAAATTTTTCAGGTTATCTAGAGAAATATATTTTATTAAAATTTTTTACTTTAACTAGAGAAATATATTTCATTAAAATATTTCAGGTTAACTAGAGAAAATATATTTCATTAAAATGTTGGCGTACTTTTCAGATTATCTAGAGAAATATATTTCATTAAAATATTTTACTTTAACTAGAGAAATATATTTTATTAAAATGTTGGCTTACTTTTCAGGTTATCCAGAGAAATATATTTTATTAAAATGTTGGGGTAATTTTCAGTTTATCTAAAGAAATATATTTTATTAAAATGTTGGCTTACTTTTCAGTTTATCTAGAGAAATATATTTTATTAAAATGTTGGCGTACTTTTCAGGTTATCTAGAGAAATATATTTCATTAAAATGTTGGCGTACTTTTCAGGTTATCTAGAGAAATATATTTCATTAAAATGTTGGCGTACTTTTTACTTTAACTAGAGAAATATATTTCATTAAAATTTTTTACTTTAACTAGAGAAATATATTTCATTAAAATATTTAAGGTTAACTAGAGAAAATATATTTCATTAAATTTTTTTATTTTAACTAGAGAAATATATTTCATTAAAATATTTAAGGTTAACTAGAGAAATATATTTCATTAAAATATTTAAGGTTAACTAGAGAAATATATTTCATTAAAATGTTGGCGTACTACTCCGTTTCAGATCAATCGGTGATTCATTTTTAGTTCACTCAATTATTCATATAAAATTATTTTAATTCACTAATTTTATATATTAACTTATAAGTAAGGATTTAATATATTAACTTATATATTCATATAAATATTTATTTTTTAAAACACCGATTTATTTGAAACGGAGTAGTACTTTTTACTTTATCTAAAGAAATATATATCATTAAAATGTTGGCGTACTTTTCAGTTTATCTAGAGAAATATATCTCATTAAAATGTTGGCTTACTTTTCAGTTTATCTGGAGAAATATATTTCATCTAATTTTTTTACTTTAACTAGGGAAATATATTTCATTAAATTTTTTTGAGCCTACTTATCTAGAGCAACATTAAAATTTATTGAGCCTAGAGTTTATCTAGAGCAGCATTAAAATATTTTGAGCCTATAGTTTATCTAAATAAATATTTTTTGAGACTCTATTTTAAAGATCATAAAACCCATAAGTTTTTCTGAAAATATAAGAAAGAAACTCTTTTATTAAATTAATAACAAAAAAATTAACTGAATCTTCAGAATCTATTTTCATAATATTATAAATCTTCTTTTCATTTTCTAAAATAAAATCAAATAAAGAATCTAATTCTTTTTTATAATTATTCAAATTATTTATTTTAGATTTCATAATTTCATCTTCAATCATAGGACCAACAGTTTCTTCAGATTCTAAATTTGAAATAAATGCAATAGAAATATTATAAAAATAATCAGGTCTATATCTTTTTTTACTCATTTTTTTTACTTCTTTTTTAATTATTTTCTCTGCAATTTTTGGAAATAAATTTATATCTTCAATAAATAACATATAAAATTCTTCCAAATGATCTGAGATTTCACTTTCATGATATTTGAAATACAACTTTTTTGCTTTTTTATATATTTATTTGACTTTTGTTTCAACTTCCATTTTTATAATTGAAAAAATAAAAATTATTTATTCATTTTTTCTTTCAATAATTCAAATCCTACATCCCAATTCTTAACCGTAAAATCATGACCTGTACCATTAAAAAAAGTTATTGTTTTTTCAGAATTTATCAATTCATACATTTCTTTTGATTGTTCAACAGTTAAAAAATCATCTTCAATACAATGAAGAACATGAATTTCTTGATTTAAATATGGTAATTTTTTTCTGTTATCAAAGTGATGTCCAATCATAAAATGACTTATATCTATATCTATTTTACCTGTACATAATTTAGGTAATGATTCAATTAAACAAACTAATAAAGCTTGACATTTAAAATCTAAATTATTATATAAATAATCTACAACAACACTAGTTCCTAAACATATTCCAATTAAAAAAATATCTGAATGTTTTTCTCTAAAATGATCAACAACAATTTTTCCAGCATTGTAAAAATTTGTTTCATTTTTTAAATTAGGTTCAGACATTTGATATCCAGGATAGTTAAAAGTTACAACTGTTATATTGAAAATTTCTGAAATCTTTTCTATAAGTTCATAAGAAAAATAACAATCACATTTTCCTGGAAACAAAATTATAACTTTTTCAGAATTTTTATTAATTGTTACAATTTCTATTTTATATTTAATTTGATTTATTTCTTTTTCTAAAAAAGAAATATTATTAATAAATTTATCTCTTGAAAAAGTTTCGTCAGTTTCAGAAATTTTATATATAAGTTTGATAAGTTTATTGTTGTCTTTTAATTTATTATTAATAATTAACCTCATAAAAAATTCTCTTACTGAATCCATTTTTAATAATTAAAAATAAATCTAATGAAAATTTTAAAAATATTTTATAGAAAAATAAAAAATTATGAAACTGAAGTACTACTCCGTCCCAGATTAATTTATCCAATTTAAAAAAGTTATATTTATATTTAAGTGATTAATGAAAAAATTGTTCTTTTTTATTTGGGACGGAGAAGTAATAATTTTTTTTAATAAATATCAAACTTAACTTATAAATAAATTAAGTTTTTAAAAGAACCAATTTTATACTAAACAATGAAGAATGAACTTTACTAGTATATAAATATTACTAAATTATTATTAATCTTAAAAAAATGTATTAAATATTTTAAATAAAAACCCATAAGCCATATTAAATATTTCTCTAAAGTTTATATCTTTCAAATTTTCATTTTTTATAAAAGTTTCTATTTCTAATAGAAAAATTTTTAAAAGTTTAAAAACTGAAAGAGTTTTGTGTGCTGGATAATCAATAAAATCATACTCAGTTTTAACTAATCCATCATTAATATTAAAATCAAGTAATTCTAAAAATTGAAGCAAAATTTTAATTGTAAAAGGACAAATATCAACATTTAATAAGTCAGTCTTAACTAGAGTTTCTAAAATACTTAAAAGACTTTTATTGATATTTAGTATAAAAAAGGCACAAATCTTTTTGTTTTGACTTGTACATAATTCTTCTTTATCAATATTATTTAAAATTTCTAGAACCTTTTCAATAGAAAATTCTAAAGCAACTTTGATAATAGTTAAAGAAATTTTACATTCTTCATTTATGTTAAAACTTAAATCTTCATTTTCAAAAACTCTAAGAACTGAAAAAGTATCTTCATTAGAAATAATTTTTAAAATTTCAATTTCATTTTCATTTAAATTTTCTACTGAAAATTCATCTTTTAAAGTTTCTTTAATATTATCTTGAAATAAACAAATAAATTTAGAAATAATATTTAAAATTAATGCAAAATTTATGTTTTGAATACCTCCTACATCTGGAATAATATCCATTGTTGTATTTCTAAAACAAGAAAGAAAAATTCTTACTAAAAAATGACTATTTTCACTTTCTAAATAGTCATAAAGATTTTCATTCGTATTTAAAACTTCAATTCCAATATTTTTAATATCGTAAACGTCAAAATTTGTGATTTTTTTTGTGGCTTCAACAACTTGAGAAAAACAAGCATGAGATATTTTATCATCTACTTCTATATAAGTAGAAATTTTGTTATGTACAGAATCTATTGTCTGTAAAATTTCATTTTTTGAAAAGTTATCATCCATTTTATTTTAGTAAAATATATTTTTTATTTTTTCAATTTGTCTTAAAGATTTTTCAAAAAAATTTATAAATTGTTAAAAAAAAATTACTATTCAAGTTTTTAATTAAACCTTTTTTTAAACTTAGATTTAAATTCTTTATAAACATACTAGTCTAAACTTCAGGTTCTCCAGTTCAGGATGATCCTTGTGATAGGAAGTCCGAAAAGGAAGACCCGAAGTCCTATAATTATGTCAGGTTTTGAGAAAAATTATTATGTCAATATGTAATTATAAGTGATTAAAAGACATATAAATTGTTATTTAATGATCGTAATTAAAAAATTATATTGTTTAAAAAGTGAAGAAAAAGATATGGCTCAATTAGTCCACTATATGAACTTGACTAGTATAATTTTTATGTTCATATATTTAAACTAGATTAGAATTTTTTATTAGATAATGTGTGTTAAGTTATTTAGAATCTTATAAAGTTAAAATATTTTTTTTAGAATATTGTTCGAAAAATGAATTACCAAATTTTGGTTGATTTTTCCAAGTGTTTTGATGTTTTATATTAAAATGATTTTCACCATTAAAATATAAAATTTTTGTTTTATTATCAGCTTCAGAATTTATTAAAGAAAGAAGAAAAAAACTACCTTTTAAGTATACAAAACCTTCTGAAGATGAATAAATATTTTTAATATCTTCTGGTAAAAACTCAAATTCCTTATAAATATTTAAATAAGTTTCTAATAACTTTGAATTTTTTTTTAAAGCCATCATACAAATATCTGGAATTCCAATTACTGATTTTGTAAACATTTCGTAATAAAAAATATAATCAAAATTATTTATATAATGATTAAAATTTTGTGTAACTTCTGTTCCTAAATCCATATATAAACCTCCATATAAATTAACAATTTCCATTCTTATAAAATCAGAACAAAAAGTAAAATAATTTTGATTATAAAGATTCCAAAAAATTTTACAAGTTCTGAAAGATTCAATTAAATTTAAAAATTCAATAATTATAATATTTTTTTCTTTTAGTTTTTTAATTGTTAAAGGTATTTTTGAAGCATCTAGACACCAAAAATAATGTGTCCAAGAATTATCAAATGCATCAAGACTTTTAATATATATGTTAATTATAGATTCATCACATTCATAAGGAGTTTCATTAGATGTTATCCAAATGCGATGATGATTATGTGGGATATGATTATTATCTAAAATATCCTGGTTTTGAGGAATATTATTATCTTCTAAAATATCCTGGTTTTGAGGAATATTATTATCTTCTATATTTAAAATTGTATCAAAAAAATTGGAAAAGAAAATTTCAGCTTTTTCATGAGCTTCATTTTTTGGTAAACCACAAGAACCAAATTTATTTAAATTAGATAATTTAGTACATTGTTCTCTAGTTATCTTACTAAAAAAATAATTATGTAAAATAATTCTTGAATTTGAACAATAATTTAAATAATTGTTTTCATTTAATTTTAAAATATATTTCTCAGATATAACTTTTTTATTTTTTAAATTGTTTTTATATTCTTTAGAGTTTAATAATTTTATTTTTAAATCTTCAAAGTCTTCAATAATTTCATTTTCTTTTGGTTCTCTATTAGTAAGAGATTTGAAAAATATTTCCATTTTATTGGAAATATTTTTTTCTTAAACAATATTTCCAATAAAATATTTTATTGAAACTTATTTTTAAATAAAACATTTTACTAAAAATTCAAGATTATCTACATTATTGAAAAAATAATGATCTCCTTTAAAATTTATATGTTCTAAAGATTTAATTTTTTCATAATTTAAAAATTCATCATCTTCAGCATAAAATACAGGAAAATTTAATTCTTTTTCAAAAAGTTTTGGGACTTTATCAAAGAGATGATTTTTTAAAACTATTTTTAATTTTTCATTAGTTTCTCCGCAAACCATTTCTGGTAAAGAATTAATTAATGAAGCTAATCCAAATCTAATATTTTTTTCTGAATTATAAATATAATTTGCAAGTATTGAAGTACCTACAGAAAATCCTAATAAAATAATTTCTTTTTCAGGATTTTCAGAAATAAAATTATCTACTAAAATTTTAAAAGCATTATTCCAATTATTTTCACTGGGTACTTCAGGAGATGATAAATAATAACCTGGGTGTTGATATATTATAAAAGTTATACCGATTTTATTAGAAAGTGTTTTAAGATTTTCATAAAGAAAATACATACTTGATCTTCCATGAGCAATAATAAATATTTTATCTGGAAAGTTATTAATTTCAGGATTTATTTTAATAAAAGGAATTTTATAATTAATACCTTCATAATTTTTTTCTATAAAATTAATGTCATTTTTTATTAAATCAAGATTTTTAGTATCTTTTTTTAAATCTGTAAAATAAATAATTTTTGAGAGTGTTTTTTCAGGTATTTTCATTCTACCTAAAAAACTGGAAAATAAACTTTTATAGTTCGACATTTTTTTATAAAAAATAAAATTCTTAAGTAAAAAAATATTTAATAGTCCAAAGAAACCTTCAGGTTTTCCAATTCAGATAATATATCAGGTTTGACGAAAAATAAAATAATATTAAAAAAGATTTTCCTACTTGACTATTATTTTTTTTGAGAAATTTTATTTATTATTATTTTATTTTTTAAATATAAAATGACAACATTAGAAGATATATGGGGCGAAGATTATGAATCTATTAATGATTCTAAGATACTTGATATTAAATATTTTTATAAAAAAAATAAATTAAATGAACATGAAATATTTATTGTTGAAAAGAAAAATTTTTTTAAATATTTAAATGATGATATTGAATTAGTTGATCTTTATAAAAAATTAAAAATTAATTTTTCACTTTTAAAAATTTGGAATATGGATAAGGAAACTTTAGATTCTTTATTTAATTTTTATACTGGAAGTAATCAAGAAAATATATTACATTTAAAATATTTACTTTCTAAAGTACTATTAAAATTAAATTTAATAAAAGATAATGATATTAAATATATTGAAAATGATAATTTTTTGTCTATCTGTTTAAAATATAAAAAAATAGAAAAAATAATAGATGAATTAGACAATTTGGAAGAAGAAAAAGATAAAAAAGAATTTTTACATGAACAAAGAAATTTAGAAGTTCTTTCGGGACCTATCCAATTTGTTTTCTTTCCAGATATTAATGGACAAAGAATTTTACTATTGGGAGAAAACCATTCTGTAGAAAACATATGTAAAGATAAATTATTAAACTATCAAGAAGTTCATGATTGGTTGTTCGGATTATCTTTAATTACTCCTACATGTCTTGATATATTTGTTGAAACAGATATTAAAGATAGAAATAGTGTAATTGATTTAAGAGAAAGAAAACTTGAAGACTATGATTGTCCTTTAAATGCAATTAGAGGAAAATTTGAAATATGTAACTTAACAAAAAATCGCAGAGAAAAATGTATTATTGATAATATTAGATATCACTTAGTTGATATTAGAGAATTAGATATGAAATATGAAAAATTTATTGTAATGTTGAGGTCTTTAGAAAGTCAAAATGTTATTTTCAGTGATGAACATTTCTTCAATATTGAAGAAATTTCTAAAAAATTTTTTAAAGAAATATTTTTATATTTATCAGGATTAGATGAAAATTCAATAGGTAAAAGAGAATATTATAAAATTTTAGAGTTATTATTAAAAAATTATTATAAAAAAAATTTTCTTATGTCACTATTTAAATCAAAATATAAAGAATATATTAGAGAATATGAAGAATATAGAAGACAGTATAAAATATTAATAAATAAACAACTTAGAAAAATTGAAAATTTTAATATGACACATTTTTTGGAATCTTTGTTTAATGCTTACTTTAAAAAAGGTTCAATTGAAGATTTTACAAATATGTTGATAGACATTAATATGGATGTATTTTTCTTATTAAGATATCTACATACTTATGATTCTGAAAAAATGATGAGAGGTCCTGAAAAATGTAGAACAGAAGAATTTAACAAATCAAAATATTCTATTGTTTATGGTGGTGCTGCACATACTGAGACATACAAACGTTTTTTTATTGATTATTACAACGTTAATCCTATTATTGATATTCTTAATAACTCAGACAATCAATGTATTAAATTACCTTATAGTTTTGATTTTTTTGGAGATTTTTCAGATAAAGAAAAATATACCAATATATATAAAATTTCAGAAAATGAAAAAGATATAGATATCAGTAAATTAAATATAATTAAACTACCCTACTATGAAGTTGAAATATTAGGACAAGGTGCTTTTGGAACAGCTTATAAAGCTTATGATTCTGCTAATAAAAAATATGTAGTAATTAAAAAACAACTTGATGATTTTATGTCAAATAACGAATCACGTAATACAGAATATTTAAAAAATAATTGTAATAAATATTTTGCATGTTTTTTAGAAGATTTTATTAAAACAATAGACCATAAAAGGTATTTATATATTGTTACAGAATATTTAGAAGGATATGTTCCACTTTCAACAATTATTGAAGAACTATTTGTTGGCGATGAACAAAAAAATAAATTTAAAACAATTACAAGAAATATATGCAAAGGATTAAAATTAATGCATTCTTTAAAATTAGCACATTTAGATTTAAAACCTGATAATATTCTTATTAATCCTATTAATAATGAAATTAAATTTATAGATTTTGGCACTTCTTGTATAAAAGAAGAATGTTCTGATATATTGGGATATACACCTTCATATGTAGACCCATTTATATTTTTAAAAAAGAAAAAAATAAGCGAATATATTTTTAAACCAAAATATTTAGAAAGGGCACAACAAGGAGATTTATGGTCCTTTGGATGTATTATTTATGAAATGATAATTGGAAAGACTCCAATGATGTCCTATATTAATTATTTTTATCCAAGTTTTATAGATGAAGGAAGAATGGTAAATGATTATATGCATAATTATAATTACAAAAAAGATACTAATTATGAATTAGTAGAAGCTGTTTGTAATAAATATATGGGATTTAGTTTAAATACATTATTGACGGAAAAAACAAGAAAAACTTTTTGTTAAATACTAATCACGATTCCATTTTTTAATAAAGAACTCAAAATTATTTGAATTCTTTAAAATATTTATAACAAAATGTGGGACAATATTTATTTTAATTTTTTATAAACTAAACTTTAGAAGTTCGCCTCTTTCCAAACTAATTTATAAAAAAATATATTTTGTCTAAATATATTTAAAATTGAGAACTATTAATTTTTATTTAAGATAACTTTTGTAAATCTTCAAAATTTTGTTTTGCAAGTAAGTAATCATCTCCTCCAGGTCTACAAGAAATAAATTCTTCCAACATTTCAATTTTTTTATTTAAGTTTTCATTTTCAATTGAATATTGGTCTGTAATATATTCGCAAATTTCTTCATATACTTTTGGGTCATAAGTAAAAAGAAAATCTTCAGTTTTATAAAAACCAGATTCCGTAATAAATTTTAAATTACATATTCTTGTATAATCATGTCCATCCTGAGGATTATTTTTCCAACTAAAACTTAAAACTTTCAAATAAATAATATCTTCTGAAAAAGTGTTAATTCTAATAGAACAAATTTTAATATTACTCTTAGTTTTAAATTCAATTCTTACTTTTGATTTGGGTAAAGTATCTTTCCCTTCTGGTAAAAATAACATTTTGTTGTATACTTTTTATATTCTTAAAAATTTTTGTTTTAATTCAAATTTTTAAATTAAAATATCGTACTACTCCATTGCAGATTAATTTATCAAAGATGAGAATTTTATATGGTATTTGTATTTATTTATTTTAAATCAGCAAAGAAATGATCTTTATTACCAAATTTACATTCACCGCTCCAAGAACCCATTTGGATTAATTCAAAATATTTTTTATCATTAATATAAATAACTTTTTCATCATCTTCTATTTCAGATACAGATAAAGCTAAAAAGAAAAAACATCCAAATAAATAAATAAATCCCGTGCCTTTTGAATAGATATCTTTAATTTCTTTTGGAAAAGTTAAAAAATCTTTTGTTATATTAAGATACTTTTTAATTAACTTACTATTTGGTTTTGATGCAAAACATGTAAAATCAGGATTTCCAATTATTGAATTATTTTTATGGAAATAAAAAAGATAATCAAAATTATCTAAATAATAATTTAAAGATTTTAAAACTTCAAAACCCATATCAAAATAAATTCCTCCAAATTTATTAATAATTTCATTTTTAATTAAATTACACGAAAATCCTATTAATTTTTCTTTCAGTAAATATGTAAAAACTTCTTTAGTTTGATAATTTTCTAAATATTTATCTATTTCCATAACAATAATCCCTGAATCTTTTAATCTCTCAATAGTTTTAGGTATGTTTAAACTATTTAAACACCAAAAATAATGTTTCCACGAATTATCAAAATTTTTAATACTATTTATGTATTTTTGAAGTATTTCTTTAGGACATTCATATGGATTTTCTTCACATGTTATCCATATTCGGTGTTGAATATGAGGTATTTGATTAATATTAGATGATTCCCCAGAAAGGACATTTTGAAGAAAATTAACAAATAATTTTTCTTTTTTTTTTAAACTTTCTAATTTTTCTAAACCACAATTACCATATATTGAGGTTAAAGATTTACATTGCTTGTAATTTTGCTGACTTATTTGATAGTTTTCTAAAATTAATTGGAAATTATCATAAAATTTATTACAATTTTTTGAATTAACATATTCTAAATAGTTTTTTGGTAAAAACTTTTTTTGTAAGACTTTATATTTATACTCTTTAGTTTCAAATAAAAAATTTTTTAGTTCTTCTTCTGAAAAAAAATTTAGATTATCATCCATATCTCTCCTCATAATACTTTTAAATAAATTTTCCATATTTTTAATTATTAAAAATTTATTTATTGTTTTTTTATTTTTTTGTAATTTAAAATTTATTTATTGTTTTTTTATTTTTTTAATTAAAAAAATGATTTCATTAAATGATAAACCTTTAAAACAAAGTGATTCGGAAAATTATGTCAATATTAAAACAAACAGAAGTATCTCGAATTTGAATAATAAAGATTTTCTATATGCTATAATTGATAATAATTTTTATATTTGTGGATCAAAAGAAGATATTGAAGAATTTATAATTAAAAATAAAATTAAGAAAAAAAATATTAGTTATCTTAATAATACAGAAAAAATAAAAACTGAAAATTTGAAAAGACCTGAATTAAAAAAAGGTGAAAAATTAGATTTTAAAGAATTAGAATTATTAGAAGATGAACCTGATTGTACTTTAGATTCTATAGGTACAGCACTTTTTGTTCCTGATTCTGAAGATGTTGAAGATATACCTATTTCTATTGCAAATAGCATGTGTCCCTTTAGTCTTTCGAGAATAAGAGGCAAGGCTAAAATTATATCTGTAGAAGATGCAGATACTGTTAAATTTTTAATTTACATTAAAATGAGTGAATTAATTAAAGGAAGAGAAGTTGGAAGGGCAAGGGGTTTAGGATCACAGAAAAAAAAAGATATTGCTTATCCAGTTATTACAAAACATCAAGAGGCTGGATTTTTTAGTGTTTTTACATGTAGAATTAATGGTATTGATGCAGCAGAACATGACACCATAAATGGGATGTTTGCAAAATTTCTTTTAGAAGATTATATAAATTCTTTAGGTAATATAGTCTATGTATCTCTTGATAAATTTGATAAATATGGTAGAACATTAGCTGATTTATATTCTGATAAATATTATTTAAATAATATTTCAAATAAACTTTTAGGAATAAAAATAAATGAAATACCAAAAATTGTTAAACAATTAGATCTTAAATATGATAAAGCTAAAGTTTCAGATGAACAACTTAAAGTTATAGTTCTTCCTTATGGAGGAGGCACAAAAGATGAAAGTTTTAAAAATTTACCTCAAGTATCAAAAGGATTAATAAAAAAAGAAGATTATAAAGTGATTTTAGAAAAATATAAATTGAAATAAAAAATGAAATAAAATATTTTATTGTTATATAAAAAAAATGACAAAAAAATTTAGTCATATTGATTTTTTTAAAACAAAAATTAAAAATTTGGAAGAAGATATTAAAAAAGAGAATAATACAGAAAAAAAATTAATTTTAATAAATAAATGTACAGAATACAGATATAAATTAATTTTTGAAATTCTCAAAAATAAAGATATCAATTCTAACAGTGAAAATAAAAAAATTTATTATAATTCTTCAAAAAAAATAAAAACTCTTTAGTTCAAATATTCGGAGTAGTAATCCGTTTCAGATCAATGACGAACCTTCAGGTTCCTTCGGTGATTCGTTTTTTTCATCACTTATTTATTCATATAAAATTATTTAAATGTTGATTACTAGTCAAGTTCAAATAATATGTCAGGTTTTGAGAAAAAATTTATTTATATGTAAATATAAGTAGACTTGTTTAAAAGACATATAAAATATTACTTAAGTATAAGCTTTTTAATTAAAAATTTATATGGTTAAAAAAGTGAAGAAAAAGATCTGGCCTGACATATTATCTGAACTTGACTAGTAAATATTTATACTATTCCGTTTCATATAAATATTTATTTTTTGAATTACCGATTGATCTGTCAAAAAATAAATATTTATTAAGTCAAACTCTTTGAACTGGAACATTAAAAATTATATTTAAACACAAATTGAAAATATAATTTATTTTTTTATTTATTATTAAAAAAATGTATCTATATTATATAATACTTATTTTTTTGGTTTATAAATCAAAATATATATATAAATTTTGTTTTAGTTTATATGATTTAATTTATAAAAAAAATATTTACTTTGATACAATAATGAAAGTTAAAACAAATATTTATATTTACTTTGATCAAATAATGAAAGTTAAAACAACTGCTGAACTAAAAGAACTATCTAATAAATTTTTATCTAATATATTTGAAATTCTCGAACACAAAAATGAAATTATAATTGAAAAATTTAATCCCATAGAATCTGAAATTATTAATGAATGTACTATATGTCAAGAAAATAAAACAATTATGCGATGCGAAAGTAGTTTTTTAGAAAATAGTACATGTTTGAAATGTTCTTTTGTAAGTTGTAAAGATTGTTTTAATTCTTTAATTAAAAAAAGCTCAGAAACACCTTATTTAAGATGCCCTATCTGTAAAAATTTTTTTTTGCTTAATGAATATATGAAAACTGAACTTTTTTGTAAAAGTATAATAATTACACCAGATAAATTTTTATTTAATTTTAAAGGTAATTATTTTAGTTGTCGTTTTGATAATATTGGAATTCAATTAGATATAGAAGATAATAAATTAGTTTCAAAATGTGACATTTCTAATATTATTATAAATGATGAATTAATTTATAAAAGTTGTAAAATAGGCCTTAGATTCATTCTTTATAAATCTAGAAATATATATCCTAATAAATTTAAAGAAAAATATAAACATGTTAAAAAACAAAAATATCCATTTTTTGTTAATATTTATGATACAAATGTAGAAACAGAAGTTATTGATTTTGGATATGACAACAATCAATTTTATATTATTACAGAATATTCTGGAATATTTTTTGAAAAATTTATAGATAAATGGATTGGAACAAGTAAAGAACATCCGATTAATAATACATTAATAGGTAATACATTAATAGGTGATACAGATATGAAATATATTGTTGAATATGATAAAGATGAACATTTACTTCTTGAAGAAATTTTTAAAGAATTATAAAAACAAGCAATTCAAATAATGTGTCAAGGTATATTTTTTTCTTCACTTTTTAAACTCCGTCCCAGATTAATTTATCCAATCTATTAAAAAAGTTATATGTATTTTAATATGGATTTTAAAAAGTTTGTATAGGCGCCTCTTCACACACTAATTTATTTGGGACGGAGAAGTATAAATTTTTAAATAAGAACATTATTCTTAAACAATTATATTTATAATTACATATAAATATAAAAATTATCAAAACACAATTTTATAGGTAACACAAGTATTTTTTTGAACTTGAATAGTATATCTTATGATTATTACTACTTCTCCGTCCCAGATAAAAAAGAACATTTTTTTTTAAAGTCATATAAAAATATATATAAATTTTTTATCTGGGACGGAGAAGTATTAAACAAAAATTTATAATTAAAAAATAATTATTTACTTTATTATAAATGGACGAAAGTAGTGTTTTAGAAATAAGGCTTAATATTTTAGATATTATAGCAATTATAATAGCTATAATAAGTATTATTATTACTGTATTATTAACAATTCATGCTTCAAACATACACGATAGTACTCTCGCGACACAACAGCATTTATCAGATATTAAAGATATTTTAAATACCTCAAATACTAATACCTCAAATAATCCTTTAAATACTAATACCTCAAATACTAATACATCAAATACTAATACATCAAATACTAATACTTCAAATACTAATCCTTTAAATAATCCTTTAAATCTTAATACATCAAATAATACTTCAAATACTAATACTTCAAATAATAATACTTCAAATAATAATACTTCAAATAATAATTTACAAAATTTTAATTCAAATCTTAATACTTCAAATCTTAATTATAATAATTTACAAAATTTTAATTCAAAAAATAACACTTCAAATCTTAATTATAATAATTTACAAAATTTAAATTCAAAATATAATTTACAAAATTTTAATTCTAATTATTTACCTCTTTATTACTAGTTTTATTGTAGTTTTTAATATTCATTTTAAATAGAGATAATAATTTTTAAAAAAATATTATCTCTATTAAAATCTAATAAAATATATTCTTTTATGATGAAATAATAAATCTTATATTCTTCACTAAAAAATTTATTAAATTAAATATTACTAGTCCAGTTTATATAGTCGGAGTAATTGGGTCAGATCTTTTTCTTCACTTTTAAAACAATATTAAATTTTAACTAAAACCTATATTTTTAAGTAAATATTTATATCACTTAAAAATATTTAAACATAAATTTACACATACTTATTTATGTGCGCCCTGGTGCACACGGGAACAATATGGTGGGACTGTTCCTTTTTTTTGAAAACCCAATTTTATAGGAATCCTAAAGGATTCTCCTGAACTGGACTAGTACTATTTTGTAAATAATATTTTTAAGATATTCTATTTATTTTATAATATTTTATAAATATTATAACTACATTTTCTTTTATATTAATAATATATCCTGCAATATTATGTGTAAAAATACAAAAATAAAAATCATTAATTATTCCATAATATAATTTATTTTTATGAATTAATTAATATTGTATTTTATAGAAATTAAAAAATTTTCAAAAATTAAAAGAAAAAATAAATGTACTACTCCGTCCCAGATTAATTTATCTGACACATTGAAAAAGTTATATGTATATTTATATGACTTTTAAAAAAATTTGATAGGCGCCTACTTTTAATTTGGGACGGAGAAGTACTATATTCTTTTTTGAAAAAAAATAACTTAAATCTTTTGTCAGATAGATATAAAATTTAAAATAATTTCTAAATTTTTTTGTTTATTTCATTTACTTTTCAGTCGTTGATTTATTCATATAAAAATCAATCACAGATTCTCATGAAATTATGACTGGTTTATACTAAATTTTCAAAAAACACGATTTTTCTTTGGGTTTTCACCAATTAAAACCTCAATGTCATTTTCAACATAATATAAATCATTTTCTTCTAGATTTTTTATCACTTCAAAAAAATCATGTTTATTACAAGTATAAGTATGTTTAGGGTTATAAGATACAAAATGAATATGTAAAGCATAATTTGTAGGGTAATAATGAAAATAAGCTTTAATTTTTTGAACTCCAAATAATTCTAACATTATTTCTGAAGTTTTATTATAGATATTTTTCAATAAATCTATATCTTTTTTTCTTAAATCTCTAATAGTCATTAGTTTTAAATCTTTACAAAGAGCTAACAAGTGAATTTTTTTGATTGGATCATCAACTTTCCATTTATAATCACAAATAAGTGAAAAGTTTTCATCATCATAAAAAATATTTTCATCTTTTTTATTACCATTAAAAATATTTAAAATCCAATTAATTTTTTTATCAACCGTGTTAATTCTATCTAAATATTCAGTGTAAGTTTCATATATTCTAGTTCTATTTTCAATGTAATCCATTTTAATAAATTTTTTTTAATTTTAAAATTTTTTTCATAAATCATTTTTAGAAAAAATAAATTTTCTATTTTAAGTAATACTCCGTCCCAGATTAATTTATCCAATCTGTCAAAAAATTTATATATATTTTTATATGAGTTTATAAAAAAATGTTCTTTTTTATCTGGGACGGAGAAGTATAAATTATGATGGTCATCTAATCGTTTAAATATGTATTTTTAGTATAAATTTAATTGTAAAAAAATTTCGGCTTAAAACAATTTATTAAAAAAAAAGTACTTCTCCTTCCCAAATATAAAGTAGGCGCCTATCCAACTTTTTTAAAAGTCCCATAAAAAGTAGGCGAACTACATATATAAATACTTTTTTTGTTATTGAACTAAACTAGTAAAAATATATTAAACTAATTCATCAAAGTAACTTAAAATAAAACTTTCTTCTCCAAAACAACCAGTGTCAAAATTGTTTAAAAATCTACCAACTGTTATTCCTCCTAAACCATATGTATTATATTCATCAGTAATACAATCCTTAATTTTTTTAAATAACTTGGAAATTTTTGGTTTTTTTCCTCTTCCAGTTAAATCTTTATTAACAATTTCAACAATCTTTTCCTCTTTTTTTTCATTTCTTTTATTAAAATTTTTAAAAGAAAATTGTGGATATCATTATAATTTATTAAATAATTATAAATTATATCATTGGAACTTAATTCTGAAAAAATTTCTCCAATATTTTTTTCAATTATTTCAGAAGTATAAAAAAAATCTTCTTGGGAACTACATATATCATCTAATAAATTATCTAAATTAAGAATTGGTAAGTTAATAAAAGATTTATCTGGATTATCTAATAAATAATAAAGATCTATACCACAATTCTTAACAGGATTTTTTTTGTTGCTTATTTTTGACATTTTTGTAGACATTTTTTTTGTAGACATTTTTTATTTAGAAAAATAAAAATATTTTTATTCGTTTTTTAAATTTTAATCAAGTGATAAAAATATAAATACAACTCTGTCCCGAATAAAAAGTACGCGCACTACACAATTTAAAAAACTTACTTCTCCGTTTCAAATAAATCGGTGATTCAAAAAATATATATTTATATGGTTGAATAAGTATAAGTATTAAATATAAGCTTAAATATTAATACATAAAATTAGTGAATAATAAAAATTATATATGAATAAATAAGTGATCTAAAAATGAATTACCGATTGATCTGAAACGGAGTAGTATATATTTTAGTGTATTTAAAAAAAAAATGTGTACTTCTCCGTCCCAAATAAAAAAGAACATTTTTTTAAAGTCATATAAAAATAGATATAAATTTTTTAAGTTGGATAAATTAATCTGGGACGGAGTAGTACATGTCTGCTACTATCGGTATGGGTTGGATAATCAAAAATAAGCAAGATGTAGAATTTCTTAGAGAAATCTTTGATCGTACTGGTGAATTTTTTGAAAATGTAAAATACTCTCTCCTTTATCTGAATGGACAGATTACAAAGTTACAGGGAAAAGAAGTACTTCTCCGTCCCAAATGTAGGCTCAAAAAAGAACAATTTTTTTAAAAGTCATATAAATATAAATATAACTTTTTCAATGTGTCAGATAAATTAATCTGGGACGGAGTCGTACTCTTCGTGTTCAAGTATTAAAATACACTGATAAATCCACAGAAGACATAGAAAAATATTTAACCAAGATGAAAGAAGATCTTAAAGAAGAGATACCTGAAAAAGATATTATAAAAATGCGGGAGATTCTTAATAATAATGATCTTTTGTATGGTCAGTTTTTGATTAATGGTGAAACTTTGATGGATGTTTAAAAAGCATCTAAAATTTATACGACTTCGTCCCAGATAAATTTATCTGACACATTGAAAAAGTTATATTTATTTTTATATGACTTTTAAAAAAATTGTTCTTTTTTATTTGGGACGGAGAAGTAACTAACATTTTTTTTTAAAGGTTATTTATCAGATATGGTACACTATGGTAAAGAATGTTGTTTTACAATTAAAATACATGTTTCACAAAATGTATGTCGACATTTCGGAAATGTCATATTTACTGGATTTTCATAACATACATTATTTTCATTAATGTCTGATTTTAAAATTTTATTTTTAGATATTTCAAAACACTCTTCATTTTTACAATAAGGACATTTAATACAAACAAGATTTTCTGGAATAACTATAATTTCGTCTTCAATTGGATTACCATTAAGCCATACTACTTTTTTAATAAAATTTCCAACTTGTATATAACCTTCTCCATTTCTAGAGTTATTACTCCATACGTAAAAAAATATTTCTCCAGTTGCGGTTGTTTCTTTAACTTCAGAATCATTTTTAATTAAGTCATTTTCAAAAAAAGTTTCAATTATAACTCCATCGTTTTTATTCCAAATCCCCCTCCCGTCTTTAGAAAATTCAGTAATACCATTTTTTAGAACATTAATGTTATGTTTTACTATTCCTATATAAGATGAATTATTAGAATAATATATTTTCCCAAATCCTTTTTGATGATGAATATAATCAAAACATATTTTTGTAGCTGAAGGTAATATAAAAGTATAAGAATCTTTTTTACGGTCTAATATACATCCAGATTTATACTTTGCACTATACATATCTTTATAGGATCCATTTTCTAAACATCCATTAATTTCAACAAGAGTATCATTATTTTTGTAGATTTTTTTACCTTTTATTTCTTTCATGTCTTCTAATATTCCTTCAAAAGTATCACCGTTAGGATAAGTAACAATACCTTCTATTTTAAATTTAGAATATTTCACACTTCCATTAATAATTACATATTTTACATTTGTATCTAAAATTTTTCCAACAAAAGTTAAATTATCAATATAGTAAATACCTTTGATTGGTGTTAAAATATCAAACTCACCTTCATATCTATATTTTAGATTTTTGTATACAGTTGAATCCATCACACCTGAAGATAAAACATCATTTTCCCAAATACCTGAAAAAATTTTTAGATCTTTTGTTGTAAATTTTCCTGTTCCATGTTTAGTGAAAATTCCATTTTTATTTATAACAGAACCTTCGTAAAATTCATTGTTTTGAAAATATTTTATTACTGCATTTTCACAAATTTCATTGTTTTCAATATATTTTCCTTTATATATTAAAGCAGATGTTTTAATTTCAACGAGACCTACAGGTTTTCCTTTTTTCCAAACACAATTAATTTCCATATCATTTTCTTTAATTGAACCACTAGTAATTCCATTTTTTATTAAAAAGTTAAACATTTTTATTCTCTTAATTTTTTATTATTTTTTCAATTTTTTTTAAAACATAATCAACAATAATAATACTACTCCATCCCAAATGTAGGCTCAAAAAAGAACAATTTTTTTAAAAGTCATATAAATATACATATAACTTTTTTGACAGATTTGATAATATTTTGTTGAACTATCTGGGACGGAGTAGTACTACTTACTCATATATATATTGTGAAATTCTCAACTTTTTTAATATATATGATAATTTGAGTAGGTTAAGAAAAAGTTAGGTTTATATAAAATATATTAATATCTTTTTCTTAAGATTATCTATAAAATAACTGGATTATATAAACAATTTCCTTCAGTTATAATTCTAATACATTTTTTATTTGTTAAATTATTCATTTCATTATATGTTTCAGATATTAATGAAAATAAATCATCCATATTCCATCCCTGAATATCTAAACTATCAAATTTTAATCTTTTTCCATTAATAATTATATAAATAATTTGTGGTGCAACATATTTATCTTTAAGATTTAAATTATAATTAATACTAATAGGTAAAAAATATTCTTGTAAATTACTTAAAACTATAAGTTTTTTTGGATAAATATTTAAAGAAGAATAATATATAGATAATCCTTTTAAAATTTCTGGATTATTAAATAAATAAACATCTATATAGTTTAATTTAAAAGATATTATAATTATTTTATAAAAATGTAATAATCCAAAAATTTCTGGAAAATTTTTTTCTAAAAAATGTAATTTATTATTATTTATTTTTAAATTTTTAAATATATCTTTAAAATTTGTTTGTATTTTCATAAAATTACTTTTTGGATTAATTTTGTTTAAAATCTTTAAATTACCATTATGTGAATTTGAAAGTATAGTTGGATATTTATCTTCATTAATTTCAGTGCCTAAAAATACACCTGCTAGTTCATCAAACTGTAAAGATTTAATTTCAACATCATTAATAATAATATTTAAAAAATTTTCTGACATTTTTATAATAATTAAAATAAATTAAAATTTATAAAAAAATGAGAAAAAAAATGAGAAAAAAAATTAGTTAAAGATAATTTTTTTTATATTATTCCAGTTTATATTAATTGTGCTTTTATGTTTATATAGAATAGAAGTTTTGAAGCTCAATTACTCTGACTATATAAACTGAACTTAAAAATTTGAATTAAAATAATTTTTTTTTAATTCTATAAATGACAGAAGAAAAAATTAATGATTGGGTTAAAAATTTATCTCAAAAAGACATTCAGTATTATATAGAATATATTAATTACCAAAAATCAAAGCTTTGTAATGACTCTTTTGAGGATTTTATGATGAAAGCTGAATATGAATATACTATTAAAGTACTTAAATCAAAACTTCAAGATCCTTATATTAAAGTTAATATGATCTTTATTAAACCATCATAAATAATATGACAGAAAACATATAAAATTATTTTTATTTTATATATTATTTTTTTTGAAGTAAATCTATTACTTATTTATTAATACAAATATTTTGATGTGCGGCTCGGTGCACACGGGAACCAAATGGTTCAATTTTCTTAATTCCTTATTTTTTGAATCACCGATTAGTCCCTGCCCCACACTAATATGAAACAGAGTACTAACATATTTTGTGAGTGTTTCAAAATAAATTATTTGGTCTGATTTTTATATAATTTTTTTTATTTTAACAAATAAAAAAATGAAAAAATCTAGAATTAGTTCTAGCTCAGAAGATTCAGATGAACATGTAGAATTTAATTTAAAAGAAAATTTAGATAATCTTATTAAAAAAGAATGGGAAAAATTTGTTAAAAAAAATAAAGAAGTTAAAATACCAAACGCTTTTTTATGTATCCATCAAAAAAAGATATATATTACAATGAATGATGAAAGTTCAATTTTTTATTTTTATTCTTCTAGAGGTAAAATTTTTGTAGCAGCAAAGAGATTCTGTAAACTTGTAAAAAATAATGGTGTTAATTATTACGAAATAGAAAATTTTGAAGAATTACAAGTTATTTCATGTAGAAATATCCTTGACAATTTAAGAGAACCATTTATTGCAAAAAAAATAAGAAGATATTTAATAGATGAAATTTGAATTAAAAAAAATTTTTTTTTAATAAATAAAATGAGTTCTCAAGATATTATTACTATTGCTAGAGCATTAAGGAGATTTTTTTCTTTTAAATAAATTTATTAATTACTACTCCGTCACAGATTGACATATTATCCAATCTGTCAAAAAAGTTATATTTATATTTATATGCCTTTTTAAAAAATTGTTCTTTTTTATTTGGGACGGAGAAGTACTATATTTGGATTAATTCCACCATTCTTAAAACCTGACATATTAATGTGAATCCAGATGGTTTTTCATAAACTCGAGAACCTTCAGGGTAGACTAGAATTTATCTTATTCAAAAATATATTTATTATAAATATATTTAAAAAAGTGAAAATGTCATAATTAATTCTTATAAAAATGGAATTTTACTTTTTTAAAGGTCTAGGATTTGATTTAAGTTCTCTTGCCATAAAAGTATCTTCTCCTGTAATTTTTTTAATATTACTAATATCAAATTTTTCACAACTACATGGTTCAGCAAATCTCATACTATAATAATAAGAATATTCAGTAATAGAACCACATTTTTTGCAACATTCTTGTTTTACCATTTTAAATTATAAAAAAAATTTTTTTAAATTCAAATTTTTATCGCCTTTTTACAAGAAATACAAAATTCAGTAGAGTAATCAAGTTATTAAATACAGTTAATTAAGTGGAAAATTTTCAGTATATAAAAGAAAAGAGAAAATGTTTTTCATTCAATTGATTGGTAAAAAAAATAAACTGTGCTGAGTGAAATCACAACAGCAGATGACATCAGTCCGTAGTTTCTAATAAAAAAATTTTGAGTATATCTTTTTTGAAGAATTTCAAAGTTATTTAATTCAATATTGGATGTTGAGATTAACAAAATACTTCCAAAAACAATAGAAGCTCCTAAAATTGAAAATTCTATAGAATTTTCACAAACATTCTTATTTGTCATTTTAATTTTTTATTTTTTATTTTTAAAATTCAAATACTTTTAAAATTATAATCCATTTTTTAAGATAAAAAATGGATTATAATTTTGTATAATGTGAAAAAGATTTGAGATCTTCTGAACAAATTTTTAAAAGATGGTGCCATATTGGTATTAATATTCCCGTGTCGCACATTTAAATATTTATCTATATAAATATTTAAAAAAAAATCACCGAATGGTTCCATCTTCTTGGTTCCATCTTCTTGGTTCCATCTTCTTGATTTAAAAAAGAGTAGTATGAAATTTTATTTTTTAATTTTAGAATTTTTATCTTCTTTTGTCATAAAAGTATCTCCTCCCGTCATTTTTTTTATTTTACCAACATAAAAATTTTCACAAGTACATGGTTCAGTTAATATAGAAATTTTTAAAACATTAGTTTTATTATTTATACTAGAATATGTAGAATATTGAGTAACTGCACCACATTTTTTACAATGTTCTTCTTTTACCATTTTTTAATTAAAAAAAAAAATAAAAAATTCAAATTTTTTTTATTTAAATGAGTAACCTTTCACTGAACTGAAAGGTAAAGACACCATTTTCTTGGTTCCTTATTTTAAATCACCGAAGGAACTTCCCGTGAACCGAATGGCTCCATTTTCTTGGTTCGTCATTTATTTGAAACAGATTACAACTTCGTCCCAGATAAAAAAGAACAATTTTTTTAAAAGTCATATAAATATACATATAACTTTTTCAATGTGTCAGATAAATTAATCTGGGACGGAGTTGTAGTACTTATTTTTGATTTCACAAAAATTTTAAATTATCAAATTTATATGTATTTTTATCTAAGTATCATATATTTTTTGATAACTTAAAAATTTACTCTTATATTTTTTTTTATTAATTTATTTTTTATCTTTTAAAAATGGATTATAATTTGGTAGAATGTGAAAAAGATTTGAGATCTTCTGAACAAATTTTTAAAAGATGGGAAACAGATAGGTATAAAATTTCAAGAACTATTACTGCATCTGAAAAAGATAAAAATAATTTAAATAATGTTTGGGAAGGTATTATTCCTCAAGACCCTAATTGTAAATGTAAAATTAAAAATCCTTATATTAAATCTGAAACATGTATTGCTTGTTTAACTATCTCAAGACTTTTTGTCAACGGAGAAAGTATTTCAGAAGTTCCATTTTCTATAAAACTAGGTAAATATGCTGGCAAGAAATTTATAATTAAGAAATTTACAAAAAGCAACTCAAAAAGTTATAAATTAACAGATAAACCTATAAATTTAGGACAAAAAATTTTAAAAGAATTTGATGAAATTCAAAAATGTGAGACTAATTTTCCATCTCAAATTAATGATGTTTTATTTTTTAAAAACAAAGGTATTTATATAGAAAATTATGCTTTAATTAGTTGTTTTTTAGAAAAAGAATTAAAAAAAGTAAACTTTCCACTATCACCTACATTTAGATGGATCTTTGAATGTGCCAATGATATTAATATTGTTGAAGAAATTTATGATATTGAAAAATTAGATGATTTATATAAATCTAAAAAAAAAACAAATATATCTAAAGGAATAATCGTTCAATTATTTAGTATTTTACATTATTTAAATAATTATGCTTTTACTCATGGAAATCCAAATGTTGAACATTTAAAATTTGAAAAAAAAACTGCAAAATATACTTATGATGGTATAGATATTAATTTTCCATTTTCATTAACAATTAACCCTTCTTCAAGTAGTTCGATTTCATCTATTAATGATGATGAAAATATTATAAGAATATACAATCCTGGAAATTTAAATGAGAAAAATATTTCATTTAGCACTTTACCTAAAATAGAAATACAACCTTTTGTGAATTATAAAAAAAAAGAAGATTGTGGTTGTGAAATACCTTCTACAAATACTAATGAATATACTAAAAATAGAACTATTTGTTATAAAATTGGAAAAAATCCAACCTCTTTTTTGGGTTATGTCAAGAATTTAGGTATTCCATTATTTTATTCTTCTTTTGATATTTACTCTTTTTTTGTTTCACTAATGTGTAATGATAATTTTTATAATGATGTTTTGAAAAATACAGAATTATTAAACCTTTGGAAAAATTTATGGAATCCTAAAGAATATAATGATATAATGGAAGATTTTGAAAATTTAAGACATAATAAAATAAGTATTCCTCATTTTTTGGGACAATACTTTTTAAGATGTGACGCACTTGAGATAACTTGGGATGGTGTTAAAAAAATGATGGAGTAATTTTTAGTCAAAATATAGTTTAAAAAATCTGAAGTGCATTAAATCTGAAAAAGTATGTTTAGGTTTAGTAAATCTTAAATTTAAGATATTTGAATTTAATTATTTTTTTTAAGAAGTTAAAACCTTTAAAGAAATGACTGACACTTTACCTAAAATTTTTTTGTGTATAGAATGTGATAAATGTGCCATTTGTCTAGACAATTTTTCACCTTGTAATATTAATATTAGTTATACTAATTGTGGACATAAATTTCATTCTTCTTATAAGGAATAGAATTTGACATTTTATATAACTGGAAAAAAAAATTAAATTCAAATTTTTAGAAATTCAACAAACATTTTAATATGGAATTTTTAGTGTAAAAAACATTTTAAAATATTTGTTGAATAAGTAATCAAAAACCTAAAAAAATATGATTTTTTCACACTTAAATTTACACTTATTTTTTTCAAGAATTTTTGGAACTCTTTTTTTTCGAAAATTATTTTTAAGTACAACTCCGTCCCATTTTAATTTTCCTAACTTTTTCTTAAACAACTAAAATTTTAATACAAACATTTAAAGATGAGAAAATTAATTTGGGACAGAGTAGTAGTAAATTTTTCGAAAAAAAAATGAATTGATTAAAAAAAAATGAATTAATTAAAAAAAAATGATAGAAGCTAATTTTATTTCTGAAGATGAAGAAACTAAATTATTAGAAGAAATTTTAAATATGCCATTTAATAATGATTTGAAAAGAAGAACACAACACTACGGCTATAAATATCCTTATACAAAAAATCCTGTTTCTTTAATTAAATGTGATCCTATACCTAATTTTTTAAATAATATTTTAACAAGATTAAATGAAAAGTTTGATAAAAATTTTGATCAAATTATTATTAATGAATATTTGCCCGGACAAGGAATTTTTCCACATATAGATAATCCGAATTTTTTTGGAGATACTATTATTTCTTTAAGTTTAGGTAGTGATATATTAATGGTTATAGGTGATAAAGAAATCGATTTACAAAAAAATTCAATTTTAGTTCTACAAGAAGAATTCAGATATTCTTTAAAACACGGAATAGTTGGTAGAAAAAAAGATATTGTAAATGGAATAACCAGAGAAAGACATACTAGAATTAGTATTACATTTAGGGAAGTTTTAAAATAAAAATATTCTTTTTATATTTTAAATTAAAGCAAATACTTCTCCGTCCCGTAGGCTCAAAAATAGAACATTTTTTTTTTAAGACATATAAATATATATATAAATTTTTTGACATGTTGGATAATATTTTGTTGAACTATCTGGGACCGAGTCGTAATAGTCAAGTTCATATAGTGGGTATGTAGGCTCAATTGTGTTTTCAAAAAAAATAAGGAGTTTAATTAAAAGTCAGCAAAAAGATCTGGCCTTACATATTTTGCACTATCTGATAATCAGAACCTAAAGGTTAGGAGAATCCGCAATCTTTTGGACTATTATAAAAATAAAAGAATATAATACAAGAATATAAAAATTAAACTGAGATGTCATAAAAAATTTTTATAAATTTAAAGGATTTAATCTTCCCGTATTAATTTATCCAACCTGTCAAAAAATTTATATCTATTTTTATAAAGTCATATAAAAATAACATTTTTTTTGAGCCTACATTTGGGACGGAAACTTACAAGCAATTTTTCAAAATAATCGCTTGTTGATATTATGATGATGAAAACAAATATATTGAAGATAGAATTACAGAATATATTTATCTAAATTAAAATTGAGTTTCAAAAATATTTTTATAATATTATAAAAATAATGTCTAATATTGATAAATTAAATGAACTTACTCTAGATCAAATTATGCCGATTTATGAGCATATTGATGGTTGGTTTGCATTTTATTTATATAATAATGTTTATATTAAAAATTATATGGTAAATGCAATAAATAATTATGTAGGTAATACATTTTTTTATAAAGGTAAAAAATATACATTCTTACAAGAAATAAAAATTTTTATTTTGAATAAAAAACATGAAATAGAAATTGATCTTAATTTTTATGAAAAAACAAATATGGAGATAGAAATAAGTCTTTTTAAAAATGGATATTCGTTTAATAGTTTTAAAATTAGAGAAAAGCTATACTACTCCGTCCCAGATTGACATATTATCCAAGTTTAAAAAGTTATATGCATTTTAATACTAGGTTTATAAAAAAATGTTCTTTTTTGAGCCTACATTTGGGACGGAGAAGTATAAAAATATTACTGAAGGACTTATTAAATCTTTAATAATTTTTGATATAGATTTTGATAAAAAATCTAATAATGATATAAAAATAAAACATAAATACTTAGTTTCAAATATTATATCTTAAACAATCAAAAAAATATCACCCTGATAGGATTATTGAAAAATTTCAGCAAATTGTAAATTGTTATGAAAAATTTTAATAATAAAATTTAATAAAATGATTTCTTTGTAAATAAAATTTATTATTAAAATTTTAGAAAAGTATACGACTCCGTCCCAAATATAATTGTGTGGGACAAGGCTCATATCCAACTTTTTAAACACCCATATTAAAGTGAATATAACTTTTCCAATGTGTCAGATCGACCTATTATCTGGAACAGAGTCGTATACTTTTCTAAAATTTTACAACAAAATATATTTCTCTACTACTCCGTTTCAGATAAATCGGTAATTCAAAAAATAAATTTTTATATGAATAAATTGACGTAATAAGTATTAAATGTATACTTATACAGTAATATATAAAATTAGTGAATTAAAATAATTTTATATGAATAATTGAGTGAAGTGAAAATGAATTACCGATTGATCTGAAACGGAGTAGTACTCTTCTAAAATTTTATAACAAAATATATTTCTCTAGAATTTTTATACACTCTTCTAAAATTTTATAACAAAATATATTTCTCTAGAATTTTTATACACTCTTCTAAAATTTTATAACAAAATATATTTCTCTAGAATTTTTATATACTCTTCTAAAATTTTATAACAAAATATATTTCTCTAGAAATATATTTCTCTAGAATTTTTATATACTCTTCTAAAATTTTATAACAAAATATATTTCTCTAGAATTTTTATATACTCTTCTAAAATTTTATAACAAAATATATTTCTCTAGAATTTTTATATACTCTTCTAAAATTTTATAA